AAACGCATGCCTTTCAAGGTATCCGCAGATTAGATTTTATGTTTGATTTGTTAGAGATGGCTTCTTGGTTAGGGATAAATTCTGATTCTGATTCTTCTTCCCCTCCTGGTTCTTCTTCCCCTCCTGGTTCTTCTTCCCCTCCTGGTTCTTCTTCCCCTCCTGGTTCTTCTTCTCCTTCTTGGTTGGGGATGAATTCTGATTCTGCTTCTAGTAAACCAAAAGAAAAGCCGCTTATCCTAAATCCGGCAGACCTCGTCGTAGATGAAACGCTGCCATCACCGCCTGTCACTTCCAACGTCGGCAGCTTATTTGGAAAACAGCCTACTGATAAAGAAGTCGAGGCCGCCTTACCATTAAGAACAGCTGCACGGCAAACAGTGCTTGATAATCTTACTTATCTTCAAACTAATGAAAAAGATTTAAAGAAAAGAATTTCTGATGAATGGAAATCCTCTTCTCCTGCACAACAGGCAGGCATTCAAAAAAATATACTTGATAATTATAAGTTACCAGAATACAGGGCTTTAATTGATTATATAAAAGCAGAGCTTGTCTGGTGGAATACGAATGTGAAGCTATCTGCCACCACAGTAAATACGCGTGCCGTGAATTTCAAAGAAAATCTACAAACAAAATTCAATATTTATTTTAGAACACTTCATCAAAAATTAGATGTTTCAAGCCAGAAGCTACGCGCTGAAGAACAAAAAGCACAAAGTAAAAAAGCTGCCGTTATGAATCGCACAACCTGGGATATTACATGGGACGCTATTAAGACAGCCCTCAGTTTTCTGGGAATGATTATTTACATGGTCCTTTCACTCACATTTGCCTCATTTGTAGCAAATTCCCTCTTACACAAGCCCATTCTATATAGGATTCTAGCCTTTGTATACGCCTTCATTTTTGCCCCAATCTTCGGCGTATATTATACATATAATAGAATAAAATACATGATTGGACTACTAAATGAAGAGGATCTTCCTGTTATGAAGGGACTTCTTCCGTTAAAGCCATATTATTTATTGCCGAATGCAGAGCCGACACTCATACAAAGATTATTCGGATATTCTGAGGAAAATACGGAGGAATTTATAAAGAGCCAGGCCAACAAAGAATTAAAAAGCTTGGAAAAAGCCGTGGAAAATACAGAAATGTTCGGAAAAATAGTGGAGGAACGAAAAAAGGCTTAACCCAGCAGAGCCTATCAGTCTAAAGCTCCCCCACAGATATATCTTAATGTCATCTGCATGCTCAAAACCTTTCGTTTCTGTTCTAACACCCACATATAATCGTCGCAGATTTCTCCAGTATACGATTGAATGCTATAAGGCACAGACATATCCAAAGGACCGCATGGAATGGATTATCCTAGACGACGGAACAGATTGTGTAAAAGATGTGTTTGAATCTGCACTCGTCGCTGGAATTCCCAATATACGGTATATTCGTCTGGAGGAGAAACGCCTCATTGGAGCGAAGCGGAATATTCTGAATGCCGAGTCGAAGGGCGATATTATCGTGGCCATGGACGACGACGACTACTATCATCCTGACCGAGTCCACCACGTGGTCCAGAAGTTCATCCAGAATCCGCAATTCCAGCTCGCCGGCTCCTCTGAAATCTTCATGTTTTACACGGATATCCAGGAAATCTACAAATTCGGTCCCTATAACAAGAATCACTGCACAAACGGCACAATGGCCTACCGCCGCGCCTACGGGAAGACGCATTTATATGATGAGACCGTGACGCATGCAGAGGAGCGGTCATTCCTGGAGAATTACCGCAATCCGATGATTCAACTGGATTCTCGCAAAGTCATGTTGGTAATCAGTCATTCCGAGAACACCTTTGATAAGAAGAAGATGCGGGAGCAGCAAAACCCCTTCGTGTCTAAGACCGGCTTCAAGATTCGTGATTTTATTCGCTCCGCTGCTATGCGGAACTTCTATTCAACCGCCTAAACCCGCCGCCAGGCTAAATCTTCAGAAAAGATTCTATGAACTCTATACAATCCTTACGAAGTCATTTGGAAATGTTTGATCAAGCATTCTCAAATGCCCTTACGGATACGTCGCCCATTGCCGAGCAGCCCCCTCATATGAAAACTCCGCTCAAACTTCACCAACTCACTGCTATTCAATCGATGCGCGAAAAGGAAATCGGCCTGCGTGCAGGATTCCGCGTCCCTCAAACAGACCAGACAATGTTCAGCCAATACGCCTTCCTCGGCGACCGAGTGGGCGTTGGCAAGACGTTCATGGTCCTCGGCCATATCAGTCAAATGGCGAGAGAGCCGCTGCGTCCGCCGAATCCCATGAGCAATCTACACCCTCAAAGCACCGCCGCCTGTTTCTCCATTATGCCGCAGGAACTTTCCCCAAATCTATACGATTCTCTTGTCATAGTCCCTCATACTATTTACAGACAATGGCAAGATACCATAACAAAGCATACCAACCTCAAAGTCCTCTTCCTAAAGACGCAAAAAGACCTGGATAAAGATTCGTTTATATCTAGCCTACAAGGCTCCCATCTCACACTCGTAAGCAACACCCTTTTACCCATTCTTATGAATTCCCTTGCTGCAAGAGAAATCGTCGAGCCCACATGGCGTCGCGTATTCTATGACGAGGCCGATACGATTAGTATTAAATCCACATGCCTAACTCCTACTGCCGTTATGACATGGTATGTGACTGCAAGTTATACGAGTATGTTGTTATCCAACCAGTATTATCATTCTTATGTGATACGGCGACTTCCACCTGAATTTATACAAGCACTACATCCCACGCTCCGAGATTCTCTGCAGATGCAAATTGACACGCATCCAAATATTACATTCTTCAAAACCCAGAGCCACGGATTTTTCCAAGAACGCATTAAATCTCTCCATCCCCTGAGAGGGCATCTCGTTATCATCAATTCCGACGAGTTCCTGGATAACTCTGTAAGCCTACCGCCGCTCATCACGGAAACCATTCGCTGCGAGCCACCTTTGACACAACAACTGATTGAAACCGTCATATCTCCAGAAATTCAGGGCATGCTTCACGCTGGCGATTTACAGGGTGCATTACAAAGCCTCGGTATTAGTAGTCATACTCCCGTGTCGATTGTGGAAGCAGTTACTATATTTAAGAAAAAGGAGCTGGAGAGACTTGAGCGACTCCTGGCGTTTAAGAGAGAGGAAGAATATGCCACGGAAGCCGCCAAAGTCGCTGCACTGAAAGCCCTGGAAGATAAAATCGCCTCGTCTAAAAAACAGATTCAAGAAATTCACGAACGCATTGAAGAAGCCGCGAAGGATGGTTGCTCTATATGTTTTGACGCGGCAGATGGACCGGTCATTACGCCGTGTTGTTCGAAAATCTTCTGCGCGAATTGTATCTTACAATGGATGCAGAGAACGCCGGCCTGTCCTCTTTGCCGCGAGAAATTCCATCCTTCGCAACTTTGTGCAATAACGGACGGCAGCACAAGAAACACCACATCCCAGGCCCCCATTCGCCCCCCCAAGAAAATGGAAGCGCTCTTGAAAATTTTGAACGACGCTCCTGATGGCAAGTTTATTATATTCAGTCGATATGAAAATCCACTCAATGCAATACAAGAAAGTCTACAAGGGGCACACAGGGTAGCAACCCTACAAGGCAATAAGGACGTGGTCGCAAATATCTTACAAGATTTTGAAAACTCTAAAATTCGGATTCTCCTGTTAAACAGCAAAAACGCCGCCGCGGGTATAAATATCCCCACGGCCACCCATGTCATTCTTCTTCATAAAATGCTACAGGAAGAAGAAAAACAGATTTTAGGACGCGCATATAGAATAGGGAGAACACAGCCGCTCCATTTTATGAAATTACTGCACGACAGAGAGTGACATACTATCCACTTTCTTTTTCTTATCTTGTTTTTTCCCGCCGCCCCCGTTTGCGGCTTCAATATTGGCAGCCATGATTAATGCAGAAGGTGTTAGACGTATCGGAACACCTTGTGTATCGCTGATTTCACAGAGCATCTTCCACGCATTGAAGAGGGCGGATTGTTTGGTCAGGACCGGCGTATAGCGAATATCTTCTGCAGGAGGTGATCCGAAAAAGGGCGCATATTTACTGAGAAACAGATTTATCGTATTGAGTTTCACATCTTGCGATAAGGCGAGCAATCTCCACGTCTGGTAGAAAAACGCCCAGTAATCTGCATAATCGGATTCTTGGATACACTTGAACATTTTCAAATACAAGTCCCAAGCCTCCCGCGTATCTCCTTTTACACATTCCAGGCGGTCAGGTATATTTTCTGCAATGACAAGCCCCGCCAAATTACTGTCGTTGTTCTCGAGTTCGAGCGTTAAAAAAGGGTCCATTTCCGAATATAAGCACCATTTCGCCAATGGAACGACCCCCTCAGGAATATTTACGAGAGAATCTTCATCCACTTCTCCATGTGCCTCGCTGTATTCTCCGCGCAGAAGAGGACGCAAATCTCCTCCAGCGAGGGTTTTCCACTGCGGTGGAACATCTTTCCCTAACAAGGTGCGTATTTGACCTTCGTCAGCATTGCCTACCTTGAATGTCAGACAGTATCTTGATATCATCTGGAGCATTCGTTGTTGAATCGTATTACTGATGAAAATCACGGGGACGCCAGGATTCGTCGGCTTCCATTCCCTTAGATATGCAAGAAGACTCTGGAGTCCGCCCTTTTCTCCGCTGCTTAGTCCGTCAATCTCGTCCAGAATAACGCCGAGGCCGCCCTTTTCTGAGCTGCCGGTTTCCATCATATGAATAACTCCTCCACGCTGTAAGAGGGGCAAAATAATCTTGCGAAAACATGCTCCTGAGCGTGTGTGAGAGGCATTGAATTCACTCACACGCATATTCATCTTCTCCATGACACGATATGCGAGAGTAGTTTTCCCTACGCCTGGTGGACCCACGAGAAATACGGCGGGGGTTGTTCTTGCAGCAAACCATTTGAGAATACTATCTTCAATGGTTGGATGTAAGCATATTGTCTTCATACTAAGGGTTTCACTCATAAAATACTTTAGATAGAAGCAATAGAAGGAATGCGGTCGGTTGTCACACTGCGGCCATCCCAGACTCCTTCCCATCTTATATATTTACCGTTGGAGTTTTGTGTAAGAGTGGATGCACCGTTTTTAAGAGTTGTTTTCAGGGGATTTTTATCTGCTCCTGTAGGATTTTGAAGTAGATAGGCGGCTTGTGATACACCATTTATCATGGGAGAAGTTGCAGCAAGTCCCGCACTCCCTGCAGTCGCCGTCTTCATATTGTATGTGTTGGCGGCGTCGTAGCAATATACTCTATTGCTTGAGTCAACAAAAGACGCCATGAAATCGGGGCACATGTTCACAATCGGAGGCCAAGGACCTCCTGCAGGCTTCGTGCCATTCAGACTTCCACCAGGAAACCAGCGGAGGCCGTAGAAGACAAATACGAGGATTAAGAGCACCAGCGCAATCATTGCGGCGATTGTTTGATTGCGCTTGTATAAAAAAGAGACAGAGCCGGCACCAACGACGACGCAGATTAAACTGTATAATATGACCCAGAAGTCCATTCTATTGTAATCGGATGATTTTTATCAGGGGTTTCAAACCTCTCGCAAAAATCGTTAACAAAATCTTATGTTTGTATATTGAGTGTTTAGAAGTAGCGCGCAACGGGGGCGGGGAGAGTAGCTCCGCCGGCAGAGCCCTCGCGGCCGACCTCCAGGTAGAAGGAGGCATAGCCGGCATTGGGTGCAACAGTAGAGCCGCCAGCAACGCCAAATGATGACGCATACTTCTCAGAGGCAGTGCCCGCAACCGCGAACTTGCGGAAGGTGCGACCAGAGGACACAATTGTCTTGCCCATGTCCTTCAGTAGCTTACCCTGTCTAACCTCTGTGGCGGCATTTGAACCTTGTTGTGCAGTAGCACTGCCAGTTAGCCCAAACACATTGCTTGCAGATGTGCGGGAAAGTGTGGGGGGGGCAAAAGCACCTCCAGAGTTTGAGCCAGCAGCACTTATTACGTGTAAGTGGCTCCATGTATCCGTAAGCGTACCAGTAATTGAATTGGCTACAGTAGCTAGATCTGTACCTTGCCCAGTAACTCCAGAAAGACCAGGCGCTAATACCATGAAATACGCGCCGCCACTTTGGTTAAAACCAGCCTTGACAGGGTGAGCGCCGGTGTTCATTTCTTATACTAAGATACAAGAAAAAAAGCCGGAGTTAGAATGGGGTTAAAAAATTAGAAGTAGCGCACAATCGGGGCGGGCAGTCTCGCGCCACCTGCAGAGGCCTCGCGACCGACCTCCAGGTAGAAAGAGGCATAGCCCGCGTTGGCCGCAGTGGGGACGCCAGGATTGCCGCCCTGGACACCGAAAGTAGAGGCGTAGTTTCCAGCGCCACCTCCCACCGTTTGGAACTTGCGGAACGTGCGGCCAGAAGACACAATTGTCTTACCCATGTCCTTCAGGAGTCTGCCCGCCGTAACAGCGGCAATGGCCTCCGTTTGATGTCCCGCAGTCGTAGCGCCAAATGCATTGCTCGCACTGTTGGACGCAAGAGTAGGAGTCGCAAACGCACCGCCAGAGTTAGAGCCGGCGGCAAGGAGAGTGTTGATATAGGTGCCGGTGTTACCCAGGTCAGTCATAATGATGAAATGCGCACCGCCACTCTGGTTCCAGCCAGCACGAGAAGGAAAAGAACCCGTGTTCATTTTATATTGTATACTTAGAAAATAAACTAATACTAGAGATGAGTGGCTACGTTGGACGAGTGAATTTATCAGGCCCGCCTTCTGCCGGTGGCCCAGGCACCGCCCTGGGAACTTCGTTCCCCGCTGGGGCGTCGCCCCTGGGAACTTCGTTCCCCGCTGGGGCGTCGCCCCTGGGAACTTCGTTCCCCGCTGGGGCGTCGCCCCTGGGAACTTCGTTCCCCGCTGGGGCGTCGCCCCTGGGAGATGGAAGAAGGGCCGACGCCTTTCCCGGATTTGGCTATGAACGCACAAGTGAAGATAAATTCACCGGTGATATGTTACGGGGAAACTGGGAACACTCCCCTTTGAGCGACGCCTTTTTTTCAAAGGAGAACATCATATTGATTCAGAACAATATTCGGAAAGAAGTATATGAAAAAAGCCAGCCGAAGGGTTATGTGATCGACGACCAGTCGGTAGACGAGCTGAAGATTATTATGCGGGCCTTGTATTATCAATATGCAAGAAACATGCCGAATGACATTGCCGGTCAGGTGGCGGAGTTAAATGGTCGTGTGAGTGCCTGGTCTGTTCCTCATATTTTGTCTGCCGTAGACCACTACGTGTATTACCTCAAAGATATTGACACTCTGCCGGTGCCTATGGCGAGGCCGGTGAATCTAACTCGTGCAGGCTCCAAGAGCTTACCCTTTAACACTTTTATGTGATGGCTTGTGCTTCGCATCATGTGATTAGGCCATCAGGCTTAGGCCTATTTGGCCTTAGACTTAACAGACTTTGCTCCGCTTGGACGCTTGCCGGTAGAACAGGCAGCCGCCCTAGCAACCCCCATCTTCTCCAATGCAACCTCGAACTCCTCGAGCTCGGCCAGCCACAGCTGTGCTGCCGTAGTTGCCTGTAGCTTGGCCACCGCCTCCGTTGCGAGCATGACCGCCTTCTCTGCATCCTCTACGGCCGATGCCTTCACCCTGTCCATGCGCAGCCGTAGGAGATACTCCCAGCCATCCACACAGGCATCTGCTGCGCCCTTTGCGTCCTTTGAGGACCCCGAAAGTGCCGGTAGATCGTGCGCCTTCATCGCCGCCACAATCTCGCTGTCGGTAGCCCGCCGCAACTCCATCGTCCCCGCCAGAACCGCCTTGATGAATCGCGCCTTTGCATCCGCCTCTACCGCCTCGCCGGTGAGTCGCTCAATCTCCTTCAGGCGCCGGGTCTCGTAGGCCGCCAGGCGGGGCACATAGAACGACTCCAGGATATGCCCGACACTGCTATACTTGGTAATCTTCATATCGGGGTCAAAGGCCACCATATTCGTCGTACGCCACGTCGAACTCAAGCGGAAACGCTTCTCGAAGTCCTCAGGGTGTGCCTTCATATCCTCAAACCCGTCCTGGTCAAAGTAGAGCACAAACTTCACTTCCTCGTCCGTATATAGGTCATCAAATGACTTGAGAATGGGCATGCCGTCGTCGCCGAATGCATAGTCCATGGACTTTACGCGCTCGCCCTTATCCACCGTGCACATCTCGTCCAGAAAGCCCTTGTAATCTTTCGTCCATACACCCACCGGCAGCTCCGTAATGGTAATCGTCTTCGCCGCCCCGTCCAGTGTATACTTGCCCCGAGTAATCCACGCACCCTCCGAGTCACCCGCCACCACCTCGCCCTTGAAGCCCTGCCACCACGGCTTCATCGTGATAAGTCGCAGATTGCTCAGACGACCGGCCAGACGCTCCCGAAGAACACGGAGCAGGTCGGCGGGATTGAACGGAGGAATGTCCGTGCTGAACCCGGTGCCGATACCTACGCAGCCATTCACCAGCAGCATTGGGATAATGGGCAGGTAATTCTCCGGCTCCACCATCATCCCGTCATCATCCAAATGCTTGAGGATACCGGCATCCTCCTTGCGAAAGATTTTATCGGTAATCGTCTCCAAGTAAGTGAAGATATACCTTGGCGATGCAGAGTCCTTGCCGCCCATCAGACGAGAGCCGAACTGCCCATTTGGCACGAGCAAATTGATATTATTGGAGCCGACGAAGTTCTGTGCCATCCCCACGATTGTCCCGCACAGAGAAGCCTCGCCGTGATGATACGCAGCATGCTCTGACACATACCCGGCAAGCTGCGCCACCTTCACTTCGGACCGCAAGCCGCGCTTCAGGCAGCCAAAGAGCACCTTGCGCTGAGAAGGCTTGAAGCCGTCAATGACGCTCGGAAGAGAGCGGAGATTGTCGGCATTGCTGAAGTGGATTAGCTCGTCATTCACGAAACTTGTGTAAGAGATATGTCCGCCGGCACCTACGTCCAAGATGCGCCGAGGGTCATACTCGGCCAGCCAGCCCTTGCGGTCATCGGCGCGCTTCTTGTTGAATGCGAGCGACATGGCCTCGTCGGTCTTCTCGTCCCAGTCGTAATGGATTTCGCTGAGACGCTCGAACCACTCACGCGCCTCTTGCTTCGTGCTCGTGCCCAACCCCTTGTAGTATTTCAGATTCCAGGACGCCGCTGCCGCTGCACCGAGCCCGTCCTTCCAACGGTCAAACTCGCCGGCGGAATAGAAGGAAATCGTCTCGCTGCGCTTCGTCGCCTTCAAGAGCGGCGTGGCGAGCGAGCAGAGGAAGCCCATCTGCATCAGGCCCGGCCACTCGGTGTGAAAGAGGTTCATCAGAAGACCCTTGATGTGTGAGCCGTCATGGTCCTGGTCGGCCATCACCATCACCCGGCCATATCGCAGGTCCTTCTTGTCCTTATACTTCTGGCCTTGGCGAAGGCCGAGAATTGCCTTGATGGCCGTCAGCTCCTCGTTCTTGTTGAACTTCTCCTGGCTGATGTCCTTCACATTCAGGAGCTTACCACGAAGAGGAAACACGCCGTAGCGCTCACGGCCGACCACATTCAGGCCGCAAATGGCGGAGGTGGCGGCTGAATCTCCCTCGGTGAGAATGAGCGTACACTCGGTGGACTTGGCCGTCCCTGCCCAGAGCGCGTCCTCCAGCTTGGGGAAGCCACGGAGCGTCTTGCGCTTCGTGCCGTCGGTCTTCTTCGCCTCCTTGGCCGTCTTTGCGTCCATCGCCGCCTGTGCCTCCTCGAGGAGCCCGATTTTCATGAGGCCGTCGGCCACCTTCTCGGACTTGAAGACGCTGCCGAACTTGGCGGCGGGAGTGGTAAGGCACTCCTTCGTCTGTGAATCAAAGGAAGGATTCACGATTGTCGCATTCACGAAGAAGACGACGGCGTCGCGGATTTGGCCCGGCTTGACGGGCACCTTCTTCTTTGCGGCGGCCTCGCAGAAGTCGCCGAGGATGTGGCGAGTCACCGTATCCACGTGCTTACCGCCCTTGGCTGTGTTGATACCGTTGACGAAACTCACCGCACGAGCGCCGTCGTCGGCACTAGAGCCCTCGTCAGAATAGAGGTTGCGCGTGAGAACGGCTGCCACCTCCCACCTGGGACCGCACTTCTCGTAGGCGAGGGCGGAGGAGCCCTCGCTCAAGAAGAGCTTGACGAACTTCTCGAAAGTATTGGAGGCCACGGTGGTGCCGTTCCAGCTCACCTTGACCTCCTTGCCGCAGAGGGCCGCGAGCTCATACGTGCGTGTCTTTAACACATTCAGCATGTCATCCTTGACGAACCCGACGAACCTGGTGAGGTCAGGAGTATAGGTAATGCGGACGAAGCCCTTGCCCTTGTCGGCACGGATAGACGGCTTCCCACAGACGGACATGTGATTCGTCCAGGTTTGTGCATACTTTTGCGCGGAGGCGGGATGGCGGACCTCTACCTTGAACTCGTTAGAGAATACGTTCACGAGCTTTGCGCCGTAGCCGTTCTTGCCGCCGACAATCTTCTCCTCGGACTTGTCGTAATTGCCGCTCGTCAGGAGGTGGCCGAAAATCAGCTCTGGCACCCAGACCTTGTGCTCGGCGTGGTTTTCAATAGGAATGCCCTCGCCGTCGTTCTCGACGCTGATGGTTAGTGCGCCGGTCTCCGTCTCAAGGACACAGACGTCGATATGCTTGATGGGGGTTGCAGTAGTCACAGACCGAACAAGGGCGTCTCGGGCATTTACAATAAGCTCATCGAAGAGCTTGTAAAAGCCAGGATTGAACGCCACCTTCTTGTGGGTCATACGGTTTCCAGCATTTGCATCGGTAGAACAATCCAAGACCCAGCGCCACTCCTCGTGTGTCTCTACGCTGCCGACGTAGGTATCGGGCAGCTCCAGAATATGCTCTCGGTGAGAAAGCTTCTTATACTGGGCGCCGTTCGCATCTTTCAAAGGAGCACTAGTCATCGTAAAGGGACTATCAAGGCTCCCCCCTTGGGAAATCAACTTTTTATTTATCTGCGACTCTTACGGCTTTTGCGGCTCTTACGGCTTTTGCGTGTCTTACGGCCCTTACGGCTTTTGTGCGATTTGCGACCGTTGCCCCCTGGAGGTTCTTCTCCACCCCAATCACCAACTGTACCACCACCGCCACCACCTGCTGCTGCGCCTGCGCCACCACCTGCTGCTGCGCCTGCGCCACCACCTGCTGCTGCGCCTGCGCCACCAGCTCCTTCTCCACCCCAAATTCCAGCCATCTCTGGGTCTTCTTCTGCATTTCCTCGAGGGGAAGCTCTTAGAGCCGTTCCACCAGTTCTATGAATGAACTCGTTGCGTTTTAATCCGCCTCTAAACCTTGCTACATAGCTACATCCAGGAAAATCACATGGATACGTCTTATTCGCCGCAGTGCCAACATTACGAGTTCTTAGCCTACTGAAAGCCGAAGTCAAAGCGCCCATAATGGGCGCACCACCTTCCTTTGGACCTCCTCCTTCTCCTCCATTTGGACCTGGTCCTGTACCAGACATTTCTAATATCCCCCTATATAAAATAGATGAGGGCTTGCTCTTGTGGCACAGTCCCCTATAAATTTAGAAAAACAAGAAAACAACGTATGCAAAGGAAACAAAAAGGCGGCTTCTACCCCTCCGTATATGGGGGTGTCTGTGGGGCGAGATTACTTCTACCCCTCATACTCAGACAAGCATTTGGATTGTATAATAGGACTTCCTCTGCAAACAAAAAAACAAGCAAATCCAGAAAAACTAAGAAATCCAAACGCGGCTGATTGCTTAAAGCTATAACAACTCCGGGCATTAGATGAGTGCCGCCAAGCCCAACGCCAACGGAAACCTCTTTGAAATCCGAACTGTCCAGGCGGGAGCATTCCGCACGCTCGTAGAAGCACTCAAGGAGATTCTTACCGAGGCGAATCTGGAGTTTGACGCCGGCGGCATTAAGGTGATGTCGGTAGATGAAACTCACACGGTCCTCGTTTATCTGCGTTTGTATCACGACCGCTTTGAGAACTATTACTGCCCTGCAAAGCACATTCTCGGCGTGAACATGATTTATCTGTTCAAGCTCATTAAGACGATGGGCAATAACGATTCGCTGACGCTTTACCTGCCTGCGTCCAATCCCAATAAGCTCGGCATTCGTATGGAGAATTCGGACAAGTCTACGGTCACAAACTACTTCCTCAAGCTCTTTGACACAAACGTCGATGAAATCCAGATTCCCAATCTGAACTTTAGCAATATCATCCACATGCCGTCCCTGGACCTCCAGAAGATTTGCCGTGACATGAATGCCCTCGGTGAGAAGCTTGATGTGGAGATAACGAGCTCAGGCACAGACCTCATGTTCAAGTGCGAGGGCGACTTCGCCGAGCAGGAGACGATTATGTCCGAGAACAACAACACGATGAAGGTGCAGAAATCTGGCAGTGCCACGGAGGTCGTCCAGGGCATTTTCCAGCTCAAGCATCTCGTGTTATTCACGAAGTGCACCAGTCTGTGCCCATCCATTGAAATGTATCTGAAGAATGACTACCCGCTCATTCTCAAGTATACTGTTGCTAACTTAGGAGACGTCAAGCTTGTCCTTGCCCCGATAAAGAACAAGGATGGACGCTAATTTACCTCACAAAGATGATACTGTTCGCATAAAATCTACAAAATCTTAATTTCAGAATACTTTACGAAGTATTAATCTCAACTAAAATTCCCCGGGCTAAAATGGAAATGTAAGTATATTCTAGAATGGAAGTGTGTAAAATTCCAGAATGTAAATCTAAAGCCACATATGGATTTAGATTTGCACAGCCAGAGTATTGTATGAAGCATGGTCGTGAAAACGGAGCAAAAACACAATTTGGTATTTGTTGTTGTGGAGAATCAACTCCACGTTTCGCTTTTCCTGATGAAAAAGCATCATGTTGTGCAAAATGTAAGAAGGAGGGCATGGTTAACATAGGTGATAGAAGATGTTTCTGTAAGAAACATTTGCCAACATATGGATTGCCTGATGATAAGCGCCCAGAATACTGTAGTAAATGTAAGAAGGAAGGGATGGTTAATCTAAAAGATAAGAATAAGAGGTGTTTGTGTAATAAGGCAATTCCATCCTTTGGGATAAAAGGAGAAAAACCAACATGTTGTATTAAATGTAAGAAGGAAGGTATGGTCAATTTAGTAAATATTTTATGCCCCTGTGGTAAATCTGCAGTATTTGGAATGAAGGGTGATAAGAAACCTAGTTTCTGTATGAAATGTAAGAAGGAAGGTATGGAGAATATTGTCACCAAGAAATGTAAGTGTGGAAAGGCTGTTCCAGTGTTTGGATTGAAGGGGAGTAAAAAGCCCACCTGTTGTATGTCATGTAAATCCGAGGAGATGATAAATATTGCTCACAAAATGTGTAAATGTGGTAAAGCCCAGCCTACTATAGGAAATAAGACAGATAAATCGCCGTCGTGTTGTGCTTCTTGCAAAGAAGAAGGTATGATAAATATTCTAGATAAGAAATGCCCTTGTGGTAAACAGCCTGTGTTTGGAAAAAAGGGAGATAAGAAAGCAACTTGTTGTGCGAAATGTAGAACAAAAGAAATGGTAAATATCAAAGCAAAAATGTGCCTTTGCGGAAAATCTCAGCCTGTATTTGGACTTAGAACAGATAAGAAACCCACGTGTTGTGTAACATGTAAGAAGGATACTATGATTGATATAATGTCACCTAAATGTAGAGGGTTGGTAAACTATCAAGGTACAGGTGATTTAGAATGCCCATATGAGTATCGTGGAAGTAAAAAATATTCTCATTACTGTACAAAATGTTTTTCGTATAATTTTCCAGATGACCCAAGGACCGATATGATACGTGAAAGGTCCCACGAAGAAGAAGTTAAGAATTACCTTTCCTCTGAATTCAAAGAATTCATCCACAATACTTCCCTTTGGACTGGACAAGCAGATTGCACTTGCCGTCGTCGCATTGATTTCAGATGGTTAATTGGAAACACCTTGCTATGTGTTGAAGTGGATGAAGACCAGCATAAATATCGTGACAAAAAAGATGAGCTTATGCGATATGATGATTTAATGATGCTTCATGGTGGGAAATTTGTCTTTATTCGGTTTAATCCAGATATGTATATTGACGACGAGGGTAAAAGAAGAAATCCAGAGATGCCGACGCGTCTCAAATCACTAAAACAAACAATCATAGAAAGTGTTGAAGAAATTCAAAATGAAGAAAACGACGAACTTGTAGAAGTAAAATTGTTGTTCTATGATGAGGTGTAGATGGTCTAAATTAACTATACAAGTATGAGTCATAGAAAACCATGTCAGAAAAATACAACTTGGGAGCAATCAATACGAAAACAAGGCGTTATGTTCTACCGAATAATGCGAATAAAGAAGACATATATGAATGCACAGGGTGTGAGCAAAGAGTTATATTTAGGAGAGGCACAATTCGTAAAGCACATTTTTCTCATTATTCTCCCACGAATACGTGTACATATTATGAACACCCTAATGAAAGCCAACAACATAAGGATGCTAAATATAAATTATGTGAAAGGTTAAATAATAAATTCGCTATTGAAATTTCAAATCAATGCCCTGAATGTTCATCCTGGCCTGCGGGATTAGATTTAGAAATAGAATATAAAGAAGGAGATTCTGCTGTAGTTGAATATAGAGACCCTAATAATAAATATATTGCTGATGTCGCTTTACTGAATAATGGTAAAGTAAGGTATATATTTGAAATAAAACATACACATGTGACAACAAACTTCACAAGACCTGAGCCATGGTTTGAAATTACAACAGAAGAAATATTTGAGGCAGAAGAATTACTAAAAAACCCAGATGATGATAATTATTTAGGCGATAAATACGTGTTATCTTGTATAAGACACTCTAATAACAGATTGTGTAATAATTGTAGGATTTATAAAGAAGATTGGGTTCAAAACCTTCCTCGCTTAACTAAGAAATATGGAGCGGAAAGGGCATGGAGGCAAGATAAATCATGTATAAAGTGTAAGAGGGAAAGCTATAATCCTGTATTCGCGAAGGGGTATTTTCAGATATGCAAAATTTGCATATGTGAAGACGAGGAAAGTTTAATAAAAGAATACAAGAAAGTTCCTGGAAAATGTTTGTTTGTTGATGATTAAACATGTTATCATTTATTGTTGTCAGAGCGTTTCGGAGGAGGTGGCTTTTTTTTCTGGGATTTTGCGTTAGCTATGGCTAATTCTTGCGAATTCCTTGCGTGTTGTCGGCGGGCTTCTACGAGAGCTGGATTCGTTGGGCCGTGCCATTGATATCTGGGATCTGGGAGGGGTTGTCCATGCCATTGATAACGGGGCGTTTCTTCAGGGATACGCAGATCCATTTTGATACTTGTCTTATATAGGGATATAAGCTTGTCAATTTTTAACTACGATTTATTTTACTCATTTTGTAATATATGTTCAAGAGGAACTCCATTTGCCAATAAAGCCTGTCTCAATCTAAGCCTACTTCTTCTTTCTTCATTTCTCGTTAATTTCTGAATATGTGGATCGTTTGGAAATTCATTATCTGGGTCATAAATATTAGTTTCCATGTTTCTCCAACCTTCTGGCATTTCTTCTTCTGGTATATTATTTCGCATATGATATGTCATAAATAAACAATAATATCTTTTTCTTGCTGTTATATCATATCTACCTTGTCTAGACTGAATAGCATAATTCTTGGCAATTTGTTTTACTTGTAATATATTCTGCGGTCCATTTGCTTGTATATATTCATTTAGATGAGTATCAAACTGCTTACATAAATTGTCATATGTTGTCATATATAGAAAAATGTATCGATTGGTTTAAGTTCTTTCCACTTATTTCTTTATATGTATTACGAGTATATTTCAAATACACTTGTAATACATAATATAAGGGTGTATCTACTTTCTAGAGTTTTTACGCTGCGTCCGTCGTATCTTTTTCTTTCTTTCACTGCCACCGCCACCACTCCCGCCTCTACCTTCCATTTGAGCCTTGCGACGGACAGCTTCGGCACGTGCCATGGCAAACGTAACGCCGGCTGCTGTTGCTGCGGCTTTGAAAGCTTCATCATCCTCTCCTACAATTCCCTTCTCTGCAGCTAGTTCGCGCCATGTAGCCTGAATAAACTCATTCCATGCCACCGGCCCCTCGGGGTTCTCAATCTTTTTTGCCTTCCCTTCTACAGCATCATGCTTCGCTTTCCAGTCCTCTACGAAAGCGTTATATGCTGCCATATTGTGAGCACGAATGCGTTTCACAATTTCTAATTTATCAGATTCCTTCGCAACTCCTGTAAATGCTTCTGGACGAGTCTGTTTGATATGCTTAACAAATGCAGTCCATGCTAATGTGCCTGTAGCAGCCATGCGTTTTGGCAATGTGCCTGTAGCAGCCATGCGTTTTGGCTCTAGAGAAATAACAGGCGAAGTAAAATTAGGGATAGATTTTAGAGAAGTGTCTCCTCCAATAAGTATAAGATAGTCAGAGCGAATATTTTCCACAGCCGCATCAAGTGCTTTGAGATGTTCGGCGAATTTCTCGGGTAGAATATTCCTCTGAAGTTCAGAACTACCTCCTCCCCCAGCCGATTCCATTCCTCTATTATATTACAATATATTAAGAAGCATCTTGTTCGTTTCTCATAAAAATATAGAGATTTAATAAGTTGATATAATATCATACTTTTATTTGGCTTTTCCACTCACACTCCCAAATATATATTATTTCATAACCTAGATTGCGAATCTCATCTAATCGCTTCATCGTATCTTTATACATATCGCCAAATGTGATGCCTGTGCTAGGATTAACATCAGCAGGATTATATTTGGAAGGGTTGCCATGCCAATAATCTCCTAGAAACTCATAAACTGTGTTTGTAGCACGGTGATATCCATCAACATGCCATCTTTTATTTCCAGGGATCCTGAACTCTCTATCTAGAAGACCAATCTTATTCTCAATATAAGAAAGGTATTCGTTCGCAATCTTTGATACACCTGCATTGTAGAATAATAATACATCTAGCTCTGGATGTAAATGAATAAAAGCTCGTATATAGCTTCCACCGAAACGGTCAATAATACTTCTTCCACCAGTATATTCTACTAGACTCTCATAACGGGTTGTATACAACTCTTCTATTGCCTTGTATCCACGCAACTCCATATAATCTGATAACCATTCTCTACAATTGTCATCGTTTTGCCAGTATTTATGCGGTGCTTTTTCAAGCATATAAGGTTTCCACGGATAATCAGGATAGACATCTTTCAATAGTGCCAATAAAGACCAACGATATTTGTTTGAAATTAATCCTTCTCCACAATACTTATCTATCGTGGCTACGGTGTGTTTGTACCATCCTGAGGGTTCAACAATTCCTAATTCTTGGGCAGTATCCTTAACAGCAGAAATCACATTTTCTCTACTATTCCAAAACCCACGAGTAACTGGACGAAATTTCCATTCTTTCCAGTTCTTTTCTGGATATGCAAACTTGAGCATATCCAGGTGAGAACCGAATTTATTTTGAATATCGACTATCCTGTGTTTTTTATAAGTGGCCTGTGACACTCCATAGAAGCCATCAAGTGAAGTTAAATTTTCAGAACCCGCAAGAACATCTAGACAGAAACGAACCTTCTCAGGATCTTTCCAGAATCCATTTGGTGCCTGACAACCTATTTTCCACTCAAGCCATAAATGATTTGGATAAATGTGTAGAGCAACAACTTCAAGTATAAACTTCCAAGGTGAACGACTATACTTTCCTAATATAGTATTTCCATCTGTCTCTTTAAAATGCCTTTGTGAAAGATTATTCCATCCTTCAGGCGTGGCCCAATTATTTTTTGTGGATAGAGAATGAGCATATATTATATGATTTTTAATGTCTTTCCAATGAGCTTTTGGGTACATAGTGTTAGTTTAATAATAAGAGATTCTACTATTCAATTTTTAGCCTCACCCCCATCAATCATCCATAATCATACACTTGATAGTGCTAACATTCTGCTCCACATACGTCACCTCCTTCCTCTTACACTTCTCCAGAAACTGCTCGTCCGTTAGCAGAACCGCCGTGCGAAAATGATTATCCAGCACCATATCGGCAATGTAATCTAAGTTCTCCACACCCGTCAGCTCTAAAACTTCCCCCGTGCGAATATTGTGTATGAGAAACCGCCGACGCCCTTTGACATTGTAATGCGTGTTTTGCCATAACCACGCATACAAAGCAAGTTGCACGAAATGCTCCTCTTTCAATGCACTCACACACTTCAGCTCCCATAGAGAAGAAGAATCCACCAAATCTGCACGACCACACACCAGCACCTTTTTCCCGTGGAAATCGTATTCATCTTCCAAGGTATACTCAAACTCAGAATCGGCATTCTGCTCTCCAATCGTCCCCGCCAAAATACGATACAGCTCTTCCACAGTCTCATCCGAAAACCATTTATACTCCTTAATCTGCGCTATCTTGTGGATATACCCAGATATATAGGCCGAATACACATTCGCCAACTTCAGATAATCCGCCGCCGTGGAAGGAACTGCGAGAACACTCTGGATTTTATCTTTCATGAATTTCAACTCCAGCGAGTTGTCATACATCATATTCGCCGAAAAATGCTCCTGTAAATCTTCTCGGATACTAATCCTATCGGTCAAACGATGCTCATACATCGTTGGAATTGCGATTCCATTCAATTCATACACACTCTCCACAAGTCCTTCCGCTGTGCGAATAGAATCAGGAATACTCACGTTTTTATACGGACTACGAACAACCTCCATCTTACACAACTCCACAATCTGTCCAATCAATTCATCTGGAATGAACCGCGTCAAATCCGTGACACGACGCATGGGAATCACTTCTTTCTTCTCATCGGTATCGTCCCCCACTTTCACCACCACTCTCGGCTTATCTAATAAAACCCTTTTTACACAAGGTGCAGTAGCCTTCTCCATATTTACAAACGCAAACGGTGTGCTCTGATTGTCTTCCGCACAGACATACAACCTTTCCATGGCCCGAGTAATCGCCACATACATCGTATTCGGGCATACTGCAGTATCCTTGTCTTTAGCATAATATGTGAAATAGGCCGCATTGAAATTATATACGAATACAACCTTTCTCTCCAGCCCCTTACTCTGATGAAAACTGGAAAACACCACTTTGTTGGCAAGGACCTCGTCCTTCAACTCAGAATCGTCGCTAATAGGAACATAACACGGTATTCCACGTTTCACCAGAATATTCTCCAGCTTTTTAATAGGATTCGATTCATTATGCGTACGAACGGAAGGTGCCAGAATAAAAATATCATCTGGTTTGTATACTTCTAATAACTCTAGCACAGTCTGATAAATATACTCAGGCATTTTACGGAAGATATCTCCTGTTATGTATTCAACTGGCGCAGCAGATTCTTTCACGCTTTTCATGCGAGGATATCCCAGAACCATCTCGTTAATGAAATATTCCATGGGCTTTGTAATTCTGTAGCTGGTACGTAGACTTAGTTTTTTCCACGCATAGGAAGAAGAGGCATACAACATATCCGCCAGCGTGAGAAATCTCAGGTCGGCACCTTTCTGGGGAAAATCGTAGATACACTGCAGATTATCCCCTAGAATGAGAAGCTGAGAAGCTAAGTTTGTCATATCAACCAAAGCCTTGCGAACAAACTGGAAATAGAGAGGAGTCATATCCTGCGTTTCGTCCATGATGACAATATGCGGCGCAGGATTATTCTTCAAGGGATAATTACCGTCCATAATCCGTTTAAGATCCGCGTCCGTTACACACGAATTCACATAATGTGCTACTCCAAAGGAATGATAACTGTGAACTTCGACGTTTGTAAGCCCAAGGCGACGAACTCTTTCTCGCGTCTCGGCCTTCAGTCGTGCATTATATGTAAAAAGCACGATTTTCTTATGGGGCACCGCTGCTGCTAGAAATAGAACTGTAGTTGTCTTACCAGAGCCAGCTACAGCATCTACTAATACATTGAATCCACCTTTTACACAATCTATAATGTCTTGTTGTTCGGCTGATGGGGTTTGTCTATGCATAAGCTTAGACATTAGCAATTATACTATATATGCGTGCGGAGTTTAAACCTATTATGACTTAACGTCTCGTGGTCTTCTTCTGAGTTCTCTTTTTGTGTTTGGCGGCGTGTTTCCGTTTCGAACGACGCCCCCCTGCTTGAGAGCGACGACGACGAGGGCCGCCACCTTCTGCTGTGCTTGCACCGCCACCGCCACCTCCTGCATTTGCGTGAGGACCAGGATAAAAAGGATTACCTTCATTTTCCAGCTCTGCATATACAGGCGCACATTTCTCTGGAGTATCCCCTGAAAAATCACCTGTTGCTTTAAGCATTTTTTTCCAAGGCTCTGCCTTTTCCAAATCATTCCAATCAACACCTACTAACTTTTTAAAGGAACTTATATAACGAGGTTGTGTAGCAATCATTTTCATAACACATCTTAGAATAGAGGAACTTGTTGGGGTAATTTTAGATTCTAAAAACTCATATTCAATCTTTGCTAATGACTGTTTAACCTTATCTAATTTAGCTTGTAATGTAGTCTTCTCATTTGTATTATCCTTATTTTTATCCCAGGAAGCAAATTTGTTAAAAAGCAGTGTATTTCCATCATCTTTTAAAGAAACACTTTCAGTATTATGCTTATCCTCGTCTGTTGGTTCACGCTTTGCTATATATATTTTTTGTGTATGTTTTGAATAATCTTGTACATCAGCCCAAAAAGGCAAATCATATAAATTATCAAGACCCATTGTTAATTCAATAGTAGAACTAGGATAAAGTTCTTTTAATTTTATTAATGTATGAATTGTTGCTGTACTTTTTTTTTCTGAATAAATCTTATATTCAATATCACTAGCTTCGAATGTAATTGGTTCATCTTTAAATTCATCAAGTTTTTTTAACATTTTACAATAAACATTAAGAGATTCTATACGTTCTTTTTGTGTATGCAGTAAATGAGTCTTAGAACTACTTGCTGCAGTAGGCATAAATAGCATTAGTATCTTAGCGCCCCCATAATTTTTAAGTGTTGTCCTGGCAGCTGCTAACATAGCTTCATAATGTCCTAAAGTTGGAGGTCCAAAAGCACCCTGATATGAATTTACAACCTGATAATAACCACCACCACCACCACCACCACCTGCTTCCATTCTTCTAATAAAACCGGATATTAAAACTTTTACTCAAACGAAAAATCCCTCCCGTATAACAGATGCTCGGCCCGACTAAATACTATAAAGGCCTGAGTAAAACGAGAAAGATAAAAAGGTCCAAAGAAATCGCCAAATTCGGCGCCCTCGACTGGAAAAACCCCAAGGCCTACGTCGGCTTCCAAACAGATAAAGGCGTCCGCACGAAAACATCCAACTATACTCGCAAATGGAAGAAACGCTTTCCACATGCGACCTCTTTAGAAGAGAAGTCGAAAGCAACCGGTGTTCCTCTTGAATACATCAAGAAATCTTACAATCGTGGCATGGCGGCGTGGCGCACAGGCCATCGTCCAGGGGCGACAGAGCAGCAATGGGGCTATGCCCGCGTCCATTCCTTTTTACTCAAAGGTAAGACGTATCATACGACCGATTCTGATTTAGCCAGGGAAGCCAAGAAATCTTCTCCGTCTGCAGCGAAGTGGTGGTCATCCACTTAGACGGCATCTATATGTTTATAATTATATCTTATCTATTCGTAATGAATAAGATATATATATCCATTGGTGCTCATTGTACAACACCAACTTTATTTGATAGATTGCACATTAAAAAAGAATCGTTGCCGTTTGATTGGATGTTTTCAACTCCCGAATTTGTATATACTATATTAAAACTTCTTCTTGTTGATAATATGAATATAGAAGAAATCGTAGATAATCATTTTTTTATATGTGATAAAGTAGCAGATTTTCTACCAGCGAATCCATCAAACTATATTACAAATATAAATGGAAATGTTCTTATAAATTCAAAATATAATGTATGTTTTCCACATGATACATTGAGCGACAGAGATAAATATGTAAGGCGTTTAGAAAGATTAAAGAGAATTATTCTAGACAGTAATAATTTTCTTCATTTTGTATATGTCTCCGTTCCGTCAACAAACAACGGATATTTTAAAATAAATGAGATAGAGCCAATAAAAGATATATATCATTATATACATAAAATAAACCTTTTGATTAAAGATATGACAACTAAATATAAAATACTAATATTTGACACAGATATAAACCCTAGGGTATCATCTGATAAAACTCGTATATTTCATTATAGAATACGTCAAAAGAAATCTTGGCAAGAATTATTACCAGAGTTGATTCATACATTCAAGGTATGATTTAATAAAGGACCTTAAAGGCAGCCCAAATACACAAACACAGATGAAGATATGCGTTACTCTCGTCGGTGTATGTAGGCCTTCTATTACACAGGTGAAAGAAAACATAGAAAAGAATATGCTACTTTTTAAAACCACCTATCCACAGCACACGTTCACATATATAGTGCTAACATACAAGAACGATTTTTACGAAGAACTCAAAGGATTCTGCAACGGCCTTCTCATCCAGTGCCACGGAATCCCACAGATTCAAGAATCTGATTTTATTTTCCCAACACGCACATTCAAGCCGAATGTCTATAGATTATTTTACTCTATGCATCAAGTTATGAGCCTGATTCCAAACGAATACGACGCGATTCTTCGCATACGCCTAGACGCCGAAGTATGTTCTTTTCAAATACACGACGTAATTGAAGATAACACATACTATGTTCGTAAAGAATCCAATACATCCCTTGGAGATAATGTCGCATACGGCTCATACAAAGTAATGAAACATATTTGGAAACACGAGAATTGTTTGTTGAGAGGCTCAGGTGCAGAAGACACATTATATTCTGCAGTCAAAAAATACGGGTATAGAACAAAAGAGTTCCGATTTCATTACAAGCTTTATCAATCCTCTGACACATTATTTGATGGACTTCCTCAGTGGTCAAAACGTTCCCGTGAATGGATTTACGACGGAAAAGAGTATATAAGGAGAGATTTATAGACCAAGGAGAGATTTATAAAGTTGCGGCGTCGGCAATGGCAAACGCACCTGCATAAAATCCCAGTATCGCGAGTAAAATAACGGGAAGTAGTAAGAGAACCCAGGAAACGGAACGCAGGCCTGCAGAGCACAAGGCCTGTAAGACAAACGTGCTAAGTATAACAAATATAACCTCAATCATCATTGCTGTAGAATCTAATTTTAATCCAAAGTAAGCAACAGGTAAAAGTAAAAGACTCAAACCAAGATTAATGGCGGCGGGTAAGCAAAGTCCTGGCATTTCTACTAAACTTTAGAAGATAATATCGCCCCTGTAAAAAACATCAATACGGCGGCCAGGACAATAATTGGAAATAATAATATTATCCATGACACAGAAGGATATCCTGCAGAGCAGAACATTTGTAAAATAAGCGCCCATAGGCCCGATGTTAGAATAGTAACAATAATCGTCAGCAAATTTGCCCCCTTTGCTATAACACCGACTAAAGAAATCGCCGCCAAGGCGAGATAAAGAGCGGCAGGTAAGCACAGTGAAGACATTTCTATTCTAGCCAATTAAATCTTCTTCTCCACGTGGGGAACATACTTTACCTCCTCTTCAGGAATACGCGGATCCACGACAGCTAGTCCACTCGGGACACAGAATTTCTGGCTATCACGGTTCCAAATCTGTAGGATATTAAAGTCGCGACGAGGCGTAATGCGAACACAAGACACGAGGTCGCCATTGGATACGAGGCACTTGCCCAGGACAGATGCGAGCATATAACTCTGCATCATCTCACCCGCAATAGAGCGGTCTACACGAATACTATACGAGCCACCACGGATATTGCGCGCATTCTCCATCAGAGGAGGAATGCCATCAGGCGTGAAGAAGAACTTCCCTCGCACCCAGTCCGTGGGAGATACAGCAAAGAATACATGTGCCAAATCCCGAAACGTATTTACAGTGGCGACCTTCTTAAACGTGTCCATATGCCAGCGGTTTTCCTTTGCTGGATGGAAATACAATATCCATCCACCAGAGGGTAGGGGGGCGTCAAGTTGAAAGGGTTCTGCAGATGTGGCAGACATCGTGGGACCCTTATATACTAAACCTACACTTTCAACTTTTAGGCTTACGCCTACAAAGGAGGCTTTCACCCGCAGGGGCAGAAGCCTACAAAGGAGCCTACGCGCTCCATCCCTGGAAAGGCCGCGTCGCCACCAAAGAAGACATCGGAATGGAAAGGGCCGGCTCATCCACGGTCACCACATTCAGCACATACGTATCCATAACATCCTTTGACACAATCATGGAATTATTCAGCAGCATATTTACCAAGACCATTTCATATAAGCTAGGCCGCTCTTCGGTAGAAGAAGCCGACCACTTCACATTCTGTAAAAAGTCGCTCATATCACAAACTCCATGGCCTTCGGAATCTACGATCTCACCCATGACGAAATCCTCTAGTTTTTCATGCGTTTCAGGTGCATTGGGCTGAGAATAGAATAGTTTGGTCTCAGGGCAGAACTCTAGCTTGATGCCTATTGCAGTATATACCAAAGACTTTTTCACAGCCCAAGGACAGCTATTGCGTTTTCCAAACATATACAGGTCTGAAGTGTACGACGGATTTTTAAGGGATATAATCGACTTATCAAGCATCATATATACATAATTGTAAAAGGAGAGAAACTTCAGAATAAGCCAAGAATAAAAAGGAATCATCTGGATATTCTTCGCAACGAAATGTTTATGTGGGTTTCTACACCACGGGTTTCTAAGATACGGGTGTTGCAGTTAGCATATTCGGGCATTTTGTGCTGGCACCTATGTTTCCAAAGATACGTGTAAAAGGATTTGATGAAGTTGTCGTCGTGGTTGTTGTTGATCCTCCTGATGCTGCTCCTGCTGCTCCTGCTGTTCCAATATTAAATCTCGCCAACAAAGTTTCCGTCTCAGCCCCAGCAGGTGCAGTTCCCTTTTTCACAATATGTCCCTTCTTACATGTAGGACCAGAATCACCAGAGCAATTCATACAGCACCCCCTGTTCTTTATACTTTCTATGATGAACCATATGGAAAATAAGAATACAATTAAAAATACCATGGGAATCACGAGAATTCCACCGCTCACTGTATCACCTACTAAATAGCAGAGGACCCAGAATAAGAACGTAACGACGACTCCGTATAGGGCGTGTAGCGGAAGGTCCTTATAATTCTTCTGGAATATGTCAAATGCCAAAAGAGCTATGAAAAAAGAGCCAACTGTATTCGCCGGCCAACACATTCTTTTATAAGCCAATATTTTTATCAAGCCTTGGCGTATTTCAGCACCTTCTTCTTCTCCTCGTTCCATACGCCAACGGGAGTATCATCCAAATCTCCGTCGGCGTCTAGAACATAGACCTGATTCTCGGAATCCTTGTAATACGTCACCCCCTTATACTCAATTTCCTCATACTCTACTGCTTCCTCCTCTTCCTCCTCCTGGACCTCTTCCTCCTCTTCTGCCTCTTCTGCCTCTTCTGCCTCTTCTGCCTCTTCTGCCTCTTCTGCCTCTTCTGCCTCTTCCTCCTGAAGAAGCTCGTCTCCAGGGCAGATATCTGTATCTACTTCCTCTAGCTCATCCTCATGCTTATGAGAAGAAGAAGCAGGCTCTAGCACAAATGGCTTCTCAATCACCTCCTTCATGAGTGCAGCGGCATCAGGAACATCCACAACTGCACATAGATTCCCAGAGCAGTCGGCAGAGCGCTCCATACTAATGCCAGAAATGAGTGGGCTTCTCTTTACGGCCTCAGGACAAGGGACAGGATAAGCAGAAGCAGAAGCAGCAGTGCCAACACTAGTAAGCGAAGCAACTGCCTTCTCCAGAGAGGCGAGACGCTCCGTCAGATTCGCCAGCGTATCCGTAGAAGAATCCTGCCACATAACAATATGTGTCGGCTTCTGCAGCGCCGTCGCATCATTCACAGAAAGACTGACCGTATACAAGGACGACGACATTTGGTTTAGGGACTATCACTAAATCAAATGCTGAAAAATCAATTTTTGACCACCCGCGCACACCATTACTCGCCACCTCTTTTTACACTAATATGAATACACGCATCCAAAGTGCTTTCACGGTCTTTCAACGGCTTGCTTCTCTTTAGCCGCAGAGCACCACCCTGCTCGCTCCACGCCTTGAACCGGTCCATAGAAAATCCCTGTGCAAATGTATTCTGTAGAGAAGAATCATAGAAGTCAATAGGCTTCGTATCCAGAGTTCCAAGAATACTTACCATCGGAGGAACTTGAACATCTACGCGCACCTTATTTCCAGCAATAATATCACGGAATTTCTCAATGGTATATATTCCACCAAATGATATGATGCTCTCCCTAGGAGGGGCAGGATATAGGCGTCCACTGCATTTATACATGCGATGAAGCAACGCCATTCTCTCCCAGCGCACATGGGAATCCAAATGCTCATACAGCAAATATGCCAGTGCGCATTGTGGGGTACAGTAATTGCCATACACGTGATACACGGCACTCTCCTCTTTCACAGGCAAGAAACACGGCGTACCCTCAAAGGCATGCGCGCACCAGAAACAATGGACTTCGGTGGACTTGGGAGGAACAAAGGTTTCTCCTGTCTTTACGGAATAGCATTTGAGAAGTTGCGCCTTTTCTTGCTTTTCCGCCAAATAATTCGTCTGCTTAGGGTCAGTGGTTGCTGGTTTTCCTAAGGTAACTACGGTTCCTAAAGGATGCTTAGGTGAAGAAGGCTGCTCTTGCTGCTGCTGCTGTTGCTGCTGCTGCTGCTGTTGCTGCTGCTGTTGCTGTGGAAAAACCGGCTCCTGCTTTTTCATCTGGTCCTCCAGACTCATACGCCATCCCTCTAACTCCACCCCAATCTGATTCTCTGCAGAGCTTCCTTCCGTATTTACCTGGAAATAATTGGAATTTGCGTCATAGGGTTGCACTAGCGGTGGCGGACTAGGGTCATATTGTAGACCCACGTCGCTGAATTTCACCTCGGTGCTATTGAACGGAAAATGTACAATCAAAGGACGACGAGCCTCAGGAGTAAATGTTCCCTCAATTCCATCTGATGTTACTACGGCCACCACTTGAATAGGCTTCTTCTCCTTCTTGCCGCGAGGAGGCTTCGGATCTACTGCAGGAGCAGGAGCAGGCGACGCCGCAAGGCTAGAAGGAGCAGGAGCAGGCGACGCCGCAAGGCTAGAAGGAGCAGATACCGTTTGTTCTTCTAGCCTCGTTGCGTGGCTTGCAGAAGCAGAAGCAGAAGCAGAAGCAGAAGCCTTAGGCTTTCTGGGCTGGCGAGTCTTTTTAACTGTAGAAGGGGCAGCTTCAGCCATTTCTCACTTATTATTTCCAGCTTCCGTGCTTTAGCCCCCTTTAGAGCCTTTAGACCCGTGTCAAAAAAGCCCTTATCCTCATCCTTAGATGAGGCACATAAGGAAAACGGTATAGATGTCAATAGCAATGGGCTCTGTAGTTCTCTCTGAAGACAAATTGCCCCCCATATTTCAAACAATGCTACGATTTCCTGAAACAAGATCGCATATGTTATTTCTCGGCCCATCAGGCTCTGGAAAAACAACCACAGCACAGAGTTTCGCCATTCAACTTCACGGCAAAACGACGAATAAATTCGCGAGCCTCCTATTCTTGAATAGCAGCGACGAGCGAAGCCTCGAGACGATGCGCCAGAAAATCTATCCCTTCGTGGAAAGCCGCATGCAAAGCCTGTTTTTTGAACAAGGCAAGGCACCCACAAAGGTGATTATTTTCGACGAAGCCGAGACTCTCACAGACCAAGCACAATGCGCGCTCCGTCCGCTTTTACAAAGAAATCCCCAAGACGTTATTATCATTTTCATTTGTAATAGTCTTTCTCATATAAATCCACAGATTCTCAATAAATTCCTAATTGTCCCTTTTGCCCCGACGCAATCTGAATCTCTCCAGAAAATCATCAATAACAAGATTCCCAGGTTTGATAGTCTATATAGAAGAGGCGATATTCGCTTCTTTAAACAATGCCCAGGTCAAATAAGAACCATTACGAAATTCTTATTCAAACTTCTACACGCCAGGTCAAAGGAAGAAGTGCACAGCCTACTCACCGATGTGGGAACTCCATTGAGAGAAAGAGTAAGCTGGTTTCTCTTATTTCATCAGACAAGCACGGCCGAGATTTCCACATGGTCTTCGATAAGTTCTTCCGAGACACAGTCCTATTTAGATGATACCAATATGAAATCTCTCCTATATAAATTATGGGCAAACCGCATATTGAATTTGACTTCAAGCCAACCAACCTAAAATTGACTGCCGAACCCACCTAAACCAATAAGTCCTAAACCATGGAGCCAGATAGTTTAACAATAGGTCCTCTTCGTATCTCCACCATGGTCGTCACCGCCCACTTGGGCACATCTATAAATCTCCTGAAACTCCTGGAAATCTTCCACGAGAAGGCGATTCCCCTGACATGGCCCGGCGAGGGTTTTCTCAAGGTGGAATACAAGCCCATTCTTCTTCTGAAGCCGAACGCCACTCCACAGGAGGAGCAGAAGGCCAAGCAGAAGGCAAAGGCCCAGGAGAAAATCGTCATTGGCACGTGTTCCCGCGACGAGCTGACAAAACGCAAGAAGTCAAAGAACATCTTCTTCAATCAATCCACCCTTGTTGTTCGCCGCCAATATCAGACAACCTCCGCCGGCCTTCCCGTGTATAAGGAAGTGAATATCAAGCTGTTCAAGAACGGCGGTATTCAGATGACCGGCATTCCCTCTGACACATTCGCCCAGGAAACTCTGGCCTGGCTTGCAAAGGAGCTGTCCAGCTTCTCCCAGCCGGTTCTGGAGGGAGAGGCCAAGCCGCATCGCTACAGCATCCAGCTGATTAACAGCGACTATCAAATCAACGGCAATATCAATCGCGAGAAACTACATGAGATTCTCGTGAGTGAGTATAACTTGTTCAGCAGCTTTGAATCCACCATTTATCAAGGATGTGATACAAAGTATTTCTATAACGAGGCAGCGCCTCCTGATGCGGTGGAGGGCATCTGTCCTTGTGGCGACACTCTGTGTGCAGGAAACGGCGATGGAACGTCCCTTGGCCAGTGTAAAGAGATTACCATCAGCCCCTTTCACACCGGCTCTGTCATTATTACGGGCGCGAGGAAGTTCGCCCAGATTGAGAAGGCATATGTGTTTATCAACAAGATTCTGGTGAAACACTGTAAAGAACTCATCAAGCCTTTCCCGGTGAAGCCTACCATATGCCAGGCACCAGCCATTCCTGAAAAGGCAGCAAAGCCAGTAAAGGCTAAGAAGGCGGCTTCTGCCCAAAAGGTCTAAAAACTTCGACTGTCTGTCTGTCCTGTCTCTGCTGTCTGCCCCTGTGGTGGACCCCTGCGGATTTTTTTCCAGTTTGCCCTCCGAAACTCCCGACAGAATGAGCCAGCCTATGCCTCCTGCTTCTGCTTCTGCTTCTGCAACAGCCCAGACAGCTCCCACAGCCCAGACGCCCGAAATTTTCCCGAATCCCTCTGCACTCTTACAGGCCGCCAAGCTCGCCATGGCCCAGGACAAGCCCATACAGCTCGATTATTACGCCGAGACGGTAACCGGCAAGGCCTTCATGGGTGAGGATGCAGAGACAAAGGAGAAGATGCTCGTAAAGTCAGCGGAGGAGTTCACCAGCTTAATCCAGAAGGTGTACAAGGTTGCGGAGGATTATATCATCATGACGGAGAATTCCATTTACCTCGTCAGCGGCAAGGTTCAGAAGCGTCGCATCCAGGCGAACTCGCTGAAGAATGAGTAAAAACCAGCGGTCTAAAACATCATCCTATTACTCAAGTAATGGACTCCCAACAATCAGACGACGACATCAAGTCATACACAATCAAAGACCTAAAGCAGCTGAAAGAATTGATAACGCAATCCTACGAGCATTATGCAAAGATGATGGCAGATGAAAAGCTTACATCATCTTTGAAAGAAGGAGACCTTATGGCACTTCGCATGTGTCATGAAGAGACCAAAAAAGAGCTGGACGAAATAGAGCAAGAAATTGCTTTGCGTGGCTAACTAGGCGCTTTTATTACGGAAACCCTCATCCACCACGGACTCGCTGACCTTGGAGAGTAGGCTGCGATCGCAGATTATGTAGTAGAACATCATGAACGTCGTCGCAAGCAGCAACATGAGCACCGGCTGTAGGATGAACATAACACCGGCGAAATCCAGCTTCTTCACGCTCATGAACGTGCCTACGGCGAGGACAAGCGCAAGTAACGCAAACACGGCGTAGATCACGAACCACACGTAAAAGAAATTGCAGACCGTTGTGTTGGAAAATTTCTTCATCCAATCGGGCTCCATTTTTCTATTATACCCTAATAGTTTTTTTACGCGTATATAAATAGAAATGGCTCCTTCTCGTAAAGGCAATAAGAAGCAGAAGAAAACTCGTTCTCGCAAAACCCGTTCTCGTAGAAGCCAGTATGGCGGTGGTGCTGCCAGCCTCAGCTTACCCCAGGGCGTGGACTTTGCCTCTCGCCACGCGAATCAACACGGCGGTGCGCTTTTAACCGGCGCGCCGGTTGGCTACACTGGCATGCTACCGAATGAACTCCGGATGGTAGCGCGTGTGGGTGGTTTAGATGGTTCTATTGCCGCCGCCGCTGGCCAGCGTGACCCCGACCAGATGCCTCTTCCCGTCCCTACACAAAAGGGCGGCCGTCGCCGCAAGTCTGCAGGTCGCAAGAGTCGCAAGACTGGTCGCAAGAGCCGTAAGACTCGCAAGACTGGTCGCAAGAGCCGGAAGCAGCACGGTGGGCACCGCGTCCTGGAAGGTGCCCCTCTAAGCGCCTTCACCTCTCTTCTGCCCCCGCATCTAGCCGCCAAGGCCGGCACAGCCGACTTCAGCAACCCTCTGCTCAAGGCCTAAGACCCCCCAGTCCGCACATCTAAGAAAACATACTTTGGAGAATCACCTTATGCTTCTCCAGTGTATTCCGCTCTGCATCCGACACTCGCACCGTCACTTTCACCAGCAAGTCGCCGAAGTCACCTGCTGCTGCGCTTCCCATAGGACCCGCAAAGGGCATACCAAATCCTTTTACACAAACCACCTCGCCGCTCTGGGTCCCTGCAGGAATATCCACATTCAACCCCCCCGTATGTGCAGGATGCGACCGAACTACCCGAACACATCCTAAGAGACTCTCCGCCAATCCAATGCTACATTCGTGGCGCAAGCAATTCCCATCACGCACCAAATCCAGACTCTCGTCAGCTTTCCCAAGCCGAATAATCACATCACCAGGCTTCTCAAAATCAGGATGGTCGCTGCACATGCCCTCAAATGTAAGAATATCACCCACCGCCGCCCCCGCCTTAATCTGGGATTCCAGAACCTTGCCCTCAGTCACAATCGCCTTTCCATCGCATCCACTGCACATTGAACCCTTTGTCTTCCCTTCCCCCGAGCATGTAAAACAAGGCCCTCGATTCACCGCCATCATACCCGGTCCAATTTGCATCATGGTCTCTTTTATACCACTCCCCTTACACTCCCCACACAGCCGCCAATTCATACAACCCTGTCCAGAGCAGTCTTTACAAAACACCTTTCTGTCCAAATCAAATCGTATCTTCTTTCCGAAATAAAAGTCGTGTAGGCTGAGCGGAATCTCATGCATCTTATTCGCACCCTTTGGCCGACGCACATTCCGCTTCTGCTGTGGCATACCTCCACCAAACATTCCTCCAAACAAGTTTCCAATATCCACATTCATTCCGAAAGGCATTCCTGGCATTCCAGGCATTCCAGGCATTCCAGGCATTCCAGGCATTCCAGGCATTCCAGGCATTCCAGGCATTCCTCCGAAAGCTCCGAATGGCATTCCCCCGTGCCCTCCGGGCATCCCTCCCACATCATTCGGATTCGTATTTCCCGTGATATCATACATTCTCCGTTTATCCGAATCCCCCAAAACATCATAGGCATTCTGAATCTCCTTGAACTTCTCCGTATCTCCACCCTTGTCAGGGTGATTCGTCCTCGCCAAATCAAAATACGCCCGCTTAATCTCTTTTTGCTCAGCATCTCGCTCTACGCCGAGGATTTTATACAAGTCGCTCATAGTCTATTACAGAATATGCCCAGTGGTTTAGACCCGCCTAAGGCATAAGCGATAGCCGGTCTAAGCATGTGGAATCCAGTATATAATAATGGCGTGGAGTTCTCGGCTCTACGGACAAGATTCCGTATTCCATTCTATCCGTGAATCATTCCATGACCTTCCTCATATATTTATAACAGGCCCACCAGGCTCCGGTAAAACAACCTTCCTCGAAGATTTGATGGAACTCATGAAAAAGGAGGCCCCTTTCAAAATAGAATCTATTCTCTGGCTCACCTCTGAAAAAGACCGCGGCATACATACGATTCGCGATAAAGTAAATGATTTCTGTAAGCGCACGCATTCTGTTCCGAATATGCTGCGTTTTATCGTGATTGATGATGCAGATACTCTTCCCTTGATTAGCCAACAAGCACTACGAAGGCCAATGGAAACATATCATCATTTGACCCGATTCTTGTTTGCGAGTCGCCACCCAAGCAGTTTAATTGAGCCTCTTCGCAGTCGCTGCCTGACACTTGAATTAGAGCCGATATCACCTATTGATGCGCTTCCTTTGTATATGAGACTATATAAGATTGACCATACGAAACAGTTATTCGATTTCTGTCTGCGGAATTTCATATCGATTCATGAGCTGAAAACAGTGTTAAAGTTATACAAAGCAACACAGTCATTAGATTCTCTCAAATTACTCTTGCCCGTATCAACGGAATTTACCAATACACTTATTACTGCAATTGGCAATAAAGATGCATCCAAAATGCGTGATTCTATTACGAGCTTATATCTAAACGGCTATCTTCTAGATGATATCTTGTTGTCTGTGGAAAAGAGTATATCTTTATTTCCTAGTATAGACCCCAGTATCCGATTCCGAATTCTACAATTTACCATGCTTGGTTGGATTTCCATTCAACAAGGCAAGGAGCATTGGTTAGATACCATGGATATTGTGAATCAGGTCGTGGATACTACTTAGAGAGCCAAAACCTAAACCCGAAAAATTGAAAACCTACGGCCCAAGTCTAAACACCATGAACAACGCAGAAATCGTAAGAATGCTGAACACCGCCATTTACCGCCGCCTGCCCACTACAAATAAGAACGTCACTTTCAAAACCCTTATCCGCAGACTGATAAATTTCATTGACGGACGCCGCATGAGGGACTATGTGATTGTTAAAATCCATGAAGCAGTTGGTTTAGACGTAAATCTGGCAGAAGAAGAAATTGATGAACTACTCAAAGAATTTGGTAGGAAGGAACTAGCCTGGATTATACGTTTAAAAAGTATAGTTGAAAAAGCCAACATAGAGCAGCGCTTTATTATGTTGAATTTACTTGGCATTTTGGACCTTGGTCATGATCTGCAGGACGCCATGAACCGTAACGCGGATGCCATCAATAATATCAATAATATCAATAATATCAATAATAACAATGGTCTAAACTAATATACGCCATTAATAGTTAATTGGTATATAATGTCTATTATATTTCGCAAAGAGCCTCCGCCAGAGCTTGTCCTACGCATTCTGGCGGCGTTTGGTTTGAAGTCCCTAAGTGATGCAAGCTGGTTCTCCAAATCCCATATCCGAATGGATTTGCTAGAAGCATGCTTCATAGACCTTGAACCCTATTATATGCCGTGTAAGGCGGAAGTATATATCTATAAAGAAATGAATCCGAGCAGGGCTATTACTGTTCTCAGACACATTTTAAAGGTCAACGGCATACAATTGTCGTCGGTTGAAAAAGCAAGAGGTGGTGTGAAAACCATTTGGTATCAAATAATACCGAAACCAAATGATGATTCTGCCTCTATAGGGCTGGTGGAATTCAATTCAACTTCTTCTTAAGGTTTCTAAGAACACTACTAATGACAAGCTCCGATTCCATAATCTGCTCTTCTGAGCTTCTCAGAATCCATCCAAAGCTTGTTCTTTCCAGTAAATCCTTATACGGCACGACCATATACACGGCATCACAGGGGATTTCAAATGGTATGGCGCCATTCATCCAAGTCGCAAAAATATCTTCCAGTTGAAGTTTCTTTTGCGTCTTCTTATTACGACCCAGCTCTTCCTTTTTCGATACGACAACATCGGGCTTCCCTGAAAACATATTCATCCAATCGGATTTTGCATCTCCACGGAATTGCTGTCCTCCCAGTTGGTTTTCTAGACGGTCTTTGATAATATTCTCCCATTCCACCATCAACGGATGCGCCGGCTTGGGAACCCAGAGCGCACGGAATCCGGGACACGCCGACCCATACATCGGCACATCGTCTTCACCGAAGGCCACAATTTTGTCGGCGGGGAGCTCTCCAAATCCCTTTAACGCAACCACGGAAGGAGATAACCAGAGGCCGCCATATTTCGCCAAAACAGCTGCGCGAATCCAGTCTTCTTCTGCCACACCTATGCTTATTGCTCCTGCTGCTGCTGCTGCTGCTGCTGCGCTTGCCCGTTTCAAACTTCTCGGTAGCGCATCCTCGCCTAAGAGGGCCGCTACTCCACTTACTCCGCCAATGACTTCCACTCTGTATTTATCCCCATTCGCTTTGACAATGGTCTCGTAGAAGGTATTTAGAATAGGAATATTGATGACACGGCTGCTGCGTGCACCGAAATCCGCCCATTCGCGCGCATTCACCTCGGAATCATTATAGAACAGCCATATGACTGGATAATTCATTCCAATTTTCAAAGTCTCGGGCGTGATTTCACACCCCTGCTTCTTATATGCGCCTGCACGTGCCTCCATGAAGGCCGCCACGGCAACAACGGTTACACCGAATGCGAGGACTATCCAATGCTCGGTTTTCATTCGGCCTATCTATCATATCTAGCCATTTCTTATCACCAGCCTTTTCATGCGTTCAAAATAACTGTTCTCGGCAATGGCCTCCTGGGCCATCGTCATCCGCCGCTGCTCTTCCCTCCTAACAAGCGCCGCCTCCGCTCTCTGTAATTCCTCCATCTCGGCATTCGCCAAAGGAGCCGGTGCTTTCTCACGCTCCTTGGAAAGCTGGGCGATGCTGCGATTATCCACTTTGACACCTGCCGTCTGATGACTAAATGTATTGTATTCCGTATACGCCTTCTTCAAATCGGTATAGGCAACTCCGCGCTCATTTGCCGCCACCGTATAATCATCTCGCCCTGACCTACCCAGCTCGGTGGCAAATCCCATGCGAGAAGCCAACGACAGCTCTTGCGCCACTATAGCGTTACTTTTCCCTCCTGCCGCCGCGCCATTCTTGGACCGCTGCTCTTCTGCAAATGCCTGGTTGAATACGTCGCGATTGAATTTCCCGCCGAATTTCGGCGCAGAGCTACCACCAGCATCATCACCTCCTTTTAACCAATCTCCATAACCCGACTCCTCCGGGTCAGGGATACGTGTCTTTTCAAACATGGAATTGAATGCGTCTAGATTCAACTTGCTCGGATTTAGCTGAACTGGCTCTACCATTTTCCAGGCATCCGCCTCCATGCCACGGCCCGCCGATAACGTCGTGGGCGCCTCCACCTTCCCTTCCTTCTTTCTGCCGCCGTGTATTCTAGAAAGAATCTCGCCGAGATATGCATATGCTCGTGTGACTGCCTCAAATTCCTTCTCGCTACCTCCCTTATCTGGATGAGCACGCACTACAGCTTTCTTGTATGCGCTTTTCAGACCTTCGGGTGTAAGTGCAACTTCCTCCTCTAACCCAAGAATTCGTAGACAGGCAGAGAAATAGTTCATCGCCTTCTCATTTCCGGCTTGCGATGCCTGCCTAGCTGTAACTTGATTGGCGGGCCTAGAGGAGGATACTATTTGCTGCTGCAGCAAAGGCTTCTGCAGCAAAGGCTGCTGCGCTTTCACTTCCCCCCCTTTCTCCCCAGGTAAAGGCGGCGCCTTCATTCCTGTCTTGACTTGCTGCACATAGTGTAATAAATGCCCATATATCCCAGCATTCCGAGCGACATTCATATGCTCGGGAGAACTGAGAAGTGTCTGTATCATTTGCATTCGTGTATCAGGCGACTGAATCGCCAATAAATTCTGATACATCCGTAAATGTGTTTGTGAAACCATGGATGCACTCTGCCCCATATCTATTTTGCGTCCCCGATTTCCTCCCGAACTCTTCCCGCAGTAATGACAGGAATTCTGGCCTCACACTCCCACAGCCACTTACGACCCAGAGAAAAAAAGCCGAATTTCCTCGGCCACATCTGCGGCATTTGCACAGGAAGACGACGCAACTTCGCATCTCGCACAAGCCCCCAGCTTTCCAAAGGAAGAACCATTGCCAATTGCTCCTGAGGCAAAGGCCGAGTCTCGGCAATTTCTATCACTGGTAAGAAATCGCCCTGCCGCTGACAAAACCCCGCCAAATCAGACCAAAGGGGCGGAATCCATGCTGGAAACATCCAGCTCATATTCACGCGCCGCCCCTGATAATAATCCAAAATCCACTGGAATCCTCGCAAGTATTCTGCACACAGGTTATCCTTTGACTCGGCATTAGAATACGGATGAATGTTTTCCCAATAGACCTCGCGCCACGACTCGTCTAAGGCGTTATGTCCTTCTGGACTTTGTCCTGAAGACAAGAAAGCTTTCTCCACCGCCCACTCCAAAGGAAGTCCTTCAGACGCGTCCATTCCTTTCCCAACTCCTCGCCGTGCCTGCTCCTCCTTTTTCATAATCATATGCAACATTCTGGCATCCTCATCGGATGCCCAGCGCTTGAATATCCCCCCAAGCACAGAAATCTTATAATTCCCTGATGCATCTACAAGCCATCCGTTCTTCCGCAAGAAAGAAAACTCGCTAATAACACAATCATGACCCCCATCTCCCAATTTATGTGTCAAGCTATGGGGAAGAAAATCATTTCCCATCAATGACATCAGGGCAATATAATTCAGAACTTCCTCGCGACCCTGAGGCCCGACCCTCCGCTGAAATTCCCGAATATCCAGGAACTGGTACTCCTGAGCGGAAGCAGCCACAGCCGCAACACCACCTGCTGCTGCTCCACTTGCACTTCGTGGCCCCCCTCCGAATTCCTGCTTCTCGCGCATCAAGTGCATATTGAGTCCGCATTCTTCGCCGACCAACATCGTCAGCAAAATCAAATCAGCATCTAGACCATAGACAACCACGTTTTTTCCTTTGGCTGCTGCTGCGCTTAAAACTCTGTCGCACTTGGCTTCGCCTAGACGAATCCAGCTCATAATCTTATGCTCCCCCTCGCCTTCTTCGTCCACGCCACTCACAATACACTCCGCCCCCAACACAACACCCTTTAACACAGCCCCCAACTTCTCCATAAACTTTGTTCCTGGTGTAATGGCATTTGTATCCCAACCTGCAGAGCTTGCATCTGCCTTTCTTAACCACGCCGATTTGAAACGACGCACGCGTTGCTGACGAATCTTCGCCATCGGCACAACACCATCCACGGCCAATAATACAGATTTGGGCTTCCCTGCCGTAATCCACACCTCTCGCACAACACGAACAACCTCCTTCAAAAGCTCGCCCTCCCACATATCATGCTCATAAGGATCTGATACGGCCGATGCAGGATAAGGCGGCATATTAGGCCCACGAATACATCTATAAATCAAACAATTGAAATCAAAGCATAGGATATCTGTCGACACAACCTCTTTTCGCAAACATCCAGGATATTTCTGTAGGATACTTCTGAAATACGAAGGAATGCCCATCTTAATAAGTCTTCTGTGAAGTTTCTTTAGGAGTCCCGATATATAGAAAGAAGGATGGCGACTTCTGCTCCTGCCTCTGGAGCTGCGGCCCCTATAGTTGCGGCCCCTGTAGTTTCCGCCTCTGCTTCCTCAGCACCTCTAGCACCATCCGCTTGGGATAAGTTCAAGGAATATTTGCTTGTCCCATTTGACAAAGCTATCATTAAGACAGCTCCAGAGATTGGACATTTAGCTCCTGTTATATTCACTATGGGCGCCTTATTTGTTTCATTTATATCATTGAATTATCCCTTGTTCGTATTCAGTCTTTCTTCTGCAGAAGCATTCTTTGTCTATAATGCGATTAGCACAGCTGCCACATATACAGCCACTCCTTTCACAGCGATGAAAGAAACACCCGGCGAACAAGGTAAGTGTAGCAGTGTTTTCCAAAGCATGAATCCGTCCCGATTTAAGTATTTCATGAGCCACGGCATTGTAAAAGAATTCCCTAATTCCCCCCTCTACTTCATATCATTTGCGGCAGCATATTGCTTACAAAGCATGTCATTCTTCAGTGAAGAAGCTTCCGAGCTAGGACCTCAATATTCTAACCGGCAATATATTGGCATTCTTGCAACTGCCCTTTTCATAACCCTATATTCCATATATCTGATGGCATACGGATGTGATGGCCTTTTCAATTTACTCATAACAATCATATTAGGACTTGTTGTTGGATATTTGATTTGCTATCAGAATTATTTTCTCCTGGGGAAGACTGGTGTAGATTTACTATTCATTCCGCCGATTGCCAAGCGCTCTGGCATGGATTATATATGTGTCACGACAAATACTCCAAAACAGTAATAGAGGGATACTTCCGATATGGAATCCATTCAATCACTAAAACAATCCTTTTCAGATGCTTTTATTACTCTGCCTCTGATAACGATTGGCCTGGTCTTTTTCCTAGGCATGCTCACATCCAATATAGGACTTATATATCTATTTTTCGGACATTTACTTGTAGTCCCTTCTCTTGCATTTTTCGGAAACGAGAAAGGACTCAAGGAAAATGGAGAATGGAGCCTTGCAAAGGGAATTAAATATATTATATCACTTATCATATTATTTACAGTGTATGGTGTTTCTTTACAAGGAGAAACAGAAAGCTCCTTATCATTTTTGATATATTTGGCGGTCCTGATTCCTTTAATTGGCCAGGCCATACAGCTAAATTTGCCTCAAGACCAACAGAAATCCTTCTTCTTCTTTTATAATCCTTTCGAATGGTTTATGCAAAAAAGCGAGTCCTCCCCTACAGCAACATGTGAAATGTTTCCTACCGACTCCGAAGACAAAATATACAATACGCCGAGCAATTGGGTAAATCATCTATCCTTCTTTTTCGGGTTTATTATTGCCAATGCCGTCGCTATTTATAATGAGCCGACACCCAAGCCCAGTGGTGCCACCGAGGCAGCTGTCAAAACAAGTAAGGCAAATATAGAGCGTCGTGTCACAAACAGAAAGTGGCTGGCTGGAACAATTACAGCTCTTTCTATCGCCGTTTTCTTAATCATACTCGCGTTCCGTTATAACAAGACGGAATGTGAGCAAAGTTTCTGGATTTCTTTCATCCCTCTTCTCATTACGACAGTCACGGGAGTTTCTTGGTTCAAACTCGTGCAAACAAAATGCGGCGTCAGGCCTGCCGATGTTCTTGGCATCGTCCAAGGAATGATTCCCTCTCAGCTCATAGATAATCCTATTGTGTGCGTGGGGTCTTAGAACCCCGCAAATCCCTGCCACAGAAACAAGTGCCGTCCAAATTCCGTAAGATTCTTTCCAGGTAGGTTTCCCATCTGCACAGATTCAAATATACTCTCGCAATATTCTCGCCACAGGCGCCGAAGACTTTTATTCGTCGGCCAGGAACCCAAGTCGCTAGAATAAGGAACACCCGTCTTTCCCAGCCGCCTATTGACATCCTCATGGAATTCCCATATCCATCGCCCACATTCGGCTGAGACTGGTATCCCATGCACTTTCCGATATTCTTCAATATGCTGCCGACATTCTACGCACGGCACAATGGTTTCCAAATGCGCAAAAAGCCAATCCAGCTCCCTCTTTTCATCCGTCGCCATTATATCGGGGGCCTTTCCAGCACGATATCCTATTCGGTGTAAAACCACCCATAAATACGGTCCCCACACAGAAGGAAGAGGCATTCCACCCCTACTAAAATTGAATTCGTCAAGCTTTCTCGTAAATTGTCCGCACCCCACGAGCCACAATGTCAAACCATGTGGTCGCACCGACATACCCCGTGGTCGCACCGACATACCCCGTGGTCGCAGAAATCTGGACCTTATTTGAATCATCCCTTTTGACACAAGCCAAACGTCTAACTGAAGACATCGCCAAACGCCAAGGAAAGGACCCCAAAGAGTTGTGGGCTCTTATCAAACCCCAGGTGAAGATAAATCTCTTGGACGCCGAAATTCCAGAGCCGCAGCTGTGCAAACACTTCCTAGGAAACAGAGATGGTGCCATTGAACTTCGCTGTAGGGCTCCCTGCACTCTAGGGTTTGATGCGTGCCCCACGCACATTCACACCCCTCTTATAACCGAGTCCAAACATCCTCTCGTCACATCCGTAAAATCTGCCACTGGTCAAACATATTACAAGGATGATAAAGGCCTTGTGCGCGACAAGAATGGCAAAATACACGGTATCGTTGAGAACGACGTTTTGTATTTGTTTGAAGAGGCCTAGGGCCCTATGGATCCTATGGCCCGAAGAGGACATAAAATCCTCCCACTATACAATACTAAATGGAGGGCAACCAAGGCAACAAACCCGCCAAAAAAGCCGTCAAAAAACCCTCCTCAAAAAAACCCTCACCCAAGCCCACCACAAGCACCATCGTATTCATACGAACCCCTTCTCCTTTCAATATCTTGCCAGACAAATACTTCAACCCATTGCTACAAAACACCCTAGATTTTTTACCCATCGGCCTCAAAGAACGCAATCAATACATAGAAAAACACTTCCCCTTTTATTCACCCTTTGCAGGAATTCCTCAGTTCATTATTCCAAAACAACTGTATTCAGAAATCTGGTCAAAAGAAAAATCGGCAGCCATTCGAAGGGCAGTGGCGAAAATCATGCGATTCCGTTTTCTATTCCGCAGATTTCTCCATAAATGGCGCTTCTCCAGAATAAAACTCGCAAACACCGATGATATTCTAACAGGAGAGCCTCCCAAAAAGCCCGTGTATATCGTGGACTGGTCCAGAAGACAAGCCCACGTATTTGAAGCACAAACGCTGATGAAAGATATAACATCGCGTCTTCAACATCACGATGGCCTATTTGAGTACCCACAGCCACCGCGCAATCCATTCACAAATTCTCCTTTTACACTGTCGCAAACAATTTCCGTATGGAATTCCATCAGTGAAGCAGGAATCGCCGTATCTTCTCTTTTTACACTGTATCGCACAGCTCGCTATTCTTATCTAACATTTATGCAAGAGAATCTCTCGTATCTAAGGCTAAGCGCACACCGCAAAACATTCCAAGAAGAAACTTCCTATGATTATAAAGAACAAATGTTGGATTTCATACATTTATGCTATACTGCTGAAACGCTTGAGTATAATGCAGCGGCATTTTCGTATATATTATACAATGAGCCAAAAAACCATGTTATACAAAAATGGAAACGCCTATGCGAGAAATACTATGAGGCAGATATTATATTCTGGAATAATCCAAAAAAGGCCAACGATATAAAAGAAAACGTCCTTGATGATACATATGATATATTGAGCACTCAGAACTATATTGTATCACTATATAATCGTATAATAGAATAGATGGCGGCTGCTATGACCCCTAGCCAACTTTTGGAAATCCGGCGCGTAAGGGCAATGGCTTCTTCTGCGGCAGATACTCCACAAAACCAATGTTTCAAAGGCGAAAAAGGCGATACGGGCCTACAAGGTCCTCCTGGAGAAAGAGGCAATTTTGGAGTTCCTGCATCTCTAGGATATTTCAATGATACCGTATTCCCACAGCTTATTCCCAATAATAGTCCCACAATAGTTACATGGGCAAACGTTGATACAAATTTCAGTCAAGGAACAACTGGTATAGGATATTCACAGGGAAGATTTTTTAATTCCAGCACGACAGATGATATATTATTAAATGTATCGGGTTTTATTTCTTTTTTCCCAAATACCAGCGGAAATCGTTCGGTATATGCAAGGTTAACTGGTATAAATGCAAATATATATGGATATACTCAGGTTCCAGCAGTTAGTAATCCTGACACACCAACAATCGTTCCGTTTTCATTTAATATTTTTTTAAAAGCAACGACAGGCGCATTTAATTATTTTGAAATACTTGCAGCGCACACAGCTACTAATACAGGAACCTCTTTATCTATCAATAGCTCTACATCACGTATATGTATGACACGCATAAATACGTCTATAAAAGGAGATACAGGTCCTGCAGGTTTAACAACAGCTCAAATAAACACACTGATAACAAATGGACTCGCTACTGCAAGTATTACCACTACACTAAACAGTTTATTAACTCCATACTCCCCAAAATCATTTGGAAACGTTTTAATAGTTGATAAATTATCTGGAACTACAGGAAATGTAAACTCATTATATCAGACGTTTCTCACAATAGAATCTGCAATAGCTAGTATAACTCTTCCCTCGACTGTAAATAAAACAATTTGGCTCCTTCCTGGAACATATCTCCTAGCAGGAAATAATATAGTAAATCCTGCAGTAACAGGTAATGTGGGAATAACTATACCTGACGGCTGCTCTATACGGGGTATTTCTGCACAAACAGTCATAATACGAATGCAAAACGTAACCACGAATACAACAATGATTCTAATGGGAGAAAATACGAGGATAGAAGACTGCACGATTGAACTTGCAGCAAGCGCAACATGCGATTTAACAGGAATTCTCTTTTATGGGACTTCCACATTCACATCAAAAATAAAGGGGTGTATAATAACAATAAATAATTCTACTGTTACACTTTCTACAAATGTGACAGGTGTCCTCGCAAACGGCGCTGGTGCCCCAAATACATCTACCACATCTTTTGCACTGGACCAAGCGAAATCAGGTTCTTTAACCTGTATTGAAGATTCAACCATAGATATTATTTCTAACTATAATGGAACAAAGAGGGGTATTGTTGTTGGAGGAGGCTCAGGCAGTAACACAAACATAGTTAATATAAGAAATACAAATATATTCGTTAAAAATCCATTAACAAGTTCTGGCACTGGATATTCCTATTGTGCAATGGAGAATAATTCGTCCACAAGTAAAATACAATGTTTCAACTGTATTATAGCTGGTCCAACTATAGGAGCTACCGACGATTTTTCCGATATTTCACAAACAACTGGTGAAATCGTTATTGCAGAAGGAACTACTCTCTTCAATAAAAAACCAAGGCTAAGAACACCTGGAACTCTTTCTGTATCATATCCCTTCAAAATACTGACAAATACAACATCCTTTTTTTATGCTGCATTAGGGAAAATAAATAATTCTATAGCAAATGTAAATGGATATTTAGTTCCTGGTTCAATGATGATACAGAATTATGCATACCCGCCAGGAACTACCTTATACAATTTCCAATATCCGTCCACAAATGTTCTCAGCACCTATTACACTATTTCTAAAAAAACTATCTTAATGTCTACACGTGTAAGGCTAGGAAAACAACAATCCACTTCACCCTCTGTAGCAACACCCCCCACATTTCAGTTATTTGTTTCAGTATATAACGACACGACACCTTTAGCTTCATCAACCTCTACCCCAACACTACTATTCACATTATCACTTACTGACACAGAGACAGAACAAGTATATCCGAATTCTTCAAATACAAATGTATTCACATTGGAAGAGGGAAGCCAATTGCGTGTAAGTGTAAGATATACGACAAGCATTGGAAATCTTGGGGAGGATTTATACGTTCAACTAGAGTTATACTAGAAAGCAATAGTGGGTCTAAACTTACTTCTATACCATATATAAGTATGGACAATAATCCCTTTACTGTCCATGGAATAACGGGCAGAAATGCAGATGAAGTTATTCCAGGGATGTGGCTAGGAAATTATAAGGTGGCTGTGGATTCTCAATGGCTCGGTGAAAAAGGGATTAAATGTGTATTCAATTGCACGAAGGATATTCCCTTTGTGGAGGCCATTCCGAGGAAATACCGAGTCCCCGTAGACGATAATTTAGAGCCCGAGGAAATCCGAAATCTTGAACTGTGGTCCTATGAAATCGTGTTTAAAATGACGAATGAGTATAAAACTGGCCAGCCGATGCTGGTTCATTGTGCCGCTGGCATGCAGCGGTCTGCAGCCTGTGTTGCGATGTTTTTAATCGCGAATAAAAACATGACCCCAGACCAGGCGATTTCTTATATTCGCCGGCAGCGCGCTATTGCCTTCCATCCGAATGCCAATTTCCGTGAATCGATTGAAGGATTCTACAAGTCATATCAGCGAGAGATTGTCCCGACCATGTCTATGGCATCCACATTTTCTTAACCAAATCTAGATGGCTGCTTTTAAAAAAAGAGAGCCACCTTTCTATGAGAAGGTAACCCTGCTCACAGAAAGATTTATGCGGGACGGAATCCCAGACAACGAGGACCTTGCTCTCGTTACTCTCCCCCCTGGAACAGTGCTGTTCCGTGGGCTGAAAATCCCTAACCAGGCGGCTGGTGTAGACCCTCGCCTCTTCTACAGGGATTTTCTGGGAGACCCCGAGGGGCGAGACAATGTCTGTATGAATTCCACACACAATACCTTCTTTTACCCCTTCCCCTATGTGGCGTTTGGAGCGGACCAAGTTGGCCAGGACTTTGATATGATGATTATGGTGGTTCTCGTTCATCCTGTCAATCTGGTTTGCTCGATAAGCCCGTCGCGTTCTGTTCGTGGAACTGCAAAAGGGTTTTCAGGAGATGCTCCTTTCCAGCGCTGCGATGGCCTCGTGGGCAAGATTCCTAGATGCCATCCTCTGACGGAAAAAGAAAAGGAAGATGCGCAATGGGACAATTGCTTGAATCCGAAATACCAAGTCGCGTCTGGAACACGTGGCTGGATGGCGATTGCACAGAGAGATGCGCTGAATACGAAAGTTGTGCGTGAATGGGGCAAGGCGGGGGCACCGAAAACCGAGACATATATGTGGGAGTATATGAATGGGCTGAAGACGCGGCACCCAGATGTCTGTACCGACTTACTAGCATCCTCTTACACAGACAGTAATAAAAACAACGGATTCCCGGAAATTGCCTTATATCCTTTCAAGAATCATCTGGGAGAAAAACCTTATAAACAGAAATGCTCTAGTGTGGCGACGGCAATACGTCTTATGCAGAAGGAGGCGGAAAAGGACAATTTTAATTATCTTCCCGTTGCTGCATTCACAAAAGATGGGGTAATTGATATGGTAAACGGTTTCTTTACACAAGAAACTCTAGGCGTTTCGGCAAATGCGTTTTCTACGTCGGCGGCGAGCAAGCAGCCGGCGATAGAAAGCATTATAAAAGCGCACATGGATAAGTTACAAACACAAGGAATTGTCTTGCCTTTATATGGACCTGGTGCTTTATCGTTTGATACGCGCACGGGATTCTACATTCTTCCGCAAGTCGTTCCGCGTAGTTTAGTAGTTGTAAACAAAGACCAGGAGGAATCGGCAAAAAAACAAGCTCCAGTCCCTTATTCAAGGCTGTGTATTCCTTTAGCAAACGAAACAGATAAGAGACGTGCGACAAATTATAAGATGATGTTCCGTAATTTTTCCCTCTTGAATTTCATGAAGATTTATGGTATAGAAACAAAGTTTGGTCTGAATCGTGCGATGATATTTGAGAGGCCTCCTGTTCTATCGGCGCTGTTTAAACTATTTGGACTGGGAATGCCGAAAGAATTTATATATGGGTTGAAACGTGCCACCACCACAAAAACGGAAGATGAGGAGGCGTTGAAGAAACTTGGTCAAGCACCTGCACCTAAGGCTGCTCCTCGTGGCACTCCTCCTGGGAGCCCTAGCTACGCCGCCATGACTCCTCCTGGGAGCCCTGGCTCACCTGCATACGCCAACACCACTCCTCCTGGAGTTTCTGCAAATGCAGAACACAGCGCGAGGTTCGAAGAGGCCAGACAGAAGTTGCTGGGCAATGAAATCACAAAACAAAATATAATAGGTGGCTATGGAAAACCCGCCAATCCGTTTGGATTAAAAGAAAATGAGATACAAGAGCTACAGACTACGAAAACACCTGAATCTCCTAAGTATGTCCCTTTAACACCTAGAAAGCAAGAAGGAGGGACACGCAAGGCAAAAAAAGAAAAGGCTCGCAAGACAGCAAAGTCCAAGGCGGACAAAGGAAAAACGCTATACGATGTTGCGGCAAGTTTCCATAAAGTGTGGGCATCACACGGCAAAAATTGAACGCCCCTCCCCCACATAACCTTAGGTCCAAACCTCCTTTCGTATAACTATGCTGAGAACTATTCTATTCTTAGCATACTTATCATTTAGCATGCAGCTGCAGCAGCAGCAGACTGCTTCTTCTACGCCTAATCCTAAGATGCCTTTGGCCCCTTTGGTCCCTTTGGTCCCAAAGCCAAAGTCTTACATTATGATTACATCGCCCATCCCCCGTGAGAAACAACTTGTCATTGTTCCCAAGGAAGATGATATCCGTCGTAAAATGTGGGATACAGCAAATTCTGCAGCAGCCACCACTGCCGCCTCCGCCGCCGCCAGAGGGCGCCTCGCCGAGTTGGCGAAGTTAGCATCTCCTACTCCTCGCCCCTCTCTCAATGATGACCAAAGTGAAACAGATATGCGAATTCCTATGTTCCTTACATTGTTTATATTCGCCTTCTGTTTCCGAAACTCCTTATATAAGTCCATCCGCACCCTTTTACTCAAATACAATAAGGACATGGAGATTCGGCGTAATATAAGCCACGAGATATATACCATAGGTGTCAAAGAAGAGGTCAGGCATAATCTTCAACTACAGCATCATCCCCTCATACGCTCTCGCACGAATCTTTCGAAAGGTGAGTTAGCGGTCTAAAAAAATCTGGTATATTACATCCAGTCAAATGTCATCAAGTCCCCGTCGCTCTCTCCGCCTCGCTGGAAAGGAGCCCGAGGTTAGGCCAGAGATGCCTCCTCCTGTCAAGAGGAGCAAACACGAAATTTCCACCGAATGGAAGCGTCTCTCCCTTACAGTGCCTCGCGCGGATAACTGCCTTCTTTTTGGTAAGTTTCTTGCAGCAGCCCTTTCTACCGCCGCCACGGTGGCGGCGTCCTATTCTTGGGGCCAAGCCAAGGTCTAGGCCTAAAAATTGAACCACCGCGCCGCCGCCTGAAAACAGTCAGCTTAACAGAAAAAAATGGCTCTACAACCAAGATTTCAAGACATTCTTCACCTTGTTATGTGGAATGGCTATGCCGCCGACTGCGCAACGGCACTCGCCACATGTAAAGAGACATGGACCGATGATAGGGTCTGGTATCCGTTCGGCATCGATGTGCGTTACGGCCCCCAACAAAAGACCCGCCTACAGATAATTTCTGACCATTGTATTCCTTTAGACAATGGTAAGAAAACGATAATTCGCGATGAGCGTAAAAAGGGAGCTCAGAAACCCAAGCTCGTCATGTATAAGACGCACGAATACTTCCTCAAACGGGTGGAAGAGTTGAGGGCGCATGCGGAAGCCACCCACCATCAAAAGGCTTTTCAAAAGGCTCTAGATACACGGGATGCAGAAGGAAAGACTCTGCTTATTCACGCAGCCATAAAGAACAATATTCCACTCACCGACTTTCTCATTGAAAACGGTGTAGATGTGAATCTCCTGACGAATCGTGGAGGGAGCGCACATCACTTTGCCTCTGAACATTCCGATAAGACACTATCGGGTAAGCTGGTTGATGCCGGCGCAAAATACGAAGATGGCTACGGGGTTGAGGAGCCATTGCGTGTGATACATCGTGTGGAACGTAATGACGTTTGGAATTTCTCTGTTCTTGACTATATAAACGACTTCTATCGTATTGGCGAGACGAATACCAAGAAAAAGAAGCGTACGCACGACGAGAAGCTCGCAAACCCCCCTCCTCACATGAAGGCCTCTCTCTTTAAGAAGCAGTTTGCTCGCAAGTAATAGCGAAGCATAAGGATAAGCAAAGCAAACCTTACATAGGGCGAGTCACGGTTAACCGCAAGAACTTGTTCGCTTGCATAACAACGGTCATGGTATATCCAATGCCAGCATCAGGGTTCGCATCATTCCGTCTAACCGTGTCCGTGCGATTCGGAATAACGGCATTCGTAATCTCAACCGAAATGTGGAAGCACTTATCCGTCTTGGCAACAGAAGGAAAATACGCCCAATTCACATCATTGCTGAACGGGTAATATTGCACACAGCCATTATTCAGATTGCTAACCCACCAGCTCATAGGCAGCGACTTGAAGACGTTTTGATTTGCCTCAAAATCATCGCCCAGAGCGGCAACATCCACACAAGGGACTACACCTTCCGCTGCAGGAGAAACTGCACTGTAAAAAGTATCATTTGCACAAGCATCTTCTACCAGAGTGGCTACATGAACAGGGGAAGTTACTTCCATTATAGTATAGAGTTATGCTTTTTATTTAGACCAACGGATCCTAGGCCCTTAAAAATTTTAAAGGTATTCTAGATAATGCCTGATGTATATATTATAAATCCACTTGGGAAGGAACCCGAGGCAAGGAAAGAACCAGAGGCAAAGAAAGAGGAGCCTGATGAGGGTAGGGATATATCTATGTGCTGTCTTATTTATTTGTTCTGTTGCCTACCAATCATTGCGAGTTCTGCAGGATAAGATCAATCAAAGGGCCCACAAGAGGCGATCGTGTCGAAGGCACTAGCCCCTTTGGGGCAGTCGGGTCCGCTGGACCCTAGCCCCAATAACACCCCCTCTCCACATGAAGCGCACCACCAGGAGTTTCTCCCGCCGAAGGATACACCCAATTCTCATTCCACAGCCGCGATATGAATTCATGCGTCTCCCAACGCCGCCCCTTGATTCCCATAAATACCTGCACCGCCCCACCCATGACAATACAAATCTTCCCACGCCCCTTTAACGCATCAGCAATCACCATACCCAGTCCTCCACATCCTATCAAAACAATTCGAGCATCCCTTTTACACACCTCCTCCACCACATACGCCACTGCATCCTCCCATTTCTCTGCATCACATTCCCAGGCACCACGACCCAGCGACATACACGGAGCATATCCCGTTTTGACCCAAGACCATTCCACATTTGCCGGCCAAATGCTCTTTTCACTGCTCCCCCAAATCGCCTCCCCTCCCTTGGCAACTTGTCCCGCAGCCGTTTCCGTGAACGAACTTACCACACACACTTTCTGCCCGGCTAGAAGTTTAGACCAACGCTTCTCAGGCTCCCAGTAATACGGCTCCAATGCTCGCAGTGGTATCTGCAGCGCAGTGGCGTCCCAAGAGCAAAGCAACGCATGCTCTTTTTTCAATATAGGTGCATACCATCCCGTCGCCAATACATCCGAATTCTGAATCGCCGATTTTGTCGCATCTACCCAACGGATAAGAGAGGCCGAATCCTTCGGAAACACTCCCGCATTCCTCTCTAACACAGTCGCCGCATCAGCATTGATTCGTCCCATCTTCTCATATTCCCAACAAACATCAAATTCAATTGTCCCGAATCTTCCCGCCAAAAAACCGCACCCATTGGAAAGGGCATTTCTTATTCCATCAGATAAACTCATTCTCTACTCTATTATATAATTAGGTCTTTAGAGATACAATGGTGTGTTGTATTTGTTTAGAGCCGGCTGTAAAAAGAAATCCATTGTATCTTATTGGATGTGGATGTAAACTTGCATGGTTTCATAAAGAATGTCAAGATAAATGGATACACTACAGCCAAGCCGATAATCCCCTAAGCTGCCCAACATGTAGGCAAGTTGTTCCGTTAACATATAATTACAGTTTTTCTTATCATACAGGCATACCACAAAAAGCTCTATGGTTAACATCCCTTGTTTTTTTCATAGAATCCTTGGTAAATCTATACAATAATCGCTATACAATGATTGCACAATCTTCTACCATGATTTTATTTCCTTTTATGCTAAGCTCTACTCGTAATTGGGAGTATTTTTTACTATCTTACAGATTGAGATTATTAGGCGAATGTATATATTTACTTATAATGCCTAGACACATATATAAAATTGATAATATAATATATTACAGACATTTGTTTATATTATATTTACTCTTTCAGTATTTTTCCGATATACGAAAAAAGAGGGCACATATATTGGAGCCTTATGTGATAAGTGCAGATGTTTATAATAAAGAAATCATGTTAGCCAAGCCTGTTCCCAGTACCTTGAAACGGACTAGGCGTAGATTCCGTTAGGAATGTGTAATAGGATGCAGGTAAGACATAACGATAGTCGACGGGTTCTTGTTCCTTTGGAGGAGGTCTTTCCTCTGGCACCACCTGATTTGCATCTCCTGCAGCTCCTGCAGCTCCTGCATCTCCTGCAGCTCCTGCAGGCTCGTCCATCTCCAAATCCATGACAATATCTGACCCATCCAAGAAGACAACTCCCTCAGGCTCGCAACTTTCCAAAAGTATCATTGCACCTTCCACCACTGGAACGGGGACAATCTGGCCTTCTTCTAGAACGCCCAATTGCGACAACGGCTCTTCAATCAAATCACGAATATCCATATCGGCAGGAATGTGCCCAATCACTTTGAAAGACAGCCGTGTCGCCTTCTGCAAATTTTCCGAGCGTTCAAATTCTATCTCCAACTCCTCGCCGCCCTCAACACCGATGGTCTCACAGAGCCACGAAGGCAAATATAGAATTTCTGCCCCCCTCCCCATGTAATCTGTAGAAACAGGATCTCCTATCGAAATATGAGACCCTTTTACACAGGCCACCCAGCGTGCAGATCCTTCTCCACTATGAAGTCGTCTAGCCAACATCACGCTAGGACGAGCACTCCACGAGCTATCCTCCACATTCATATAAATCTTCGGATATACAGTCACACGTGCTTCCATCGCCTAAGTAGTTTTTATACCGCCACACCCCCAACGCCAATTTTTTTACACAGCACCATAACAGAAGGCGGTAAATGTCGACCAGTGCAAAAGTCCATCCTTATCGTAATAACATACATATAGAAACAATAAAAGAGGCGTTTGATATGATTGACCTAACACCAGCGCAAAAACTCATTCTCAAAAACCGCTTTACTTCTCTCTTGGAAGAATATGCAAAGCGTTCGAAACGGTATTCCTACGCCTTCCATGGACTTCGTGGCACGATAACAGTCGGCTCGCTCATCGTTCCAGCAATTCTGTCCGTTCAATTCACCAGCTCTCAGATTACCCAAGTTATTTACTGGGTTGTTTGGTTTCTTTCCCTCTTGGTGACAATCAGCAATGCCGCAATGACTCTTTTAAAAATAGACAAGAAATATTATGTATTAAATACGGTATTCCAACATATTATAAGTGAAGGATGGCTCTATATTGAGCTATCGGGTAAATACAGCGGCTTCAAGACTCCTGGAGAGAAGCCGACACATCAAAACCAATTTGTATACTTTTGTCACAGCCTCGAGAAAATACGCATGAAGCAGGTAGAAGAAGAATATTTCAAGCTTACACAGATAAACAACCACGAGAATAATCCTCATGCGTTAGACCAACTTATACCACCCACTCCGTTGAATTCAAAAGCGTTTCCTATAACGAACGCAAATATAAATTCGGCGGACTTAGTAAATGGGGCAACAACAACGGTACGAAGGCAAAACACGTCGCAATCTGAAGAAGAAGACACGCTTGTTGCGATTGAAAGAGCTTCAGCCAGTAGCCAATGATATGAATATGTTTCCAGGAAGATGTCAGTGCATAGAATCTTGTCCGAATCCTTCCATTCAAGGAAAGGCGTTCTGCAATGAACACATGAATTTTTGTCCCCGTCGCGCTCCTCTCAGCGGCTCAGAGCCGAAGTATGAGCCGGCTCGCTGGAACCCCAAACAAATCCGCCTGACACACAATTGTTTCAGCTATGCTTTCAACATCATTGATAAAAAACAGATTGACGAGTGTAAGAAGAATCCGAAATGTTTCACCGCCTTTCACCAGCCTGGAAGTATCAGCGGATTCCCGAAATTCAACGACGTGGACCCGAAAACATGCCCGAATATGATTAGTCGTCTTCTGGGAGATAATCCAGACGACATTGACCCCTGCAAGTTTGAGGAGGCATGTCCTGCAGGAACGTCGAAAATCGCCCTCGTGGTTGACCAAGACCAGGATTATCATTTTCTCAGGCAAGATGCTCCTACGGAAGAGGAGCTGAAGGTGAATCCAAAAAACCCGATAGGATATTTCTCACAAAAAGGCGGTTCGCTCCCTGTGACAAATAAAGATGCCCTCGGCCATGAAATTTTCGACGTGGAGTTGGCTAATCACAACTTTGCCGCAAAGAGCAAAGAAAATACGTTAAATTATGATAAACTGTGCGGCTATTTCTGTGTTCCGAGAAACAAGCCGATTTTCATCAAAGTCGGCGGCCGCCGTCAAAAGAGATATGCAGTCACTCGCAGAAAACGCTAGGGTCTGCTTAGAAAGCTCAAACTCCACGGAAAAGCGCAAGTGCCTCCGTTGCTGTCATTCTTGACGTAGGCTCACTCTGTAAAAGTCCCTTTAACACATTCCTTATCAACACACTATGCTGTTTCCATGTATTCTCAATGAATGGCGTCAGTAAAAACGACTTTTGTAATAAATCCAAGAACATCACGCCAACCGCCCACGAATCCCATTTTCTCCAATACGCCTTGAAAAACGGAACCCATGAATCCCCGTTCCACGTCGTATCCTCCGCCCAGAAATTCCGAAGATTTCTTTCTTGGATCTCCATATCGGTCCCTAGAAGTGCTAGAGAAAACTCCTTTTTCTCTTGCATTGTTGCCTTAACACTCTCGTTCATATCCATTCCCGCATATATCCCATTTTGCACAGATAACTCGGGCGGCTGAGGAGGGAATTGCGGAGAAAAATCATACAAGTGCCGCTTTAACACCTTGTCGTTTATGTCGTCCCCTATGAAGGCGGCCCCGAAATCTATGATGCGAAAGGTTCCCCGATAATCCACCAAGACATTGTTCGCATGTAAATCAAAATGGCAGATGCCTTGCTTTTCCAGCTTCGATACTGCCTCTAACATATGGCGAAGGGACCCGAGGTAATCAAATCCCGCTGTTAATCCCATTTTATATACCGTTGTTCCTGCATACGGAGAAATAAGTTGCACCAAGTTATCATTGTCGGCTCGCTGAAATATCTTGCATTGGCGTGCATATTGGTTGCGCATCTCTGAAAAATTACTACTGGTGCAATTATCTCCCTCTGACACAACATAGTATCTTTCCCACCCTGGAATTCCCATAAGAATCGTCGCCATAGAAAGCTCAATATCCGAATTCTTTTTAACAAGTATTTTGCCAACCGTCCGTTTCCCCTTCACATCTGGCTTCCCCTTTTTACACGGCAGCTTTGGAGAATAAACACACCCATGTGTTCCTTCGTCGGTGGGTTTGGTTTCTATATGTTTGGTGTCCATGTGTTTGGTTTCCATCTACACTTGTCTAGTAAATCTATAGAGTAGAGGCGGGGAAGGATGAACGTATTTTCACTTATCCTCCTTTTTACTATAGTTATTCTTGGCCTTGCCGTCGCTTCAGAGCTGATGTTTCCAAAGGTGACTACAAAACTTCTGGAGGGATTTTCTGGGACAACTGTAACCAGTATATGGTCGACATTTGTATCCGCTCGCAGTGATATTGGGCATACACAAGAAGATTTCAATTACAAAAGAGACCCGAGATATTTCAATGACTATGCAGATGTCGGCCGTTTTGGAGGTGCCTACGATTTCTGTCGAATGATTGCACCCGTGGATGACCCGACGAACCTGTTTTTCGCCTGTGCCTTGGCGGGAACGGACAACATGGACTCCACCACATTCAGAACACCCGGAACAAAGGACGGTTTCCGAGTGAGCTACGACGATTATATGAGAGATACGAATGGCGACGGGCGAGCAGACTATTGCCGTATTCTTTCTTGGAAAGACGGCTCTTATCAGCCGGTATGCTCCTATGCAAGGGATTTCGGATTTGACAGTGCAGAAAAGGTAGATTCCGACCCTCCCGCCAATATAAGCACTTTACTGACCTTTTACAATGGCTGTGCTATATGGCTACGATTCAAGGGCGATTTACTGGATACAATGGAAAACGTGAAAACACAGGTAGCGGGGGGTCTTATTATAGACGAGACTCCTCGCAGGGATATTTCGGAAGGACTGGAATTCAACGGAATCAACCAATTTCTCCGAATTTCTGATTCTTCCGATTTATCCATTGGCTTCAACGTGCCGATGCGCTCTATGCGTTCTTGGATGGTATGGGCGTATTTTGAAGAATTCACGAACAATGCGAAAATCTTTGATTTCGGCAATGGCCCTGGGAAAGACAATGTATTTCTCGGAATTCTCGGCAAAGGCGATTCTGAGGCGGCGGGCACGGATTTACGCCCCCTTCTGTGCGGCACCGAAAAATCCACCGTGCCTGACCATCCGTCAGGGCAACAGCGCGTCGCCGAGATGAGCCCAAAACGTCTGATGGAAACGACGGATGCCAATGTGAATGAATATACTTGCGGCGGTTTTGAAGATTATCCAGAGAAGCTGAAGCCTTCCACAGTGGGTCCTATTGTTATGAAAAACACGGGAAAGGCCACGCTATTATTTGAAGTCTGGGACCAACAGTCCAGGAAAATGCGCATCAAGGTGAATAGTGCCATTCCGCTGAAACGCTGGACGCATATTACGATTACCACGTCAAGCGATGATGCATTCCGCCCGAATATATCGGTATATATCGACGCCAAGAAAGTGTTTGAGAAGGAGAGTGGATGGCTCCCTGCAGCCAGCTCTATGACGAATTGTTATTTGGGTAAGAGTAATTGGTCTTCTTCCACAAGTCAATACGAAAATCGTGATGAATTGTTCAAAGGTAAGATGTTTGATTTCCGAGGCTATAAGCGGAGTCTTTCGGATGGAGTGATACAAGATTCATTTGAATGGGGCAAAGAGAGACTTTCTCTGACGAGCCTTCAAGAATCTCCTATCCGGTTTTTGAAATAATCCCCGAAAACTGCACAATTGCTTGATACAGCAGGGGGCTACGTAAGATTATATCGACGAAATCTCGCATAGAGCCATCTTCTAAGCCCACAAGCCCCCGAGTCAATCCAACCCCCCTGTGCTCTCCGACACTCAAAAACATCAAGTCCATCTCCGCGTATATTTCATCCCGCCATACATTCGGTAACGAAGAAATCCAAACGGCAAATCTACTCGTATGTATGTGCGCACGAACCCGTATTTCTTGGGAAATGGAAGGAATCGCAACTGTTGTATTCATCGATTGCATTCCTGGCAGCCCTAGCCATAACTACAAATTTTCCTTTAACACAGTAGAACAAAATGGCCAAGGGAACACGCAAGGTAGGCAAAGGAGGCAAGAAGTCCACAAAGAAGACGGCGAAGCGCAAGCTATCTCCTGCGCTGAAGGCGTGGAACGAGAAGGTGATGAAGAAGTACCGTGAGATGAAGAAGTCTAACCCCAACGTGAAGCTGGGCGATGCGATGAAGGCGGCCAAGAAGGATTAAGAATCCTATAGAGGATTAAGAATCCCTTAAAAAAATATGTGATGATTCCATCATCCGTTATTTTTTATCATTAGGCTTCTGTAAGTGCATTAAGGGAAGCAACAATAGAATCAGCAATAGTATCTGCAGCATCACCAATTACAACAGAAATCTCTGCATCCTGGGCAGCCTTAGCAGCCTCAGCAGCCTCAGCAATCCGGGCATCCCTAACATCCTGGGCAGCTTGGGCATCCCTAGCATCCTCGGCAGCATTCTCGGCAGCCTGAGCGGCCTGGGCAGCCTGAGCGGCCTGGGCAGCCTGGGCGGCTTGTAGGGTACGCTCTGCAACCGTAAGGCGTCGTGCCTTTGGCGGCTGCGATGCAGAAGCCCCTGTAGCAGAAGCAGCAGCCTTCGGCTTCGGCCCAATCTTATTGAATTGCTTCCACTCCCACTTGTCCCCAATCTGCGGAACGCTACAGCTCTTCATCCGGCTCACGTTCATCAAGCTCTCATTCACATAAGTCCGCAAATTATCATACTCCGTCAGCGTCATCTCAAAGGCGGCCTCGTCTGCTGGAGGCGTATTCACGATATTATTCAACATCATCGTGCTGGTATTCACAAACATCTCTAACACACCCCGAATAGCCAGATGCTTATTCCGCTTCAGCTCGCGCTTTGCCAACTCCGTCTGCATCGCCTCCTTGCTAATCTCCTTCATCAGATACATCATACCCAAATCACCGTTATCATTCACGTTAAAGGCGCCCTGATACATCTGGATACGCTGGTCAGCAATCTCCGCCGTCAGTCGGTGGATTGCCAAGACAATGCGCTGAGTGGCTGCACTCACTGTCTGTGTTGCCAGATGAACTGCCCGATAATACGGAACACCCCCACACGGCACATCACCGGCATTCCGAGGCGCTACGCCATTTCCTTGCTTCCGCAAGAACTCGTAGTAATGCGGATTGTGGATTACGCCGTTCACCACCTGCCCCGTGACCCAAGAGAATGCTGTATGACACTCGGTGCAGAACATTTGGTCACAATTTACAAGAACTGATACATCTTTGCTCATGAACCGGTGGTTACCTCCAACATTCCATCCGAAGTAACGCCCCCGTCCAACCGGTTTTACGCTGATACTTGTCTTTAGCCAGTCCTTGTTTGGTGATGAATTTACACATTTCTTACGAGCAACTCGTGTGGGAATATCGGAGAGATTTTGGCCTGAGATACAAACTCTGTAATGAGGCGCGTATGTCTTTGCTTCCACTCCTGGAAAGGTCACATTCTCCTTTTTCAGAATATCTACACTCACTACAAATCCTAGGCTACGAGCCAGAAGTTCAATCTGCTTTCCGATCTTATGGTTTGACTGAGAAATCATAATACGTTTTCCTTCTGCACCTAGATATCCATCTGTATCAACAAGCCCAGCAAGAAATTCCAGACGAGTTTGCCTGTCATTTACAAGATAGTCGTGGGGAATGTGCTTATTCCGAATGAGCCCATAGTGGTCAAGCTTATCTTTCAGGGTATTCTTGTTTGTAATACCCTTGTTATATACAACCTCTTCCTTAGGGAGGTCGCAGAGGCTGCACTTCTTTTTTGAACATCCCTTGCATGTTGCAGATGTGACACCACGAGTAATAGCCTCCCTCTTCCAATTCTCACCCGCACGACGAACACGGAAGCGATACATATCATCATGGAGAAGCTCACATTCATTCCTCTTACACCAATCAAGAAGTGCCGTAATAATCTCTGGGTCCTTCTCTGGGCAGCAGGCAAAGTCTACGCCGTTGTTAATTCCATCTCCAATCCAGACACCCATTATATAAGGGTCCAGGGATACATCCTTCTTTGGCCAATGAATAGAATCTCCCTTGTATCCATACAGCCTGTCCTTTACAGTCTGAGAAAGTTTCATATACTCTTCTACCAGTATCTCTAACACTTCTGGCAATTCAAGGGAAATCATATATACCTCAGCATCCTCAACCGTTGAGAATTGCTTTGATGTATTTGTAAGAGTGACAGGATCAATCCACTTTAACACGTGGCCATTGTTTTCTTTTGAGATAGATACACGCGGCTTCAGCGCCAGCTTATGCTTGCTATTCACCGTATAAGACATCCCCTTCGTCTGAGTCACCTCATACATCTCATCCTCGCCTGAGCAGGTCTCCTGAACAATGCGAATTGTCCCATCGTCGCCCACTAGCTCATCACCCACAACAATATCCTGCGACATCTTTGTCTCGCCATTCCAAAGAAGAATCTCCGTATCTGCTGCAAAGCACCCATCCACTTTACTGATACGTTCCCCACACTTCGGACAAGGCCGAGATTCCTTGATAATCAGTGCCACACTATCCTTTTGCCCAGGGTCACATGTATGCGGCGAATCCTTATCCAGACCCTTCATCACAAGACAATCCGGACACGCCCACAGTTGGCACGTCCCGCACTTGTAGGCCGTGCTCAAGAATCCACGGCATTCTCCATCGGGACACTTCATAATGAACTTTGCCCGCTCAGGAGTCGCCGCCTTCTCGCCCTCTGTAAGCGTCCAGGCGGGAGGTGGCCGCCCCTCGCTCTCCGCTGTATAGCGAGTCAGCTGTGCAGTGAGACGATGCGACCGCCGAAGAATCTTTGACCTCGCCACCTCCAGCGCCTGAAGCTCCTTATTCACGTCGCGAATCAAGACCTCCGTATCACGCACCTTGAGCCTCGCCTCCACACGCGGCTGGCGGGTAGGAAGAATGGCAATCTCTCGCTCCATCAATACGTGCTCCCGATGCTTCTTATACGGGCCAATGCGAAACGCACGTGTAAAGTTCAAATCCAAGAACTCGTCGTTCCAAGCACGTCGACACATCATACAGTGCGCATCCAGAACACCATCGGTAAGATACTTCTTGGTGCAGACAGAGCATGCCGACTCGTTACAATACGGACAGCAGACAGGCTTCCGCAGCTGAGAAGTATAGGTATCACAGCAAATTGGACAATTGGCCATTTTGCTGTAGTAGGACTATACATACAAGTCACGTTAAAAATCAATTTTTTCATCCATAGGCAGCTAACCGGAATACACAGAGGCGTCCACCGCCGCCCATACTTTGCCCACCACCGCATAATATTCCGCAACATCCTCCTCTTTCACCACCTTCTCCTCTACTGCCTTCTTCAAGGCGGAAAGATACAGCAGAGTAATATTTACAATGTCATCGACGTTGTGCGTCGCATGCGAATTATACTCATTTACTGAGAGAGCAAGTTCCATACTTAGGCGAACTAAATCACGAGCCGCGGTACTCATTACTGTTTTATACGAGAGAATTTTCGTATATTGTCAAAAACTCTCAGCGATGGTATTCCCGAATATTCTAAATTAATAATTTTACTATATATGCTGTTGGAGAGCCTATCTTCGTATCTACAAATTTATACTGGCCTTCAATATCTCTTAAGAACTTATCAACACCTTCACTTTCATCCCATTTATGATACGCATATTCATCAAAGACGATAATGCCGTGTTTTACTACCTTGCTCCAAAGTGTCTTTAGTATAGTGTATGTTGGCTCACCCAAATCAAGGTCCATGTAGAGTAGTTTGATTCTTGCTCCAGGGTTATCTATTTTATATTGCATTGCACTTGTTACAGCCTCACCCTCTATCAATTTGTATGAATCCTCTTTAAAATTAGATAACCGCTCTTTTACACTCTCAATTGATAATTCATCTGATGATACTCTATTTAACACAGCAGACATCATGGTTTTATTCATTCCATTCAAAGTATTCATCAAGTTTTCAGTATTAAAATAGTCAAACCCTATCACTTTCATTAAACTATTTGGCTCATACATCATCTTCAAATTCAAAAATAATGCGAGCCCCGCCCCTTTAAATACTCCAAATTCCAGAATGTCTCCAGCCAGCTCTTTAACTTGCATATACAATTCCGCCCTTTTCATCATCTTGTTAAATACACGACTGTCTCCTGAAAACATCAGACGATTGTAAGTGTCATAAATGCTTTGCGGTGTCTCTTTAACCGAATTGTAGATGTCAGACATCTACAATTCAGTTATTGGTTTATCTTTAACTGAACTAAAAGCATGTTTAGTGTCCCACAATCAACTCCCGAGTCAAACGGAAAGAACCCGCGCAACTGGCGTTCTCGTTCCACCACACCCGTCCTGCCGCTGACATCTTCTCCCAAGACTCCTTTGACACAGCTCCCACGACACCCGCAACATCCTCAGGCGTAGACACCCGAAGGTAATGAACACCCTCCACGGGAGGATTTGCATACGAATCCATATCGACTTCTGGAGACACAACCGGCACACAGCCCATCGCCATACACTCCACTTCCCTATGACACTTGTATCCATAACCGGGCAAACAGAGACCGAAGCGTGCAGAAGCCAACTTCTCCAGATACTCCTTTTGTGTAAAAGGATATTTCTCATCGTTTTGAACCATAACCCACTCCGAGCAAGCCGACTTCCAGTCGCCCTTCCGCCGCCTTGCCTGCACGGCATTCTCCGTTTTTCCGTAAAACACCGGCCCCGCCACTCGCTCGTCGTGTGCAGTAGCAGCTTGGGCCGTGCCCGAAAGCTCTTCCACCAACTGGGGGCGACGAGGCCAGAAGGTCCACGGGACTGCTTCAGCATAAGCAGAAGCAGTAGAGCCCACCTTGGGATTTCCGAACAAGGCTAGGCGCCACTGCTTTTCCGCCTCTGATGCTGCAAGGCGCCACTCATTCGTAGGACGGTCGTATAAAAGCACGCCGCCCGCCCCTACCTCGCCCCACCACACCATGGTCGCGGTAGGATGCTCTTTCACATTCACCAGCCCGGCCTTCTTCCAGAGGCCCACCATCTCGCGAAAAGAATCGCCAGGGTGCGAGAAAAATCCCTCCAGCCCCTTGCGAGGCATCCAAATTGTAGGCGCATCTTTCCCCCCCTCTGACTCTTGCACAAGGGAAGAAGCAGAAGCAGAAAAATCCCCCACTTCCGCCATAATACGCCGAATTCTCTCCTCGTGATTGTCCGGCCCAATGATATTAATAATATAATGCTGCAGCCCCGCCGCCGCTGACAAATCTATCCCCTCCGTCGTCACCCCGTTAATCTCAAACACCGCCGCGCCCTTAGGAAGTAGCCAGTTCCATCCGAAACACGCCATGTTTCCAGAGCAGACCACCCCGTGCGCCCCCTGGAACACCTCCACAATTCGCGGAAGAGGCGACTTCACCGTATGGACCACGTTCACCTTCCATCCGGCCTCTTCCAGTGCAGCCTCAATCAACGCCACAATATCCGACTTCAGCAAGAAATTGTCCTCCACAATGACGATTCTCTTCTCCTCGCCCAGCTCCGCCGCCCATCCGCCCCGAGCCATAGCCCTCAACGCATCAACGTCCTCGCTGAGCACGTGCCGATTATCGACAATAGGAAACCCAACACCCTCTTTTGCCCAGACCAGCGAATCCCTATCACGGCAAAGAACCGGCAGGCTCTCCGTTCCCCAATCAAACAGTCCAAGCACATCCTCGAAAAACTTTTGCTGAGAAGCGAAGAAATCTCCCGACCCGTGTAAACGCCACAGACGCAAGACCTTGCTCAAATACTTCAAGCAATACACCTCGCGACTCTTCGTCGCCATTGCAGGCCACGGCACAATCAGCGCCTTATCCACACCCAGAGTCGGCATAAGTCCATGCATCTGCGCCTTCCCCCACACTTCCTGCGCCGCCTTTGCGTTCCCAATATACATCTTCTTCTTATCAAACGCCAGACCATCGCACGTCTCAAAGCACTCCCCCGTATGAAACACCACTTCTTCCTCGGGCACGAACAGATTTTCCGAATCGGCAGAATATGCCCCCTTTGTTATACGCAGCCAATCGGGAACACCACTGCCGCGAAGAACGTGTGTCATAGGTGCAGGAGTATACTTATTCACCATTTGCCCTTCTGTCCCTGCAGCAGACCACTTTAACACAGGCGCCAAGTCATTCGCTCCAGAAGGCTCCACGTATAAGAACACATCACGCTCGAGAATATCCTTCTTACTATAATTACGAATCTCGCTCGCATGAAAGTGCCAGGTCTTCAGTGTTTGCGAAGGATTCACCACGAGAAATTTCTGGCGCAACATTTCCAAGGCAACCGCATTGTCGCAGCCCATTCGACCGAAACAAAAATCCATATTCTTCCAAATATCTGGTCCGCGCTTTGTAACATCCGCCGCACGAATAATCCACGTATCCTGACTATCTGGACGAGGACCGAACATCTTCGCCTCTTTCACATCCCCCGAATCAGGAACATCATAACGAAGAAGCGCTAGAAATTTGTCTTCTAGATTCAACGACCAGAGGTCCTTCCACGAATCATCGTCAATACAAATATCGGCATTGGCGAAGACGGCGATGACGTGTGAAGGAAACAAGGAAATCCTTTTATATACATCCTCATATGTGAGGCGCTTACCAATGACCACTTCTTTTATTTTCTCAGAAGGGTCAAACTTCTCCACTTTCTCATTCAACAGAATAATCTTGTCAATGAGCGAACTCTTGACATTTCTCTCTAGACAACGCCGCAGCTCCCGCTGCCTCTTCGGTTTCTCGGCCGTATAATACTGGGTAATCCACCACAGCTCCGCCGGCTTTTCTGCTGGCGCAATCGTAATCCCACAGGCAGTTGCACGATCAAATGCGCCAGGCTTCTCGAAATGCAGAGAAGATGCATAGGAAGCCCCAATAATCCGATTATAGCGCAAGAGACCGGCAAGTAAAACTGTTGCATCCTCCGCCGTTCCGTCCCAGTCGCCACCCAGATGCGGATACATTGCCGCAATCTCCCCTAGATAGATGATATTCCGAATTCCGAGCGCCTTGAATTCGGCCGACGACAGGCCAAGGCTTTCCCTGGCCACCGCGGACAAGACCAGAATCTGTGATTCCTTTGCCAAGGCTTGAACTCTCTCCACCGTGAGCCCTGCATCTAGGACCAGCCTATACATGGGCGCAGAGCCATCATCCAAGAGTGTATCACTAACCGTATCCACCTTGGCCGACGCCATGCGGAATCCCAGAGTCTTCCTCTCCTTCCATATTGTTGCATCTGTTTGGATGACCCGCACGTCCTTCCCTGTAATAGGATGACGAGCAAGCATTCTGATTTTAAATGAGAAATATGTTTTAGACCTTTTCTTGACGAAAGGTCTAAAATATACGCCCATTATAAGACAAATGGACGACGCAATCGCACAACAGATTCAAGACGCCGTAAATACCATATTCCCCATCCTCTTTCCAAATATCAAATGTAAAATGCCCCGCATGGAAAATAACAAGATATATATACCATTCCTATGGAATGCATATCCTCATAGGCCTGGAGAAATGGTCTACGAAATTCTTTCCAAGGAATCCATCAGTCTAAACGCATTTTCTTCCAGCCCACTTGCCTCCTTGTACTGCGGTGCAGGCATAGACTGGATTCAAATGAAGTATCTGACGAAACCCCCAGAAATCTCGGCCATGGAAAAGGCACTCGTGGCTATTATTTGCGAAAGGTCTTTATAAAATTATCAATATCACTTGTCCACAAATCCAATTTCTCTAACTCTGCATCAGGAAGCTCCCATATATGCAAGTCTTCCAATTTACGAATAATATCTTCTGAAAATCGGTATTTAATAATTTTTGCTGGATTTCCACCAACAATAGAATATGGCTCTACATTCTTTGTTACAACGGCACCAGCAGCAATAACGGCACCATTTCCAATTCTCACACCATCCATAATAATAACGCCTGTGCCAATCCATACATCGCTTCCTATTACTATATCGCCGCGCGAGTAAGAGCTGGTGTTACCTTTCCCGTGTGAAAACATATGCTTATTTGGAGGAGAAGGTGACATGGTTACTAAATTCATAAGGTGATTTGATAATACAAATGAACAATTCTTTCCTATAGATGTAAACGAGCCAATATGTATTGTTGGCAATGAGCCATCTGGGTTTCGTGAATCATAACTAATTATATCATATGGTTCCATAATATACGTTTTCAATCCAACCGTTATACTCATTATATAGGTTTAAATATATATCGCTTTATATATCTAATGGACGACACCACCTGTGCTTATCTCATTAACACCACCCCCAAATATTTCTACCTCCTCCCCCTGCACATATCCCTTTTACACAGATATGCCCCTTCTTGCGCGTGGCCAATATATATCGCAACGGAAGCACCTGAACTTTTGCCTCTTCTTCTGGCAAAAGCTCTAAACATCATCCACCTCCCAACCCATAAAGAGGCATTTTTTGACAGTCGTGCCGAGGCTGTTCGTCGCCTCCCTCCATCTATCAAATACGTCTTTCCAATCCAAGAAGATTTTCTACTGGAAGGCCGTCCTATGAAAGAGCCTATTCAAGAAGCCATTGACTTATTGAATACGCATCCTGATTTATCTTCCGTGCGCCTGATGCCCTGTCCTGGACCAAGGGGTAATAAGAAATATAAAGGGACCAGAAGCTTCCACATCCTGGAAAAAGAAACTGATACGATTATATTCACATATCAGGCGACGATTTGGAGACGCGCCGATTATTTGACCTTTATGGACGCGCTCATTGCATATGCTACGGAAAGGACTGCGCCAACAGAAGACCACCAGAAGAAACAGAATAACATCGCAATCAAGGTGAATCTAGCCGAGATACACTTAGGCCAATCCCTTTTACACAGTGTCCTACAACATAAAGAGCATATCGCTTGGCTAAGAGAAGGCGATCATCCCAATGCTGTATATCTATGTCCTTGGCCGTATCGTCCAACTGCAGTCGTCCGTGGGCAGTTAGAGCCATGGGCAGCAGACCTTGCTAAAAGAGAAGGCTTCTCTTTTCCTTAGAACCCTAAGAAGAGAAGGCTTCGCTCTTCCCTAAGAAGAGAAGGCTTCGCTCTTCCCTAAGAAGAGAAGGCTTCGCTCTTCCCTAAGAAGAGAAGGCTTCTCTTTTCCTTAGAACCCTAAGAAGAGAAGGCTTCTCTCTGCTTCCCTCCCCCTAATCCATATTATTCAGTGTCACATGAATCCCTCCAAAGGAAGGAATAGCCGTAGTGGCATTTGTCGAGTTTCCACGATGTCCTATAAATAGCTTATTAGGAGTATTTATGAAATCCGCGGCTGTTAGGAAATACGTGATTTTCCCAATAGGCGCAGCCGGTGGAGACAGATAATTTACTACGACTGGAGTCCCTATATGCACTAAAGGTTCTAAATCTTGAGAGCCAAGCAAAAACGTGCTAAATGCCCCTGCAGTTGTATGCTCCAGCCCAATATTCACATCAATTCTCATCTTAGATACACCAGGTATAATAAGATTGCTATATCCTCCAATATCTATAATTCCAGAAGTGGTAAGCACAGAATTGTTTATTGGTGTATTTATCAAATTACTACCCTGTAGACCAAGAGTTGAAGTATGTATTCTGTATTTTCCAGGATTTGCAGTCTGTATATAAGAAATTGGTTCAAATACATTTCCTGAAGAGCGTATAAATTTCACCATAGGAGGAACATATAGTGTTATATCCTCAAGTTTTGTCAGGCGATTTATACAATCGTTTAAGGAAGAAGATTGTATATATCCATATGCGTATGTAAGATTCTTTAAATATTTTTCAAATCCACCACTATTTAAATATCCAGTATTAGGAAGTCCAGAAAACGTGCTCTGTAGCAAGTTTTTTATATTTTCATCTGCAGGTGTTATAACACTGCTAAGTCCAGATTGTATTGCATATGTAGGAGTAAATTCGTTCATTTCGCTTATAAATTGAAATGAATTCTTCCATTTCAAATATCCAATCGAGTCAATAGCCGGAGCAGAATTAGATAGTATATGTGTTTGCCTTTCTTTACTATTATATGCGGTTACGTTACGAACTGTCAATAAACTTGTGTCTATGAAAGACATTTCTAATAAATACTACACTATTTCAATCCGTATTATCTAGCGTAATATGAATTCCTCCTGTTATTGGAACTGTTGTTTCAAGTGTGCCTGTTCGGTCAAGAGAATGACATACTTGTAGCATGTTCTTCCCTTGAATATCATTGGAATTCAATAAAAAGGTCGCATTTGCCATGCTTGCAGAACTCTTATTATATGTCATAACAACTGGTGTTCCTATAACACTTAGTTGACCAGTCGCCGTTAAAAACGTGCTCATTGTTGTTTGTGCTGCGCCTGTATGTGTTACAGATACATTTGTATTTACCTCTATCTTCATTTTAGAGCTGCGAACAATATGGCTTGAAAATCCTCCTATATCTATTATTGCAGATTGCGTAAAATTAGGTGCCAGGGCATTCACTTCCTGCGCCACATTATTTCCTTGAAGGCCAAGACTTGACTGATAAATCTTATATTCTCCAGGGTTTAAGGTGCTTACATAGCCAACGTTTGAAAATGACGGGGAAATACTCTTCAAGTTTCCAAGATTATTAATACAATTATATAGAGTCTGAGTACTGATATATCCTCTATCGCCTAATCTATCTAAACTATCATATAAATTGGAAATTCTTAAATATCCACTATTTGAAAGGCCTTCTACACTGCTGACCATCCGCCATTCCAATGTGGAATAAAACACTGTAGAAAGACTACTTAGACCAGGTTGTATACTGTTTAATGCTGCCAAAAATGTCATATTCATGGTAGGAATTGATACTGTACTAAGAAACTCATAGGGATTCTTCCAGATAAGTGCACCTTGATTCTCAATTACCGGAATATACCCCTCTTGTATCGATAGACCTGTAGCAGGATTTTTTGCAATTACATTACGTATTGTAAGAAATGTAGTATCCAGTGTAGACATTCTATTATAAACTACTACTTCCCGTTATAAATAAAGAAAGAGTATTATCCCCAGATATATTTGCGTTGGTTATTGGATTTTCTGACCAGCCTCCAATAGACGGCATTGTAAAATTATCTATGCGATGCATTATACTGTAATTAGAATTCATAGAAGTATTATTGACGGTAGCAACCGGTAAAATGAACCTCAAAGAATCTGTATATAGATTTATGATACTTCCTGAGCGAAGAAGCCAAGGGCGAACAAATGTTGTAGATAACATATCATTTCCTCCACATGTGATAAAGCTAGATACGTATAATAATCTATCACTTGCTACTGTAAAATTATTACTAAATGAAAAAGAAGGTGCGTGGTTTATTTGGACTTGTCCTTTATTTGTTATAATAGAAGACAAGGCATCTAGACGAAATGTCGCTGTGCTTACACTGTATATAGAATTTGAATATACACCTAACAAATTTCCTCGGTGTTGTGAAATGTTGATACTTGATGCTAAATTATTTACGCCAGCAATTTTATAAGAAGTATTTGTGGAATTCAGTTTGTATAAATCAATAGTTACATATCCATTTACTATGTTTCCAGAGCGCTGTATATTACTTGCTAGAGAAGCCGTAGTGCTTTGCAGTTGTGTCGTATTCGTGAAAAGCGAACTTACCGTGCTAAGAGCAGATGATAATGTTCCATATGCGACCCCACTCAAATCATGCCAACCTTTACTTGTAAAACTTGATATATTTATATAAAATGCATTGCGTGTAAGATTTGTTGATAATAAAATGTCGCCTACACCGGCAACAGTGAGTTTATCCGAACTATTTGATGCCGTTAAAATAACCTTGTTTAGACTATCCACAGCAGCTGATGTAATAGTTGTTACGTTTGAAATAACATTTACCTGTGAATATGTATTGACTGTTACTGTTGTTCCAGTATTAGAGCCAGTGTTAGAGCCAGTGTTAGATCCAGTATTAGAGCCAGTGTTAGAGCCAGTGCCTGTGCCTGTTGTTTCTCCGCTAGAAGTCGCTCTTATATAAATGGTATTCACGATAGGATCGCTTGATATTTGAATACCATTGCATCCTACAAGGCGAAGTGTCGGAGAAGTCGAAGAGCTTTCTATAATATTCCCTCCAACCACGTCAATTGTTTGAAAACATTTACTAAATATATTTACTGTTTTTGAAGCCGTGTCAACAGAAGTTCCAATACCAGTTCCGCTCAAAATTCGGAAATTATTATTGGAAGAATCTGCAATCAGAGACACACCATCAAATGTCATTACATTCACCGACGGTGCTACCGTAAAGCCAGTGGGAGATGCCCAATATGTCCCCCCTGCCCCATCGCTCGTCAACACCTTCTGGGCGGCGATAAGGCTTCCATCAGGATTCCTAGCATTTATTTGTTTTACAAATAAAAGCGAAGTATCAACCACGTTCTTACCACTCATCCCCTCTAACACAGGTTTCTAAACAGAATTCTGAACACTTACGAAAATAGAGCCAGTTGATCCAAAATAGGGAGTGAAATTATTGTTATGTAATCCTTGTTGAAAAAAGCCATAGTTGATTGCGCCAGGCATGTAATGATACAGGGAATAATTACTTTGATAATTTAATACAGTGTTTTGAGGAACAGATATCCTTATAGGCTGTTGGAATGCATTGGAAGAATCTATGAAGCGAATGCCATTTAAACTAGCAGGATCTGCTACAATACTCTTTCCATTCGCTGCAAAGAGATAATTTGTCGTAGTCGTATTATATAATAATGTATTGGTACCATATTTTAACATTGTGGATATGGGGAAACATAAGGGGCTAATTATAGCAGAGCCAGTCCCCAACTTGGAAAATAAAAGAGTAGGATAGGCTTCAATTGTAATTCTAGAATTGGAATTCGTGAAACTGCTAAAGGCATCTAGACGTATGGTCGCCGTTGAAAATTCCATATTGCTATTATTTATAAGATTGCCTGTCAGTTCAACACCAGGCTGTGCCCCAGAATACGTCATACTACTTTGGAAAAACGTAGAAACATAATATATTGTTCCAACATTTGTAAATGTATTTGTATTTGAACCTCCCACGATACTAACATTACCAGCGTTATCATAACGTATATTTAATGCAAGAGAGCTCAAATATCCAACAGAGCCAAGACCTATAACGGTGCTTTGTAAGCTAGGCGTGCTTACATATGAATAAGAAGAGCCAAGGGAATTAATAACAGTCTGTAATCCAGTAGTGCTTACATATCCAGAAGATCCGAATCCTCCAACCGTGCTTTGTAATGCAGTTTGTAAGCCAATAGTACTAACATATCCAGAAGAGCCGAGGCCGGTGACAGTGCTTTGTAATGCAGTTTGTAAGCCAATAGTACTAACATATCCAGAAGAGCCGAGGCCGGTGACAGTGCTTTGAAATGAAACTGGGGACGTTATTGTGCTGACGTATCCCAGCGAGCCTAGACCGATTATACTGCTTTCTAGCCAACTGCTGCTTACATATTTTATGTTTCCAAGGCCAGCAACTGTGCTCGTAATGCTGCTTTGTAAACTAAGACTGCTGATATATCCAAGTGTTCCTAGACCTGCAGTAATAACTGTTGCTGTTGTATTGCTCAACTGTCTTTGTAAAATGTCAACATTGCTTGTATTTATGTATACTAATGTTGAAAAAGAACTGAGCGTCGAAGGTAAGAAAGAAACCATCGGGCCTCCAAATGTGGATATCGAATCCAAAACCCCGCTCCACGTAGTTCCTCCACGCCCGTCTGTTATTATACTATTACCGGCTGGTATAAATCCTCCTGTATTAGGGTCTAAAGCATATACACGACGAAGCACGATTCTATCGGACATCTTATCCCTCTTCTTAGACAAGCGTTTGTATTTCTCAAGAGAATCATTCGCACAATCAGATGACGCAAGGAGGAGGTTTATTACAACTCGTCGCCAAAGGAAAGCAAGATGTTTTCCTTACCGGTAATCCTCAAATCACATGGTTCAAGATGGTATATCGCCGTTACACGAATTTTTCCATGGAATCTTCCGTCATTCAGTTTGACAACCAGGCAGATTTCGGAAGAAAAATAACTACGACTATACCGAGAAAAGGAGACCTCCTCGGACCCTTGTGGCTGGAAATAGAACTTCCGGCTTTGTATAGGACAGATTCAATTACAGGAGTTAAAACACCACTCTCTTACACAAATGCCACGGCGCATGCACTGATACAAGAAATAAGCATAGAAATCGGCGAGCAGGAAATCGATAAACAGACAGGCGAATGGTTAGAGCTGTATTCCAATTACGTCATTACACAGGATAAACTTCAAGGTTGGAATACCATGATTGGTAAAGTAACAGGTGGTTCTCAAGGAAACCGCCCAGCAAATTCCGTTCAACTGTATGACCCTATGTATTTATATCTTCCTCTCCGATTCTGGTTCTGTAAAAATCCGGGACTTGCACTTCCTTTGATTGCATTACAATATCATCCGATTCGTATCAATATTACACTACGCCCTCTTTCACAAATGTTCATAAACGACACCCCCACAACAACACCATGCGATGTTTCTGCAGACGCGGCCACGATTAAATCAATGAATCTATACGGAGATTTCGTCCACTTGGATGTGGAAGAGAGGCGGAGGTTTGTGGCGAATTCGCACGAGTATTTGATAGAGCAAGTCCAATATACAACATATCCCATTGATGCGACGGCAACCAGTGTGCAAGTTCCCATGGAATTCAATCACCCTATTCGTGAATTATACTGGTTTATCCAACGTCAAATGTCTGTAAACGCCCATCAATGGTTCAATTATACGAATATTTCCATTGCCGAAGGCGGAAATATATCCAATTTAATCAATACGGCCTTGCTTCGTATTGAAGGATTTGACAGATTTGATACAAGAAAAGCCGATTATTTCCGACTTGTCCAGCCGTATCAGTATCACACCACCATTCCTCTAAATGATTACGTGTATTCGTATTCATTCTGTTTCAGACCTGAAGATTGCCAGCCGAGCGGAAGTATGAATGCCAGTCGCATAGATAATATGACGTTGCAGCTGGAAATGGCGAACACAACACAGACAGCTACTTCTGTCTATAGAGGTCCCGCTAGAGGAGCAGCAAATGTTCGTGTCTATGCCTTGAATCACAATGTCCTTAGAATCGTCGATGGATTCGGGGGACTTTTGTTCCGGATATAAACCGTGTCTTTTCCGGCATATCAAAGCTATCGTAACTTTAGTAATGGTCTGGGAATTCCCCGCCGTTTCACAGTCAAGAAAGGAATTCTGGGGAAAGCCGCAATATACGAAATCGGGTATGTGGTGGTTTACATTGGTGTTTGGATTCTTTGGCTTACACCACTTTTTACTCAGGTCTCCGCAAACGGGTCTTATATTTTTAATAGCAAATATCATATCTCTTGGGTATCTATGGTTTTATGACTTGATACAGTTATCAGGCGAGGATAAAGGTGGCGTGAGAGACGATAGTCTAGACAAACATGGATTATCTTGGGGATTTGGTGCCTTGGGTTTGGCGAAAGGTATGTGGATTCCTGGTAATGAAAATGAAGCTAAAAGTTCTGCTTCTGGTTCTACTTCTGCTTCTGCTGCTTCTGCTTCTGCTTCTGCTTCTGCCTCTTCAACGATTAAGCCTTCTATTCTACATCCCCACGGTCTAATTTCTGACCAAAAAGCCTTACAGCTTGGGTATAAAATGAAAATCCCGCAAACTGGATTATATTTACAGCCCCAAAAGGTTCAGGAAGAAATTACAGAAGCCCAGAAAAAGAAAAATCTTGGGCAAGATGAAGGCCAACAGGTTCTTGAAGAAACCCAGAATAATAATGAGGATCCAACAAAGCCTGTTCAAACGGGAGGAGCAAATAGCGACGGTCCTCCTAATCCATTCTTTTTTCTGGCCTATGCCATATTGATACCCATCGCCCCTTTGGCACAACTCATTGCAGGTGATAATTACAATTCCATTTCAAGAGTCTTGGACTTAACCATTGTGCCAGGAGGATTTTTTTGCTATATGGCGTCCATCATTTATGATTATATAATATTGTTTTTATTTCCTGCAGATTTGTTGGTCTTTGGAAGTAAGCGGTTCTTCCCTTTTACGTTTCTAGGAATGGACCCTGACAATCACAGTCCCAATATAACAGCAAATGTTGATTATGCGCCGTGTCCTCCAGATAACATGTTTATCTCATTGATAAAAATAATGATACCCTTGGCGAAACAAATTCCAGGAGTTTCTGTTATCGCCACAAGCATAGAAACGGCACTGGCCACGGCACAAGGTTTGAAATCACATGTGATGGAAAAGGGCGCGGCAACAGTCCAACAAGGCCTAGGAGTTGCCGGCCAAGTAGGAAAACTTGCTTCAATCCTGCCTACAGCGGCTGCTGGAGCAGCTGGAGCAGCTGCAGCTGCAGCGGCAGCATCTGCTCCTGTCTTTTTGGCCTTGCCTCGACCCAGTGCCCCTCCTATGCCTTATCACCCTTCGGCCTTGCCTCAACCCAATGCCCCTCATGCCCCTCCTTATACTGCTCATCCTCCCATTCTTTATAACAACAGTATGTTAGATAAAGATTTTTTTAACATAATACAGGAACAATACAATCAATCTAGTATAAGATATAAAGAATTTAAAGAACAAACTCGTGGCGAAGATCCGATTAGCGGCGTAGATAAACAAAACGTGTATAATTCTTCAAACTTTGGGGATATTTCCGCGGCTATGCAGGAAGGTTTACAAAGTAGGGGTTATTCTGAAATACCGCTCAGAGGCACTGCAGCTAGAGATAAATATATTAGTCAGGGTTTCCCTTTGTTCCGTAATGCTAGAGAAAGATTATTAGACAAAAAAGGAACAGACAAAGACGAGGAAACAGTTGCTACTTTTATAAAAAAATTCAACACTATGGAAGGAACAATGATGGTAGGAGGGGCAATAAAAAGTTATAATTCCCTAGAATATCTCACACTCGGCAGCTTGGCGGCACTCGTAGGTGGCGGCCTCCTGGTCGGCATAAACAGGGGCCTACAAAATTATACATACACGGGAAAGGATGATTCCCCTCCAAACGCAGGAAGAGTTTGAGAAGCTGTATAGACAAGATGAGCTAGCGGCCCCCATTCTCATTTACTTCACCGCCACCTGGTGTCGTGCGTGTAAGAAGTTGGACTGGGAGTCTATTCAATCTGAGTTTCCTGACCTGACCATTTACAAGTGCGACGTTGACGAGAATTCTTATACGCCTGGCTACTGCAGCGTTAGCTCCATTCCCCACATGCTCATCATGCATCCTTCCAAGGAGCTGGAGAACATTGCCACCAGCGACACAGCCAAGGCGAAGGAGTTCATTCGCCTGCAGCTTGCGAATGTCAAGCTTCAGAAGAAGCAGTAGAAGCAGTAGCAGCAGTAGAAGCAGTAGCAGCAGTAGCAGCAGTAGAAGCAGTAGCAGCAGATCCAGAATAAATAACCATCTCTTTTACACTGCCATCTGGAAATATACGGACCCTAGTAACTTTTGCATTTAAAACAAGCGCTTTTATCATCGCTTCTTTTAAACCATCTGGTCCGAAAAAAATATATTTATTTCCCTGTTCTTGGGGAACAGGCGCTTCAACAATATGTAAATACGTCCTATCTTCCATCTAAGAACTCCCGCGAATATGTGCAGGAATTCCACTCGTCATCCACTCTTCAGGGAGACCATTCGCCAGCCACGTAAGCGTATTCAAGACCCAACTCGCCGAGAACCCAGAATGCCCGTCCTGGTCCATCTCCTTGAATACAATGGCGGAAATCGGGTCAGTCTCCTTTCCATCATACGAGCACCGATTGGCCCGAATAAGACCACCCTCTGTAATAAACTGCCATGCAGAAGGATATACCTGTGCAGCCTTGTTTCCGCCGTCAATGGCGTGTTGTAGATATAGCTTACTGGTCTCGTCCGTGAAAGTAGACAAATCAAACGTCTTATCTACTACAGACATTTCCGTTAAGGAGGACTTCTACCCGTAGCGCACGCCCAAATTTCATTTTTTTTCCACCCGCAAATCCTAGATGGAGTATGATTATATCATCGTCGGTGCAGGCATCGCTGGTCTTCACTGTGCTTTAAGAATATCGAAAGCTTTTCCAAAGGCCACGATTGCCATAACCGAAATGTATAATTACACCGGCGGAAGAATGTTTACCTTCCATCAATCGGACCCCTCGCTGACATGGGAAGCAGGTGCAGGAAGAATTCATGAATCCCATCTATTCACAAAGGCCTACCTCAAACACTACGGACTTACTCTTTTACCCATTTCCTCCCACTCCCAGTGGATTTCGGAAGACACTGCTACCCCCTCTAAAGATATCTGGCCATCCCTATCCGACATATTCACGACTGCCCTGGAAAATCTTCACCCCTCCCTACTCGCCACGCACACTGTGGAAGATATACTACAATCCAATTATCTTACCCAACGCTTCCCCTATAAATCCGAATTATCTACCATGCGCGCCGACCTCGCCATCAAATCCTTACAAGAAACAATGGGTTCTTCCGAGGGCTTTTATGTTGTGAAAGAGGGGTTTTCCAGTCTTGCGAATAAAATGAAGGCAGATTTAGTAAAACGCAAAGTTGTCTTTTACTATAACCATAAGGTTGTTCATATAACAGGAAACACCCTACATTTCAAAGGAGAGGGTCCCATGAAAGGAAAGAAAATCATTCTCGCCATTCCCAGCGAGGCCTTGAAATCCATCAGCCCATTCCACAATCTCCCTGCCCTGAAACACATTACGATGAAACCTCTTCTCAGAACATACGGCGTATTTCCATCCAAGGCCTGGTTCCATGGAATTCCGCGGACCATTACCGATTCTCCATTAAGACATATTATTCCGATTAATTCCAAGAAGGGTATCATCATGACCTCTTACACAGACGCTGAAGATACCAAGCCCTGGACCCGAATTCTAGAATCTAAAGGAGAAATCGCTCTGCAAAACGCCATTATGAAAAAGACAAGAGAATTGTTTCCAGAGATCACAATCCCAAATCCCATATTCTTTAAAGCACATCATTGGAAACACGGTTGCTCGTATTGGTTGCCCGGCCTGTATGATGTAAAAAAGGAAAGTGTCCAGCTTATGAATCCTTTACCTGCCGCCTATCCCAATGTATATGTTTGCGGCGAAAGTTATAGTTTGAAACAGGCGTGGATAGAGGGGGCCATTGAACACGCTGAAGAAATGTTGGAGAAGTATATTCTTTAGTTATAAAAAGAAAGAAATGAGTCATATCCCTATTAACATCTTTCATATTCTCGTGGTAGCCCCCTTTCTCTTATACGTGGCCATCGTCCGTGGTCAGTTGGTCCCTTGGATATTTTCCGTCCTGACTGGTCTGGGCATTGTTATCCTCGTATACCACGGATATAAGACATTTATTAAATGGAAGGCACAATCACCGAGCCTCTGGGTTAATGCAATACACTTCTTTGTAGTTGCCCCGCTGCTCATATACATTGGAAGCAAGGGATATGACACGCCGAGATGGGCGTATGAGATTCTCGCGCTTCTAGGTTTTAGTGCGCTTGGATATCACATATATGCCATTATTATGCAAATTCAAGAGATGAATTCGTTGAGCCCTCAAAAAAAATTTGCAGCAGCAGCAGCAGACTCTTCAAATGCATAGACCCTTCTTGACATTGTCAGCAGAAAGGAGGTCAGCGGGCAAGCAGTTCACTAGGTGATAAATGAACGAGGGCTTGGAGTTGAACTGTGTCCCGCAGTGTGTGCACTGGATATTTCCAGCCTCTGTCTTCCCTTGGAACTTCGCCGTTTCCGCAGGTAGGTGTTTGAGTAAGTAATGACTACGAAGACCGGCCTTCGTCATACTCTCAAATCCGCAACAAGCTTCAGGACAGATGAACTCCTTCTTCTTCTCTCCAGCGTGCTCTGGGTGCTTTGCAGCTATGTGATTATCAAGAGTCTGCTTGGCAGACGTCTCGTAATTACAGTGCTCGCACTTGTGTTTGAAAGCACCCATGTGCTTTGCCTTGATATGCATGTGAACCGTACTCTGGTTCTTCTTGGTAAAATCGCAGTGGGGGCACTGGAAGCTACCGTCGGTTGTGCGCAGATATTCGAACGTCATTGGGAGGACCTTTTCCCCGGCCGGCGGGAAAATTCAATTTTTTGGGGGCGGGGCCGCGGACAGCCACAGGGCTTCTTACCTTTATATTCACGCCCCAAAAAAGTTGAAAAACGGGCACCTCATAACAGTAACTCAGTAAAAAATGCTGTACACTACGGAAGCCTTTCTGTGCTCTCTAGCTATGCTCTTCTTATACTCCTTGTGCGATACTTCCGCTGAGAAGATTGCCGCAATCCAAGACCTGATTGAGGTCAGCCTACATGTTAAAATCGCTGCCTTGGAGAACAGGATTGACGATGCAGAAAAGGAGATATATGCGATTGCCACGGAATATAGCCAGCTCCATGAGGATTACCAACAAACGAAGGGGGATTATGAGCATGAGACTGAGACTTATAAGAAGCTCATAGAAGACGCTAAGCCAGACCCAGGTGTATTCCAGGCGTGGACTGGGACGTTCGAGTATATGTTCTATGGCTACGAGAAGGTGCGTGGCTTTGTGGAGATTATCAATACGGATGTATTCACGGCCGGCGAAAACAAGCAGTGGCTTGTTTCGACAAGTACCTTGCAGCGTGACGCCCTGGTTAAAAAACTCCTGGAAGCAGAGACATTTGCTCCGAAGACGTGGATTGTGCGCACTAGGGACACCTGTTTCATGGACTGGGTTGGCTGGACTGGCACTGTTACGTGCCGTGTGAAGATTTATGAGGGGCGCGAGAATTTCAGCAGGGTGGAGCAGGCCCTACAAAAGGCTCCCAAGATTGTCTGGGAGAAGAAGCTTATTACGAATACATAGTAGAAATATGTCTGCTGTTTCTCTAAGAACCGTTGGTATGGCAGCAAATAAGACAGCTCCTTATAGCCTGGGTTCTATTGATAAATATTATAATAGTGCTAGCGTTGCTTTTATTGAGTATACAATTCCATCAGGTCCTAAAACTCTTTCATTTTTAAGAGATAAAGCCCTTAGGTATAGTTTTCTTCAAACCGATATGCCGTCAAACTTTATTTCCAGGTATGGAACTACGAGCTACGCTTGCCTTATCCACAGGTTAGTAGTAGTATCAATATCGTCAGTAAACTATATAAATCTGTACTTTACAGTCACTAGCAATGGGAGCCAAGGAGATATCCTAGTTCCCGATGGGTCCTTATTGGAAGCCAATGACGTTGCACTAACGCTTAATGGTATTGCCGTAGGTGCTGAAAATACTAATGCGGCAGGTGATATTGTTAAAAGAACGGGATATCTTCAATACTCTTACCCCAGTGGCAGTGTTTCTGACTTATCGTTTAGGTATAGTAATAGTACAAGTTATGGAAGAGCAGTAATTCCCTTTCTACAATTTAGAATTATTGCTACTGCACTTAACTGGTAAAAATTGAAATTCCCGCCCTGCCATACACCCAAGTCCCCTCCTCTTTCACAAATGCAACGAGACTGGATTCCTGGAACTCTGGAGCTGTCTGCCAAAGTCCGATACGGAATCGGCTCTCGCGGCATCCCCCTCTTCCGCTTCGTCCCATACGACACATCGATAGGCCCATTCGCAGTTGGGTGTAGCCAACGAGACCTCTTCCACAATGTTCATGCGATTGTCACCCCAAACGCTGCTACTGCTTCTAATGCTGAATCCTCTCCTCACAGCATTCCCAGCTTCCGAACTCTTCTTCCGAAAGGAACGCTTGTCCAGAATCTCGGTATTCCGACTAATGAGACGAATCTACAAGTTCTTCTCGCCGCCTACGCCTACGACGGCAAGAAGAGTCTGCGTCTTCCGAAAGCGCCGCCACAAGAGAAACCCCCACTCGTTGAAGACTTCTCCAACCGTCCCCATGTGGAAGGCCACACCTTTCACATTGACCCACCAGGGTGTAAGGACGTGGATGATTCCTTCAGCTTTCTCCGCCTAGAAAACAATTGGCGCATCTCCATAAATATTGCCGATGTTGCAGCCTGGGTAAAAGAGGGCTCTGAGCTTGACCAGAAAGCAGCGGAGCGGGCGACCAGCTTCTATTCCCCTGAAGGCGAGGCCCTTGTCCCGATGTTTCCCCGAGAAATCTCCGAAGGCGCAGCGTCTCTTCGTGGCGCCGAGCCTCGTCCCACCTTGTCCCTCCAATTCACTTGGACGCCCGGCGCCCCCGAGCCCCTGACCGATTTCCAATGGGTGGAAGCAATGGCCACCACACACACCTCTTACACATACGACGAAGCTGATGCGGTCCAGGCCGAAGGCATGAGTGCCTTGAAACAACTCTCTGCAGAGTTGGACCCCACGAATACTCAACAGACATCTCATGAATGGGTCCAGAACATGATGATTCTCTATAACCGAAAGGCGGGGGAGACGCTGCGCAAAAAAAGAAATGGTATCCTCCGACGACACTCTGCGCCCAAGGCCGCTGCGCTTGCGCAATGGACGGCCATTGACCCTAGCCTGAGCTTCTTGGCATATGAGGCGGCGACGTTTTGTCTGGCGACCGAAGAAGATACGAGGCATTTCGGTTTATCGGAAGTGGATGCCTATGCATATGCAAGCTCACCTATTCGCAGATACTGCGATTTGGTGAATCAGCGGATTTTGAAAGGCGCGTCTGCCACAGTCCAACAAGAAACCGTAGATGCGCTGAATCGGCGTCAGAAACAGGCCAAGGCGTTTAGCCGAGACTTGTTCTTCATGCGTGAGCTTGCAACAGGCTCCAAGATGCAAGGCGGTCTTGTTGTCGCCCACACAGATAAAGCCTTGACTGCTTTCAAAGCATACATACCGGCGTGGAAACGCTGCGTTAAAATTAAATGCATGGAAGACCTCCCTCCCATCGGCTCACGCATCACCCTGGAATGGCTCTACGACTATGAAAAACCCAATTGGAAAGAGAAGATTATATTTCGTATCAACGCCCAAATAGAATGAACGGGAGTATTCTTCTTATATCTACCCTCGTTATTATCTGGTGGATAGCCGTCTGGGGGCTCATTGATATTTTTTTAAAGGATATTCTTGGAAATTCTAAGAAATCGTATATCATGGTCTATTCTGCCATGATAGTCGTCGTGGTCGCTGCCTTATATGCATATCCTAGACTGGGAGAAAGTTTTGTGTAATATACAAAGACGTATAACCAATAGTATTATTCTTTTTATAGGATAATCGCATCTAGACCCCCTAAACCCGCAAATACAAGCTCTCCGCCACCACAATATCCCTCAGAATGAGCTCCCGTGCTCCAGACAGCTCGGCAATCCATTCCAACTCTCCTGTAATACTGCACATCGCCTGGAACTCGTCCAGAAGCCCCGAGAGTTTCAGCAGCGCTTTCATCATGTTCCCCTCGAATATCTCGTGCCGCATGCAAAGCTCAGGGAGACTGACATCCCCCTTCAACCAATCCGCCACCGGCTCAATCCACTCGGTGCTGATATCCCAGAAGCCGCGCCGCCCAGAATCATACGGAACACCGTGCTTCCTTTCCAACTCGCAACACTCCTTTGACACATCCACCATAAGCCACAAATAGCTCTTGACAAAGTCGCTTACTTCCAGTGCGCTCGGTGCAGTAGGCATAACATCGTCCCTGGCCTCCCCCAAGAAGAGAGCCAGAATTGTAAGAAGTTCGGCCGCCGAGCACCGCTTTAAGTTTTTCTTCAAGGATAAGAACAACTCCGTCATCAGAAATGGCTGCGCCTCATTCGCCTCCGAAGCCAGACGCCCACGCAGAGTCAGAAGTCCCTCGCTTACGTATCCGTATTCCTCCAGAACGCGACGACGAAGCAGAGCACCAGGGACTTGCTGATCCTCCGCCCGCCCACTTTTACACGCATCTCGCAACCCTCGGAGCTGCTCTTGGAGGGAACGCCGCCTCTCAAAGCGCTCCAAAATCGGCTTCCAAATATTCGTTCGGTGATTATCTTCCCAAGCCACGAGCTCTCGTTGCGCGCTTTTCCGCTTTGCGTTTTGGCTGGAAGCAATCCGGTTTTCAATCTCCGCCCGAGCAGCACACTCTGCCGCTTCCTCCTCCGTCAACAGAATGCCCTCAATCTGCCGAGAAAGAGCCTCTGCATCCGCTTCCAAAGCCAATTGGCGTTCATTCTCTAGAGCATACCAGTAGCTGTTTTCAAAGAGCGATTTCTCTGTTAGAGCGTCGCCCCGACCCTCAGAAGCATTCATAATCTTGAACAAGAAGTCGTAGTGGAAATTCATGCGCGAGCCGAAGGTGGCCGCCTTGCCGCAGAGAATCTGTTGCGCCTCGCTCGTCGTCACAGGGTCTCGCTGCGGCAGATAAATCACCAGCCCACGGTCGTCCTTGCCACGCCGCCCAGCGCGCCCTGCCATCTGGATATACTCCGCCGACTTGAGGAGACGCATAGAGCCATCTGTGAATTTCTCCAGTGCCGTGAATATAACAGTTTTCGTGGGCATGTTAATACCCACGGCAAAGGTCTCCGTTGCAAAGAGAACTTTCACGAGGCCGCGGGAAAACAGAATCTCCAGGATTTCCTTGAGAAACGGCATGAGACCGCTGTGGTGAAACGCAATACCCTTCATCGCCAACTTACGCAAGACATGTGCCTGCGGACTCTTCTCTAGAGTGGCTTTGTATCTGGACAAGTGGAAGTCCCAGATATGCGCCACGGCCGCCGAATCCGAGGAGTCGAGGAAATCGTGCTCCACCTTCGCCGCCAACTTCTCGCACCCGGCACGAGAGAAGACGAACACAATGGCCGGCAGCCCGCCCTTTGCGTACAAGTTCCCGAGGCAGGCGTTCATATCGTGCTCAAAGGACTTGGGTCGCATCTTTCCGCCGACGCCGCCGACCATCCCGTCCGCCTTTAGCGCACGCACCTTATCCTTGAACTTGTCGTGCGAGAGAAGGGCGCCCTCTCGCTCCGCCAGCCACCGTGAATACACATCACCATGGAACACCTCCTTGCTGTCGTAAATGATGCGTTGCTCACCTGTATTCGAGAGAACACAATGCTGCAAAGGCACCGCACGCCACAAGGTGCTGATGAGCCAGACGCGTACCTTCTTGGATTCACCTAACCAGCGCGCGAACCCGAATGGAGAAGACAGCGTCGCCGAAAGAAGGATCAGCTTGATAGCTGGAGGCAAGAGAATCAGCGTCTCCTCCCAGACGTGCCCTCGGTCTACGTCGTTGATGTAGTGGACTTCGTCAAATATAACAGCGTCCAGACCATCTAGAGAAAGCAGTGCCGTCGTCCCCACGGATTCCGTAGAAGTCCCCTTCTTGAACAAGAGATTCCGAAGAATCTCCGTGGTCATTACGATAATCTGCGCATCAGGACGGAACTTGATGTCCCCGGTCATAATGCCTACAGAGGTATCAGGGAACAGCTTCTTCAAATCATTGAATTTCTGATTACTCAATGATTTGACGGGTGTCGTGTAAAAGATGCGCCCGCCACGCTGGATGGACTTGGCGATTTGATACTCGCCGACGAAGGTCTTGCCAGAGCCTGTCTTCGCTGTGACGAGCACATTCTCGCCGGCCTCGATGGCGGCGATGGCGAACTTCTGGAAGCGGTCAGGCTCGAATCCGGTGGATAGGGCGGGAGAAGAAGGCGGCTCGGGCACAGGCTCGGAATCAGTGACTACACGGACGAAATCACTCATTCTGTATGGGGACTTATAACCCAATTCCCCTGCGACTTCAATTTTTTGTCCCCGTGATTTGACTAAACACGCCCTGCAACGGTGTAATAGAAATATGCGTATAGTGAGCCAATGATGAGGGCTGCTCTAAGAACGGATTTGCCTGGGGTTTGTGTAGGCTGAGGCTGAGGCTCGGCCCCTTTCGCTTCTTGTGTATTGGCAGGCAAAACAGAAAAAACAGCCTTTTCTTTAACTTGAGGCTCTTCTTCTTGCTCCTGCTTCTGCTCCTGCTCAGGCGACATACGAAACTTCAGCATAACAGGCTTCTCGGCTACCTTGACGGCGACGGAAATGGGGCCAGAAGGGACTTTTTTCGGCTCCTCCGCAGAAGTAGAAAAACAGCACTTGAACATTCTTTATTAGAGGGTGAGTTTATATTTTAGACCTGTGGTCATTTCAAAAATTGAATACTTTTGAATAATTTTAGTTATTCAAACGATGTCTGACCTTGATTCAGAGCTTCTTTCATTGCGTGTGAGGCTTGCTGCTTTAGAAGAACAAAAGAGAATTGAACAAGAAAAAAAATTGTATCCAATGAATAACCTTAAGGATATAATTGATACAACTAAAACTGGTCTTGAATCAGGGACCGCTCAGGGCAGCTGGACTATTCGTGACAATAATAGCGTAAGAAAGGGTACGCCCTTAGTGATACTCTCATACGAAAAAGATAAATTGGAATTCCTTGAACAAATATATCTCACATTAAATAATATGAATAAGCGCCTGGAAGCACTTGAACGCTTTATATCTTAAAGGATCAGGCTTACATCACAGAAATCCCCTTGATGATATGATAAGTATAGAGAGCAATCGCTAGAACAAGAAATGCCGTTAAGCTGCTGCTCAGCACTGATAGACGCACCAGCTCCCAATTCCGCTCCTTCTGTAGGTTATCCAAATGGTCGTCGTCCTCAATATCATAAAGATACTCGCTCAACACGGAAAGGGGAACTTCCGTGCCATTCACCGTAATCCAAGTCCTGCCGTCTCCCTTCTTGAAAGAGGAGATATCATACCGCCTGCTCAGCCCATCATCGGAATAAATCGTCTCGTCGAAATACTTTCCAAAATTTCCAGAGATGTCTCTAAGCTGTGCAGCCACAGGGCAGCAGCTCTCTACCGAGTGCGAGCAGTTCTTTAGGGGCGTGGCGTTGGATGACATGTTTACGTAGTTGGACTTATACAAAGCCCTACGGGTCCCATCAATTTTTAGGCATGGTCTAAACACTAACACTGCTAAAATAAAAGATGTCTGTATTCAACGAGGAGGTTGAAAGGCGTGAATATGAAAGATGCTCACAGAAAAAAGAAACATTCTTAGAGGCCTTGAAAAAAATTATTGTAGAATCCAAGAGTCCGTTGGAAGGAAATTCTTTTTATATACATAATTCTTTGAATATTTATTCTGATTTATACACAAAACAGCTGAATCTGTTCTGGTGCGGAAAGCAAGGAAAGCAAGGAAAGCAAGGAAAGCAAACAAATACGAGAATATGCGAAATTGGATTTAACGCCGGCCATTCTTGTATGTTAATGCTTCTAGGAAGAGAAAATACCCCTCTAGATTTTACTGTGTTTGATATAGGACACCACTCTTATACAAAGCCCTGTTTAGGATATATGCAAAGCGTTTATCAAAACGTGAAGTTTGAGTATATAGAAGGAGATTCAACAGTCACAATGCCCAATTGGATAAAGGCAAATGCTGCGTCTAAGGGAACATACGATGTTGTTCATGTGGATGGAGGTCACTCAGAACATTGTATATACAATGATATGAAAAATGCCGATGCATTAGTTAAGGTAGATGGTATTCTTATCGTTGATGATACGAATATAGAGTATGTTAGCAAATATGTGGATTTATATGTGAGTTCTGGAAACTACAAGGAGTTGAATATTCTCAAAACAATAGGTTATCAGCACAGAATCTTACAGAAGATTAAGTCGAACCAAGCGACTACACAGAAGGTTCCGCTAACCATTACAACTCTCGTCATAGGCGCAGATTACAGGAAATCTTTGGCGACTTGTCTCCAATCAAAGGCAGAGTATGCAAAAAAACACGGATATACGTATATTGAAGGGGGCGAGAAGAGCTGGGATAGAAGCAGACCTATTGCGTGGTCAAAGATTCCCTTTTTGCTCGATATTTGTAAGACTCTTCCTGAAGGCGCCTTGATTTGGCAAAGCGACGCAGATGTCTTTATTACGAACCCCGAGATTTCATTTGAAGAGCATGTTCTACCCCTTTTACCCAATGACAAAGATTTCCTGTTGACTCTTGATGCGTGTGGCCACATTAACGATGGGAACATTGTATTCCGAAATACTGCCTGGTCTAGAGATTTCTGGCGGCGTGTGTATGAGCAGACGCAATACACTTATCATATCTGGTGGGAAAATGCCGCAATTATCCATTTGCTGGAGACAGTTCCGTCCGATAGAGAGAAGATAGAAGTCACCCCGCACCACAAGGTTTTCAACGCGTATCTCCGAGGAGTGGAAGGCCAACCTCTTTGGGAGAAGGGAGATTTATTGGTACATTTCGCTGGTGTATACGACGCAGAGGAGATGCGTTTACTCGTGGAGCGTATTCAGCGAGGCGAGACTCCGAGGATTTCTATGTAACGTGAAGTGCCAAATTTAAGAACCCCTCGCTACGCTCGGTTGTTCTTAAATTATTAGCACTTCACATTATTTCCTAAAATACCAAAATTAAGAACTAGCGTTCTTAATTTTGGGATTTAACGGTAGGAAATAAGAATGGAGTGTTGCTCTCCCGATGTTGGTGATTGCAGGAAATGTCACCCTGAGATGTGGAAAAAATGTAAGGGGGCTTGGATATCGAAATTGTTTCCGAAAGAAACGATGTGTAGAAAGCGGATTTCAAGGAGAGTCAGGCAAAACCCAAAGGCTTCTAGGATGCGTCTACATACTCGTAGAGTATAGACTCGCCGAATATAGACTCTGAAGATTTCTATCTGAAAATAGAATGTCGGGTCCTATTCCAATATCAAGTACTGTATCTACACCGAGGGCTGTACTTAATATGAAACCTTACAAATTTAATAAAAATCAAACATATCATGTGCCCAAAGATGTTCCTGTGTGTGTTTTAAATTATCTTAAAGATACAAAAAAGGGTGTCATAAGCACCTGCGAAAGTCCGAAAGATTGGATTATGACTTATCAACTACAAACAAAACAAGACCTCGGTCCTTGGCTTCTTTCCTATGGATATGATATTTCAAAGAATATGACTGGGTCTACTGCAAAGTCAAAGAAATCTAGACGTTCCAGAAAACAAAAGAAATCTCTCCGAAAGACGCGCAAGGTCTAAAGATTCACAGAGCTATCTCTGTAGAGGGGGTTCCGTCAAACCCACCTCGGAAAAAGTTGATTTTTGCTGCGAGCTTATTTGAAGGACGGACAGGTCCCGTAACTCAGTTGGTAGAGTGTGGTGCTTATACAATTTGCTGTATACTTTTAGGCACGCCAAAGTCGCGGGTTCGACCCCCGCCTGGACCATTTTTTTGTCTTTTCCGAAAGGCCAAAAAAATGGATCGTATAAGTAGAAATGGGAGCGATTTTTGGTAAGGGCAACGGCAACGACGGCGGCAACGGCAGCGGCAACGGCGGCGGCGGCAGCGGCAACGGCGGCGGCGGCAGCGGCAGCGGCGGCGGCGGCGGCGGCGGCGGCGGCGGCAACGGCGGCAACGGCAAAGGAAGGAATGCGGCGGCGAATGCGGGTGCGGGTGCGGGTGCGAATGCGAATGCGGAGGCGGCGGCGGCGGCGGCCGCGGAGCAGGCGGCGGCGAATGCGAATGCGAATGCGGGTGCGAATGCGGGTGCGAATGCGGGTGCGAATGCGAAGGCGGCGGCGGCGGCCGCGGAGCAGGCGGCGGCGAATGCGGGTGCGGGTGCGAATGCGAATGCGGGTGCGAATGCGGCGGCGGCGGCGGCCGCGGAGCAGGCGGCGGCGAATGCGGGTGCGGGTGCGAATGCGAATGCGGGTGCGGGTGCGAATGCGAATGCGAATGCGAAGGCGGCGGCGGCCGCGGAGCAGGCGGCGGCGGCGGCCGCGGAGCAGGCGGCGGCGAATGCGGAGGCGGGGGTCGTACAAGCCAGGCGAGCCGAGGGGGAGCGCCGCTCTCGCAAGCAAAGCGGTGGTGCAAAGTCAGCGAAGGCCAAGAAGACTCGCAAGGCGTCCAAGACACCGGCGGTGGGCTCCAAGGCCCAGGTTTTCCATGGCTCCGCCAAGCACACATCCGGCGGCCTGACCAAGTCCGACCTGATGAAGCACAAGGGCCGCATCGTGAGCAGAAAGAAGCACGCCCTGGGCAAGAAGGCGTTCAAAAACCTCGTGAAGGCGGGCTACAAGCCCAAGAAGGGCACGTTCAAGCTGTTTAAGTAAAACTTAAACAGCGAACGGTGAGGAGCTGCTTTGCAAAAAGCAGCGACGAACCCAAGCTGTTTAAGTAAAACTTGAATAACATATGATTTCCTGAGCCCAAAAGGCTCAGGAAACCCAAGCTGTTTAAGTAAAACTTGACCCCTATCCAAGCATGCATCTATAAAGTTCTTACGAAAGACTTTTATAGATACAAGCAAGTCCTAGAAAATAATACCTTCTCTCTCTAAAGAGAAAACCAAATGCACGAAGAGCATCCAAAGCCTCCTATAAAATGCTCCAACGACGTGACATTTATAAACATAGTCCAAGAATTTGTGTTAAAGGAATCTGGTCTCTTCACAATATACGCCTTATTACTTCTAACACTGCCACTGAAAGATATCATATTTCCGAAGTTGGTCGGCAGCCTCTACAATGCCATTCAAGGGGGGAAAGAAATACAGACAATTGTCATAGGAATTGTTGCTATTATCATTTCTCTACAAGTGATTAACGTTATTTCAGATTACGTGGAAGTACAAATGCATCCATCCATATATAAATTCATCCATGAAAAAATCATGGATCATTTGTTCAAAATCAAAGAAACCAATTATAGCGACGTTGATATTGGCGGAATTATCTCAAAAATCGTGAAACTTCCGAGTATCATGCATCATCATATAGAGAATATACGGGCGTATTTGATTCCGTATGCCATTACAACCCTGTGTATCTTAGCGTATATATTCTATTTGGATTGGAAGTTAGGCTTACCTCTTCTTGGCGTCCTATGTGTATTTTTTACAACCTTATATTATTCATTCGGCACATGTTCCCCTATTGCATATAAAAAAGACGAGGTGTTTTCGCTAATGATGTCAAATACCGATGATGTCTTGAGAAATATGATAACCATTATGAGTTTTAATAAGAAAGAGCAAGAAAAGGATGAACTCAATGAAATACACAAGGCCTATGCTGAAAACACGATTGGAACATTGAACTGCACTTTGTATTCCAAGTATATAAATGCGCCTCTTATCTTAGGATTCGTTATATTCGTGTGTTACTATTCTTATACGAAAATGAAGGCGAAGAAGATGACTCCTGGTGAATTTGTGACCCTATTAATTATGTCTTTCATGATAATGAATATTCTCTTTTCCACCTTGGATAAATGGAAGGATATTCTTCTGCGCAATGGAATTATAGAGAATTCTCTGAAATCGTTTGAGGAATGCCACATAGCCCGAGACCCTTATACGAAGGCGGCGGCAAACAAACTTGGTTTGCGTTTCCAAGATATTCTATTTTCTTATATTACAACCGATACGGAGCGGCCCGTGTTTGATAATTTCACTTTGGATATCAATACGAAAGAAACGACGCTCATCGTAGGAGAAATCGGCTCAGGTAAATCCACTATCATATCCCTTTTACTCAAATACCAAACTCCCCAGGGCGGCGAGATTTTCTTAGAAGGTGTTCCTTATTCTAGCATACCCACTGCCGATTTACGGAAACGTATTGTATATATACCTCAAAGCCCTATTCTTCTGAATCGCAGTGTCTATGATAACATCGTATATGGAATAACGCCACCGCCGCCCAAAGAAGAAGTTTCTAGCCTGATTCGTAATATGAATCTCAAGAGATTTCTGGACAATTTGCCGAAAGGCTTAGATACTTCCGTGGGTGTGCACGGAAATAAATTATCAGGTGGGCAGCGTCAGATAGTCTGGATTCTCAAGGCGATTTTGATGAATCCTGAGATTATTATTATGGACGAGCCGACGGCAGCTGTGGACGACGAGACGAAAGGGATTGTACATCATTTGCTGGAAAAGGTAGTCCAGGGCAAGACGGTCATAATGATAACCCATGACCCGTATCTTCTGAAATTTGCCAATCGTATTATTACAATGAAGGATGGGGAAGTTGTGGAGGATAGCGCGCGTCCTGTAGGGAAAAACCAAGAGCAAAAGAGATACAGACCCTATAAATAATGAATATATGCTACGAATATAAGCAAAATACACAATGTATTTGGCTTATATATGAACTTTAGAAGCAGAAGCAGTAGATTATTTACGTTGGCGGCGAGTTTTCCTTTGGCGGCGTTGGCGTCTGGATTTCCCCTTACGAGATTTACCTGCTCCTGCCCCTGGACCTCCAGTTGCTACAAGATTAAACTTAGGACCCAAATTTTCAGCAAGAGGTGTTATTCCATTTAATCTTTTAGCTGCTTGTGCTATTTCAGTCTTTTTTTTGTCAACATAATAAAGGTATGCTTGCCAAGCTCTGTTTCTTAAGATACCTTTATTAGAATTCTCTAATTTTGTAGGATTCGTATCATCTGTTAAAACTAACCTGTTGCCATACATAGGAATACCATGATTTTCTGGCTCCCCACGCGTTTCTTCAAATATAGGGATCTCATAATCATCTAAATTCGGAGAAGGTCGCAGCACACCAAACTCATCAGGAGTACACTGATAATTTTCTTTCAAACCAAATTCTTTATATTTCCATGATGAATGGCCACTCACCTTTCCCTTTGTAGGCCTTTTAGGAGCATTGCCACGCATTACCACTCCGTCCATTCTACTATACCCTAAGAAGATAACCACTTGGCAACTCCTTCCAAAACGGCGGCCGCCTCTTTTTTCGTGTATTCATCATTCACCGTTCCATCATGGGGGTCATACCAATACATACAGCCACGAGTATCAGATTCTTCTATATTGGACCACACTAGTGCCGCCCCACTTGCAGCAATTTCCTCGCCATGCTCTTTCATTTTGACCGCCAAAGAAGACAAGCCAGAGCCACGCGCACTCAGCACTTTCTCCACCGTTTCCTGGGGACACCGATGAGGGAAAAATATCGCCTCCCACTCACACGCCACCGATGTCCCATCAGACCCTCCAATAAGCGTGACATCCAACTTCTGCTCTCGCCAACGCTGCCACAACGCTCTCGGGATTTCGCACATGGTATTTGCACACAGCCAGAGGATACGCACCGGTTTCGGAGCATTGGCCACATAGGTCGCCACCATCTGCGCCTCAAAGGAATCTCGCACTCGGAAGATAACATCCCAGCGCCGCCGACCCACACTTCCTAGAAGCGACACATTACTCGTCTTTCCCATAGATTCCTGGACCACTAAGATGCTACGCCCCTTATACAGGCTCTGCGATTCTATCAGGTTGAAACGGCGTAGCCATGCCCGCTCGTCTCCGATAACTAAGAAGCGATGCGCCCGTAAAGGCGAATCAAATCCTTCCACCCGTAGTGTATCTTCTGCTCCTGCTGCGCTTACTGTTGCTGCACCGAACATAGTTACTTATACCACGTATCTTTCTCCCCCTTATTAGACGCAGTACGCAAGATGTCCCTCGCACAAAAAGCCATCGCCGGATTTTTCCTCCTGCCCCTCCTCGATGCTCCATGGCTTTTCTTACAAATGTCAGCGAGCCAGTCCATGTTCTCCAAGATACAAGGCGGCCGCGCCGTCCAAATGACCCTCTGGCCCGCCATCATAGTCTATATCGCCCTCACCTATCTCCTCCTCCAACAAACCTCCGTATGGGGCGCAGCCCTATCAGGCTCCGCCGTATACGCCGTCTATGATTTCACGAATCTCGCCGTATTCAAAGATTATACCCTACAATTCGCCATCGCCGATTCCATCTGGGGAGGCGTCTTATTCGCCCTAGCATTCACCATCCTACGCCACTTTTTTCCGCTGTGAAAAAGAGAATGTCACTGCCCTATAAAACTTATCTCATGTCCGCCATGGCAGCCAGCGTTGCGTATAAACCCTATACAGAAGTACAAGAAGGTTGGCGCGAAAAGTCCTTGGAATGTTTGAAAGGCGCAGAAGAATGCCCCACCTTATACACCTCGTGTCCCACCGCCTTTCCCTCTAGAACGGTTCAAGCGTATAGTTGGATAAAAGACCGCACGTTTTACCTGACATTCCGAGGAACACAGGGCAAAAAAGACGTTCTTGCCGATATAGACGTCCTTCGCACGTATCTGTTCCCCCAAGGAGACCGCAACATCCTCGTCCATTCAGGATTTCTCTCTTATTTTCAATGTGTAAAAGAGGATATTCTACGGAAACTAGAATCCTCCGCACACCTCTTTGACACAATCCACGTAACGGGCCATTCTCTAGGAGGAGCCATTGCCACCATTGCTGCAGGTGTTATAGGCCAGGTCATGCGCGAAGCTCCTGCACCTACCTCTGAAAAGCCCAACTCCGAAAAACCCGCCGACATCCATAAAAAACGCATTGTATGTCATACGGTCGGCTCTCCTCGTGTTGGAAATACTCATTTCGTCAAATGGTTTAACGACCATGTGGACGAGAATATGCGTATTGCCAATGACGATGACCCTGTAACACTGTTTCCCATTTCTTGCTTATACACACATGTATCTGAATCGATATGCATTGACGACCACTGTAAAGTGAAACAAATTTCGAAGGATACAAAATGGTATTGGCGTCTTTTCCAATTACCCTTTGAAATAGATTACAGAGCGCCCATATCAGACCATAGTTGTGATTTATATATTCATCGCCTGATGAAATTGGTAGCCGAGAATTAGTATTCTATACGGAACGTAGATGCTTTCTGTAGCCGCGTTTATTTTTGCCGCTTTAGCCTCAGCCCAAGACGCCATCGGCTCTACAGGATGTACTGCACCCGTCTGCGTTTTTTCTAACCCCAACCTCCGATTTGGAACGGGTGCGGAAACGTCGGTGAATTCCTACGGGCTGTTTCAGCAGCCTTGGTATTATTCACCGGCCGCCTCTTCGTGGTATAAGCTGACATTTTCAAATTATCCGCTTGATACGGCGATAGGAACAGGAACAGGTAGCACGCATTGGAGTGGCACCACAATTGCCAATCTATACTCTTTAACGCCTACTGAGGCAACCACTGATTATTCTGCGTTTGTTGTGGATAGCAGTGACGCGACGAAATCCGTTGGTCATGGAAAAATCGTCGCATCTCGGAGTTTCAACGTGGGAGGATATACCATGACCATGCAAAACACGTTTTCTTTGGGACGGAATGACAGCTTCGTAAAGATTGTTACACGTCTGATAAACAATTCTACGGCAGTGGTTCCCAATGTTATGATATGGACGGGGACACGTGACGACTTTGTGGGAATGACTGACGTGAATACAAAGACTCGCGGAAATCTGGATACGGGCTCCTTCGTCGCTATTACGTCGACTGGCCAATCTTCTCGTGCAATTATGATTACGAATACGAACGAGGGCGTTCTGTTCTATTCCGAGACCTCCGGTGTAATGACAGCATTTTCGTCGTGCTGCTCCTTTGCTAATGTTTATAATACCAACCCTCTTACATTAGCTCCTTCGACGCCTACACCGACCGATGGCTCGTATGCAGCGATTCTCCCTTTAGGAAATTTAGACATCGGTGCATCGGCGAGTATTACATGGTATTATGCGGCTGGAGCTATACAGTCTCTGGGAACAGTGGCGCAAAATGTGGCGGCAGCGCAAGTGGCTGATGCGCCTTTGCCTTCTCCTAGCATTAGCGCATCTCATTCGGCCACTGCCTCTGCCAGCGCCACTGCATCAGCCACTGCCTCTGCCAGCGCCACTGCATCAGCCACTGCATCAGCCACTGCATCATCCAAAGGCACATCCTCTTCCAAACCAACTGCATCATCCATGCCGACTTCATCGGCAACAGCCTCATCTATTCCCTCTTACACCGCCCACGCTACGGCAAGTTCTTCTCCTTCTGCAAGCGCAGAATCAACGGAAACAAGCACCTTGACGGCCACCTCTTCTCCCACTCCTACGGAAACACCCAAACCCGTGGCCAATCCCGCGTATACAATGACTCTCCAAACGAATAGCGAATTTGTGGCAAGTATGATTGCCATAAATGTCGCGACAATTATGATTACGTTTATATGCGTATGCTGTGTAGGATGCTGTGCGTTCATCGTATATAAACGCCATAAGGAAGACGAGCGTCCTCGCCCTCTAGTTTTACGCAACGTGGCACAGGCCTGGACTAGCAGCTCTGTTTAGCCTCAATCATCAAACTTCCACGCCCAGTGTAAAAGGGCTTGTCTTTGTCTAGGGCGACAGCTTAGAGCATCCGCTCCTAAACCACCACACGCCTTTTTCACAGCCCCATAATGTCTCCTGAAGTTTTTCCAGCGCTGGATTTGTATTGCATCCAGCTCTGGCAACCGCCGTCCCATCCAATACCGACAATACCATTGAAACCATCCGCGCTCGTCCGGATTTTCCTTACTGGAAAGCACCTCCCTCTTGCCCCCCAGCTTTTTGCCTCCAGGTGAATACACCCAGCCTGCCTTGCGCCATTCCGACAAAGGTAGACGAGAATCTATCTTGAAATGATTGACCTCTATCTTGCCCCCATAAGGCGCTGAAGGACAAAGCTTCCCTAATAAACCCGCCCTCCAGAACCATTCGGCGGGGAATTCCAGTAAACAATCATTCAAATACTTTCCCCCAAATGCACCTAAGGCAAGAATCTCGCCAGGAGTCAAATACGGCTCAAATCCTGGGGCAAAGTTAGTCCCAGGCTCTTCCGTTAAAACATACGAATAATCCTTCTCCATCCGATTCCATACCTTGATGGTATCACCTTTGTGAAAAGAATGTAAAGGCCGCCCTTTCGTCTTTAACACTTCGAACATATCTTCCACAGATTTCAAGGAAAGCACCCGCTTATCCATTTACTTATACCCTGACAAAAAATTGCTGCCGGCAACCCTAGCCCAAATAAGTCCCAAAATGCTTGACGCGAAGACGAACGAGCTGCTGAAGCAATGGCGGCTTAGCTTGACGGACAGAGAGCGTGCTCTCCATGACTTTGCAGCGGTTCAATTGAAGAAGTCCTTGAATCCGAATCCTTCTGATGCATCAGACGGAGACAACGGCTCCTATTTCCCCGAGAAATGCCACGCATTCAAGCAGTGGTTGAAGGGGCAGCAGCCTTTGCAGCAGCCCCAGCAGCAGAAGTCGCAGTAACCCCAACAGGAACCAATTCTATTCCCGCCCGAAGGGCGGCAAGTTCTGAAAAAGAACTCCCAGCCGACGCCAGGATTTTAGAGCAACGGTGTAAAAGAAGCCAGTCAATGACTCCGGCGTATTGTTGCTGCGCCGTCATTCTTCCAAGCACAGTCGTCGGTGAGTAAATCGCCTCCCCATATAAATTCTGAAACCTCATTTTTACTGCAAGGTCATCCGTGACGAGACAGAAGCGTGCGGCCTTATTCAGCAGCAACTCGTCCTCAATGGCTTGTTCAAAGACGGCAACGGGAGACGCGGCGATACATTTCACGTGGTCCGTCCTGCGCACGTGCACTCCGATACAAGCCCCTTCGACCATCCTCACTTGCTCGTCTATCTGTGGGACAATACGTATGCTCCGAAGCGCGGCGAGACCACGGGCCGTGGCGTTTTCCAAATCGTCGTGGAAAATGCTGTAGCTTTGGATGCGGATTTCATACTCTGCTGCAGCAGCAGCAACATGCATATCGGCGTGCGATAAGACCTGTTTGGCGCCGTTCAAATACGTTGGATGTACGTATGTAAGACCCTCGATAGACGACGGGTTAATCAGCTGCTCTAGAGAGCAGGGCATATGCCCCTTTTCCACAGGCCAAAAAAGCTCCAAGGTGGCACCGATATCGTTCGCCCATAGCATCCCTGAAACAATGGCACGCACTCGGTTACAAAATCCGCCCTGAAGACGAAGGCAAATCTTCTTCTGGCGGGTCATCTGTATCTATACGATACAGAATTTCTTAGACCCGTAATTATAGAATGGCTCTTCCAAAAGAGGATGAGGCACCCAGCCCCATTGTACGTATTTTTAATGTAATTCCTAAAATTATTGCTTACATGTTAAAGGAAGGCTATAATATTTATGTAAAGAATGTATTTGGTAATTTTAAACAAATAGACATATCAGGATTTCATTCAGAGTTTTATCAAAAAGACATGTTGTCTCTTAAACATTATTATGTGAACAATCCTTTTTATATACATAGCAAAGATTTCGAAGATTTCGTAAATGCATCCAAAATATATAAACTTGAGCCACCATTATTGAGTACAGGATATATGATGCAACAAAAAAGACAACAAGAAAGTAATAAGGCATTTGAACTATTACCAAAAGCACTAGCTCTAAATCCGGTTAAGTACCCGCCGCCTTCTGAGAACGTAATTCCGGAGCAGCTGGTGCGTAATAGTCCGATTGTACGCATTTTTAATGCAGTGCCTATTGTAATTCAAACTGCAGTAAGAAGAGAAGACCTTCCTATTTTTGTAAAAAATCAATCTGGTAAATTTGAAAGATGCGCGAGGGATAAAGCTGTGAAAATACCTGAAGGAACTAAATCAGGATTAAATTTATATACAACTGTTTCGGCCTTTCATTGTGATCGCTTGAACGTGAAATGTTATTATAAAGATAGGTCATCTTATAAACATTATTATGAAGATGAACCTTTTTATATACGTGAAGAAGATTTCAAAGAATTAATAAAAGTAGTCAAAGAAAATAAAATTCTTGAAGATTTTTTACCATCACTGACTCCGATTGTACGCAAGTCTACTCGCCGTCGCAAGTCTACTCGCCGTCGCAAGTCTACTCGCCGTCGCAAGTCTCGTAAGAATACTCATTGAAAATCCCTTCTAGTTCATCTTAACAGCAAAACTCTAAAATTGAAAAATATCAACACCTTTTACACAAGTCAAACATGTCGCTTACACTTATTGATACGACTCGTGCTCAAACCAACGAATATATTGTGATTGACTGGACTTAGGCGCAGCCCAGCTCTTCTACTCCGAGGCTGTGCAACCCCAAGCCAGGCACTCCGGTCTAAAATTTTTTTGCTATGATCTAATATCGTATAGACTGGAAAAATTAAACAGCATATTGTCTTCTGTGCTCAAACAGCACCCCTCGGCCGGTAGTTTCTACGTCATTTCACGTCCTCGTGTACAGCGCCAACTGTTCACCTGGAAAAGCTTAATGCCTGAAATCAAACCATACTATGCAGTCAAGTGTAATCCAGAGCCGCAACTTATTAAGTGGCTCGCCCCTGAGGCTGGATTTGATTGCGCTAGTGCCAGGGAGATTCAAATCGTAAAAGAACTTGCTCCTAAATCTGACATTGTTTTTGCCAATCCGTGTAAAAAGGAAGATGATATTTATTATGCGATGAAGCAAGGCGTCAAGACCACTGTTGTGGATAGTTACGAGGAGGTCGATAAGTTGTATCACTGTCGTTGGGGCGGAAACTCGTTCATTCGTATTCGCGTGGATGATTCTGGGAGCAAGATGCGATTCGGCGAGAAATTCGGCGCTTCCATGAAAGACGCCGCCAACTTGGCCAAATACGCCGAATCCAAGGGCCAGGAGATTTCTGGCGTGAGTTTTCACGTCGGCTCAGGATGTGCAGCACCTTCTCAGTATACGAAGGCGATTGCACAGGCTAATAGCTTGCTAAACACAGACCCCAAAGCAAAAACCATCGACATCGGTGGCGGATTCACAGATAGGCATATAGAAGCCGCCTCAAAGGCAGTGGCTCTCGGAAAAGAGCTTCTGGCCGACGATGTCCGTCTTATTGCAGAGCCAGGGCGTTTTTTCGCGGAAACGAGTCATGACCTGTTTGTCAAAGTGATTGGCAAGAAGCCGAGTGCAAATGGCAAAGGGTTTCGCTATACGATAGACGAAAGCCTTTACGGACAATTTTCTTGTATCCCCTTTGACCACGCCCAGCCACGGTGGATTCGTATTACTTATGGAAACTATAAAAGGAGAAAGGCGCCGGCGGTCCTCTATGGTCGCACATGCGATAGCGTGGATATGATAGCATCCGCCCAAGAAGCGGAAGAGTTATATGAGGGCGATTGGCTCTGGTTTCCCAATATGGGTGCTTATACGACGGTAACAAGCACGGAATTCAACGGATTTCCGAAGCCGCCGTTGATTATCCTAGACAAGTATGCAGACGAGCAGCTACCCCCAACACAATCTTTTACACAGAGTGAATGGCCCTCTGGATTACAATATGTGAGTGCAGTCACATGTCCTACGTTTTCTTAGGCTTTAGCCTAAGCTCTAATATTCCTATCAATCCACTTGTAAATATTGTTGGTTGTAGTCGTATTATCATTCTCAAATGTCTCTATAAACTTCCGCCATTCTTCATCCGTTTCCTGCCTGTTAAGAGAAGCCAAGATATATCTACGAAACATCATACGACTTATATTGGAAGACGCTGTCTCCTGATATAATGCGAGTTTCCCCTCCAATTCACTCATTTTCTTATTTGTCTGTGCCAACTCCGCTTTCACACCTTGTATCTCAGCTAGAAGAGCATTGATGATTTCAAAATGACTATCTACCATGGCCTCCACATCTGCCTCTACCCGTGCGTCCATGCTACACGTTACACATGATAAAAAATGACGCATCAGCCCACACAAACTACGGTCCCCGCTATGCCTAAAGCACCTGTTGCTCAAGCAAAAGAATCCTTTGATGCGTTCATAGATAGACATCTGTTTAAGATAAAGGTTATATGGATTATCTATGTATTTTCTTCTCTCGTATCTCTAGCTGCAGGTATAGGATGCGTCGTAAGGTTCGGAGATAGTGTTAAAGGGTGTGCCGAGACATTGATTGCAGGTGTATGTGGGACATTGGGTGTGGTGATGTATTGTATTACCTGCTGCATCATATGTGCGTATGACGCATGTAATGGACGACGAATTGATTCTTCTCCTGACTACCCTTGAGACCTCCGAAAGATATTTATTGCGAATAAGTAGAATTCAAAAATGATATATGATAAGCCTGTAATTTACACTTTATCCCATGTGATGATTGGATTTGTAGGATATTTTTATATTGAGCTTCTCATACTCTTCTTAATATACCAATTTTCACAACTTATCATGAATAAACGTTTCTTTTTGTTTGAATGGAAATTAAAAGAAGGAAACTCCCTTGAACATACCCTGTATAAACTAAGAGAAACGGTCGTGGGATTTGTTCTCGCCGCTTTCATACATATATATATTTTCCAGCGTCATTAGGTTTTTGCCTTAGATGCTTGTAGCAAACCCGCAGCCTTCTTTTTTTCCCAGTGCGCCTTCCAGAATTCCTTGGAGCCGTAGGCGGGTTTGTCGGTACTAGGAGTTTCCAACGTGCGCAACTCTTTCGGAGTTGCCTCAATCTGTTTCTTGGCGGCGGCGATGATTTTCATATACTCTGCCGACTTTGTATAGACGTCATCGGGATTATCGTGTTTTATAATCGATAGCTCGTCTTCCGCGTGAGCCTTCGTGAGAAAGGCGGCGACGTAGTCGGTTTCCTGTTTTTCTCGCACGATATCCTTCTTACACGACGCCTCTTCCTCGGGTGGCACTTTCATGCCACGGGAGAAATACCACTGTTGAACAGATAACCAAATCTCTTCAGCAGGGGTGCGGACTTTATGAGCAGGGCGCAGAGGCGGAGGCATTCTTGCGGTTACCTTCTAACAACTGCAACACCCACTTCAATTTTTTTACGCCCATGCACCGAAATTCTTCCAGCCAATTTGGTTTCCACTGGAATCTTTCACAACTTGCGAGGTCCATGTATATGTCTTATCCTTGTCGTCAACATCCTTGATTACATCGTGAATCTTCGTTGTCACGGCATATGCGAGGGCGAGGACCGAGCCGAGTAAAATGAGAATAAATAAAAAGGCCAGGAATAATCTCCACTCCATCTACTAAGTAACGCCTAAAAAGCGGGGCTCTGTGAATAATTATAATGAAGGTCTTGGATGCAGGTTTCGTGGAGCTTCTGGATACATTTGGAGACGATTTGACGGTTGTGAATGCAGCCCGGGTTTCTTTCCATAAGGAGGTAGCGGAGATGAGCGTGAAGGATGAGAAGCTTATCAAATATTTGGCGAAACACAATCACGTGACGCCGTTTTTCCATCCGCAAGCTCGTTTCCGTCTGAAGATGCCGATATTCGTGGCTCGGGAATGGTTTCGCCATCAAATCGGATTTGCCCGCAATGAGGTGAGCCGCCGGTATGTTGACGAGCAACCCGAGTCCTATTTACCCGATATATGTCGTGCTCGTGATACGAATGTGAAGCAGGGAAGCAAGGCGACGGGTGTTCTGGAGAATGATGTAGCTGTTGCGCTGATTCGGGACAGCAATGCTAGCGCGCAAGAGACTTATGAGCGTCTTCTCGGAATGGGCGTGGCCCCGGAAGTGGCGAGGACTGTTTTGCCGCAGGGAATGTATACGGAATTCATCGAGACTGGGTCACTGGCCGCATACGCGAGGCTGTGTGGACTGCGCCTTGACCCGTCGGCACAGGCGGAGATAAGAGCTTATGCAGACGCGGTGAGAACCTTGTTGCTGGAGAAGTTTCCTGTGAGCTGGGGGGCTTTGTCATCTGAGCATCCTGAGGGCCCTTCGTGCCCTTCGGGCCCTCAGGGCAAACCAGTCGAGAGGACCTTCTCTGAGGAAGAGTTGCTGGCGAAGTCGGCTTCGACGCATGCTTGCTAGGCACAGCCAAAGGAGCCATATGCCGCACACACTTGTCGTCGCCAAATAGCCCGGCAGACACAACCCTTTTACACAAGTCATGCGAACACACGTAACTCCAACTTTCTCCCACACGTTTCTTATTGGAGCGCCATGCAGCAGAAGAGGCGTCAAACCATTCTGGGGTGAACTCAAAAGCCGCTTCACCCGCCTCGCGATGCTCGGCGAATTCAGCCGCCTCGCTTTTGGTAGGAAATTCCATTTATTAATAATCACTGGAATTCTCTAAATCATTTTTTAGTTATTTATTCGGTTTCTGTTTTTTACCTTGTTGACCTTCCTTTTCCTTTAGTTCTCCTCCCCAACCTGGTATCACAGATGTAGGATCAACTGGACCATTTGCCAACCGCTTAGCACCATCTTCCCCATTACTCCCACCAGGTGACGGTAATGGGAAAGAAGAGGAAGGAGAGGGAGGAGGATAAAAAGCACCTCCACCGCCCCCTCCACCGCCACTTCCACCACCACCACTTCCACCACCACTCTCCTCTTCCATCTTTCCACCACCACTCTCCCTGC